AAATTATTTTTACCATATTTTTTTATGGCTTTATGTAATAGAGTATTTGATCCCTTTTCAGATGATTTAATATGTTGGGAAAATCTTATATATTCATTTGTTATAGTTTTTCCTATGTACATTTTTTGGTTAATTTTATTTTGTATTTTATATATAATCATAGAAGCATAACCCTTATTCTTTATGAAGTTGGATACATTATTTATAAAATAAGAATTTTAATATGGGTCCAGAAACACAGAAGGAGCATCGTGAAATCGCGACTGATGCTTGGTATCAAATTACTGATAAATTTCCTAGCCTGAAGGATGCTTTGGATATATAAATAATACAGTATTGTATGGAGATATGACATGAAGAAAATGGCACTATTATTGTGTCTGTTTTCTTCTGTTTCGTTTGCAAATGAAATGCAGTTCCAATTCAAGAGTCCTGCATTCTCTGGTAATGGTTATTCGTCTCATGTTCTTACAGTTGAAAATCTTGAGCAGACAAGAAAACAGAAGATCATAGACGATCAAAAGGCTGCTGCTGCTCAGGCTGCGGCAGACGCTAGAAATACAAATTTACAGAAGTTTTTGAACAATCTAGAGAGTCGTATCTATGCAACGATTTCTCAGAATATAGCTGCTCAACTGTTCAAGTCAAATGGTTCTACATCTGGTGAGTTTACAGTTGATGGAAACACTATGAATTGGTCTTCAAACGGTCAGGAAGTGTCTTTACATATCACTGACCCAAATGGTAATACAACAGATGTTGTTGTTCCATATGGGAGTCTAGCATGGTAAAGTATGTTTTGTTATTTGCTAGTTTGATTTTGGCTGGTTGTTCTGGTTCTAAAGCTACAAAAGAAACTATTGAAGCACAGGCTGAAGCTCCTGTGATTGTTACTCATGGTAGATTCAATGAGCTTTTGAATATGACACCACCAGCTGGACCATTGATTCCGATTGCTGTTTATCGTTTTGCTGATTTGACTGGTCAACGTAAGCCATCTAATTCATTTGCGAGTTTGAGTTCGGCAGTTACACAAGGTGCTGAAGTTATATTATTGAAAGCATTACAGGATGCTGGTCATGGGAAATGGTTTCAACCAGTTGAACGTGTTGGTTTAGATAATCTTGTCAAAGAAAGACAACTGATTCGTTCACAAAGAGAATTATACGAGAAGGATCAGGCGAAACCACTGACACCTCTTATAGTAGCAGGGATTATGATTGATGGCGGCATTGTCGGGTATGATTCTGATCTGGGTACTGGTGGTGTTGGTGCTCGCTTTCTTGGAGTAGGCGCTGATCAACAGTATAGGAAAGATGAAGTAACAGTAATGATTCGTTTGATTTCAGTTAATACTGGTGAAATATTATTATCTACTGCAGTAACAAAGAGTGTCTTTAGTACAGGTGTAAATGCTAATATGCTGAAGTTTGTTGATGCTGGTACAAAAGCAGTGGAGTTTGAGGCAGGTTCATCTATCAATGAACCGACAACGTATGCTGTAAGAATAGCTATCGAGGCAGCAGTTACTGATATGATAAAGCAAGGCGTAACAAAAAAACTCTGGGATTACAAGAAAGGAACAAAGAAATGAAACTGATAGCAAGAATGATGGCGTTATTGTCATTCTTGGTTATGTTTCAATATGCAAATGCGGCGAATAATAGTATCTATGTGGATCAAATTGGTGATGGAACAACTATATCACTAACGCAAACTGGAAGTGGAAACCAAATAGGAAGTACTGCTAAAAGATCTTCTTTTACTGGCAGTAATAATATAGTAAACGTACAACAGATTGGTAATCAGAATACTGTCGATATGACTGTCGTTGGTTCTGGTGCAACAATCACAAACACAATCACTGGTAACAATAACAAGGTTGATTTGGTTTGCGATAGTTGTACAGCATCTACGATCAATAAACAGATTACTGGTAACGGTAACGAAGTATCGATGACAAACGATGGTCTTACTAATACAAATATTGTTATTGAATCAGACAACAACAAAATCACTATGACAAATAATACGTCATCTGTTGCTGGTGTAAACAATGACATCAATATCTCTGGTGGTAATGGTAACGAAGTAACACTTGATCAAACAGGAGCAGCATCTACCGAAGGACACTTCTTCAAGTTGGTAGTTGTTGGTGCAATGAATTTATTCAATATAGGACAGGGTGGTACAGTTGACTCAAAGATCGATGCTACAGTTACTGGTTCTAGCAACACTGTTACTATCAAGTCCAACCATCAGTAATGCTGGCGTAGGATTAGTAACAGAACAAACTGGACCGACTGAAATAAAAAGGCAGAACGCATTCGTTCCTAGTTCGCTCAATTCAGATGTTGAGATGAACGATACGATTACAACTGCCAATGCAAAAGCTGGTATCACCTTCAAAGATGAGACCAAAGTTGAAATAACTGAACAAAGCAAATTAGTTATTGACAACTTCGTCTATGATGGTGAGAAGAAAGCTGGCAAGCTAGGTATCAAGATGGCTCTTGGTACTATCAAGTATGCTTCTGGTCAGATAGCAAAGTCTGATCCGCAGCAGGTTAAGGTTGAGACTCCGACTGCAACTATTGGTGTTCGTGGTACGGATTTCTCAGGAACTGTTGATGAAACTGGTAAGTCAACAATCATCCTTCTACCTTCTTGTCCAGTAGGGTGGAAAGACATTGGGCGCGATTGTATTACTGGTAATATTTCTGTTACTACTATTATGGGGACTATTTGGCTCACCAAACCTTTTGAATCGGTAACTGTTCAAACTGGTATGACGAAGCCAGTCTCCTCAATACTAAATCTTGATCTCAATCAGATCAATAACCTTTTGATTGTAACACCACCAAAAGGACGACCAGTAGAAGTTACTGCTGCCGCAAAGGAAATAAACTTTCTTGATCAGGATTTTCTGAAACAAGATCTACTAAAATATGATGAGCTGAATAAGAACTATTTGAGCGGAGAAGATTTTTTCAAGAATCCGTTGGCTGCTGATTACTTCCTTAGTATGCTAGACGTTACTAGATCACAGCTGCTTGGTAATGAGCTGGAACAGTATGGTAAGCTACTGCCGAAGTATGATCCTGCTAGCGGCATTAAATATAACGTGACAGGCGAGCAGGTTGTGTTGTTCAGAGAAACTGTAAATAGTTATGCTGAAGTGAACGTAGAAACTACAAGAATGTCTTCATTGACTTTCGATCAAGAAAACGTTGCTGTGAAGCAGCTAGTAAATGGACCTGGAACTACAACAATAACTATAAGGCAGAGTCAATGAGAACGATTATAGCTTTACTACTAATGACTGGATCTGTTTTTGCTCAGACAGTTAGCAATATAAACAATGCCACAGTGAATATGCAAGGAGCGAATCAGAATGTTAGTATTACTCAAACTGGTACTGGCCACAGTGCTACTGTTGATCTTCGTGGCAACAATGTCAGTTTTATCGGATCACAGAATTCCAGTAGCCCTCAAAGCTATTCTTTTAGTGTTGACTGTGGCACTTCATGCCCTACTTCTCCCTACACTATCACTCAGTATTAATTAATGGAAAAGCTCGGTATATTACTAACAAGCACATGGGCAGCTGTTATATCAGCATTACTGCTGGTAGCTGTTTATTTTTGGAATCCAAGCGCAGTAGAGATTCTGCGCCTAAAGACATTTGATTATCTAATTACATCATTACCACAAAAAGAATCAAAAGAGATAGTTCTCGTTGAGTTTGGAGAAAAATCTGTACAGAAATTTGGTCAATGGCCATTCGATCGCAGAGATATTGCTAACACAATAAAGAAGCTAAGAGAGAATGGTGCTGGAGTTATTATTGCTCCTATTTTATTTTCCGAGAAAGACAGAGCTGGTGGCGATCAGGCTCTGATAGAAATTCTAAAGGAAAATGGAGTTGTCATTGCACAAACACCAACCACACAGACCAAAAAGCCAGATGCTGCTAGAAGAGGGTTTGCCGCTATCGGTTCTGACCCTCGTCCATGGACTTACACTTGGGATGGTGCTATCCCCCCTCTACCAGCTCTTGCAGGAGCAGCGGATGGTGTGGGATTACTCGCCACATTCAGTGAGCGTGATGGTGTTGTCCGCAGGTTGCCTATGCTTGCTAGGATTGTGGATGTTCTTTATCCATCAATTGTACTGGAAGGACTACGAGTCGCAGCTGGTGATCCCAGTTATCAAATCAAAACCAGTGAAGCAGGAATCGAGTTTGTCCGTATCCCTCAGTTCCCGCCAATCCAAACCGATGAACATGGTAGGATCTGGCTCTCGTGGAACACAAAGTTCGAAACAATTGATGCAACAGAAATTGGGTCAAAAGACTCCTATGAAAAAATCACAGAAAAAATTGTTATCTTAGGATTGACAATTGAAGGTGTTGGAGGTATAATAGCAACTCCGATTGGCGAGAAGTGGGCGCACGAACTACAGGCTCAGGCATTACAAACTGTTATTGATGGAACTACAATAACTCGTCTGTCATATGCAAACATAGTAGAGCTATTCCTGCTATTATCGCTCCTAGCCATGCTACTATTTCTAGTACCGAGGACATCTGTAAAGTGGACCATTCCATTATATTCGTTCTTTGTTGCTAGTATAATCGGTAGCTCTTACTATGCATTCAGCGAATACATGCAGCTATGGGACCCAAGCTATTTAGTTCTATCAGCTACAATCGTTTTTGGTCATTTGATTTACAATAACTTTGCTCGTGAGAACAGATTGAAACTGCAAATCAAAAAGCAGTTTGGAACTTATCTTTCTCCTGCTCTGGTTGAGAAACTACAAAAAGATCCATCGTTACTCAAACTTGGAGGAGAAACACGTGAGCTCTCAATCATGTTCACTGATGTTCGCGGTTTTACTAGCATATCTGAGCATTATGGTGCTAACGTTCAGGGCTTAACTCAAATTATGAATCGCTATATGACAGCGATGACTGCAAAGATATTACAAAACGAAGGCACATTGGACAAGTATATTGGTGATGCTCAGATGGCATTCTGGAATGCACCACTAGATGATAAACTACATGCTAAACACGCAGTAAAGACAGCATTGGAGATGTTAGGTGACTTGGAAAGATTTAATAACGAGATTATGGTTGAGGGTGTTCCTCCTTTCGGTATGGGTCTTGGTATTAATACGGGCAGTGTTGTGGTGGGAAACATGGGATCTTCTCAAAGATTCGATTATACTTGTCTCGGTGATTCTGTTAACCTTGCATCACGCCTTGAAGGACAGTCCAAACCATACCATGTCAAATTAGTAATTGGTCCTAAAACATATGAGTACGTTAAGGATGAATATCTCTGTCTTGAGTTAGATTGTCTTGCTGTTAAAGGAAAAACAGAAGGCGTAAACATCTATACGATTGTCAACAAAAAGCCAAAGAATATTGCTGATGCTCGTTCACACAAGCTATTCATAGATGCATATCGTAAACAAAACTGGTATCTTTGTAAGGATTATGCAACCAGTTTAGAAAATTCATTTGATGGTGATATGAAAGAGTATTATCATATGATGTTAGAAAGAATAGAGGAATACAAAAGCAATCCTCTACCTTTTGATTGGGATGGCGTTTACAGAACAAACACCAAGTAATTATTTTTGGTCAGGTGTATCGACGTGTTTAGCTGCGAGTTCCTTTGCAGCTTTCACCTGTCTGTCAGCAGCCAACAATTCTTTCGCCTGTGCTGCTGAAGCAGTTTCAACGTCATGGATATGTCTTTCTGATTCGATCTCTTTACCGCGAAGTTGAAGAACGATGTTGATCTTCTGATTCAGTCTGATAAGATCGTTGTCCAACATGCGTATGCGATCGATCAGAGCAATCAAAACTCCATTTGCTTCACCAAGTACTGGTTTGATTTCAGTTGTCGTCCACTGCCATACGAAGTAAACAAAATAACCTAGTCCTGCAGCAGCAACAATAGGAAACCCATACTTGTTGATTAGATCAGCTATCTCGCCCATCGATTAAAACCACAACCATATGCCTTGCGACATTAATGTCAAACCGACTGCCATAACACCAAAACTAGCCCAGAACATTGCTGCGCTCACAGCAACGATTGAAGCGGAAACAAGAACAATAGCCATCTGCATAGCAGAACCAGCAAATGAAATCCATGGAGACTTCTTCTTTGCTAAGTCACGTTCAGCTTCAAGAGCTGCAGCTTTTTCCATTAGTTCTTTCTTGCCTTCACCAGTAGTAGGATCTGACTCATAGCGTTTTGATGTTGCTCTGTATTTGTCAGCTTTTTCTTTATCGCCTCTAACATCTGCATCATCTGCTGCGTTATCTACGATAGTTTGCTTGATTGACTTAGCCTGATAGAAAGACCATGTATCATTTGCTTTGATAGTGTTTGTTAAAATTGTGCCACTCAGTCCATTAGCTATATAAGTATTGAATGCAAGAAATAGAGCGAATACTGAAATAACGAATCCAGCTTTGTCTTTTATTTTTGCTTCGCGTTCGCTTCTTGATAAAGGTTTTACTTCGGTCATATTGGGAATCTCCTATATATTTTTGTGCGTTTTTAAATGCGAAGACATTGAATTTGATGGATATAATAAACCACAACATTTACAAGGAATTTTTGGATATTTTTTACCTTTTTGACCAATAGACATATTTAATTTACCTTGTTCTGATTTTGGTTTTCTAAATGATTTTTTTGTTTCTTCGCTATATATAACTTTGGATCTTGATTCGGCGTTTTTTGAAACTCTAGGATCTTCTTTATTTAATCCTTTATTCCAAGGTTTTCTACCTTTACCAGCTATTGATAATTTTAATTTTGATTCAATAGTATGTAGTTTACCTTCTCTACCTTTTGTTGATTTAGATATTTTCAATTTTGTTTCTTCAGACACAGTGTATATCCTGCCACTAACACCTTCACCACCGTCAGTTTTATTATGAAGTATACCTGTTTTATTGTTTTTTCTTCCATATTTCGCAATTAATTCCATTTCAAAGTTATGAGCTTCTTTTTCACTTATATTTTCTTTAATTATTTGTATATTATTAGGGTTTTTGGGCAATTTAACGCTATGATATTTTGACCAAGCTCTTTTTTCTTTACCTTTTCCTATGTAATATGGTGTTCCGTTTTCGCGGAGATATTGATAAACGTAATAAATATGCATATGCTGATTCTCCTCCAATAAGAATTAGAGTAGTTGGGACTGCAGTCCGCGAACTACAATATTATTTATAATAAGTAAGAAGTCAGTCACGCCTAGCGTCATTTTTACCATCGGCTCTGGCTATACGATCTACGTCTGGTTTTACACCGAGTGCATTACTAACTAAAGTATCGATACGGATAACGTCATGGTTCATTGTTCTAACACGATTATCGAGTGCCATAATGATTCCTTTCAAACCATTTACAGAACTTGTAACACCAGCCAGAATAAACTTCATTGTAAGAAAAACAAAATAGCCACCAGCGCATGCTGCAGCTATAGGGAAACCAACATCGGCTACTAACTTAAAAAAAGCATTGATATCCATGTTTTGATTCCTTTTTATTATTGACTTTTTTTGACATATATGGTATATTTAGAAGAATAAACGGAGAAGAAAATGATTCAACAAATTCAGGTAACGAAACGAGATGGTGTTAAAGAGGCTCTTGATTTAAATAAATTCCACAAAGTTGTGGCTTGGGCATGTCAGGGCATCAACAATGTTTCCGAGTCTGAAATTGAATTACGTTCTCATATTCAGTTTTATAATGGTATTAAAACAAGTGACATTCAAGAAACTCTGATCAAGGCAGCTGCTGATTTGATTAGCGAAGATACTCCAGGGTATCAGTATGTTGCAGGTCGTCTGATCAACTACCATTTAAGGAAACAAGTCTATGATTCTTACGACCCTCCTAATCTTCGCGATCACATTATCAGTGTTGTCAATAGTGGATATTATGATAAAGACATTCTCGATTGGTATTCTTCAAACGAGTTGGATATTCTTAACAGCTTTATTGATCACAGCCGCGATTTTAATATTGCGTATGTTGGGATGGAACAGTTTCGTGGCAAATATCTTATAAGAAACAGAGTTACCAATCAAACTTATGAAACACCACAGTTCTGCTATATGCTTATTGCTATGGTTCTGTTTCGTAACTATAAAGAAGACAGACTAAAGTGGGTAAAGGATTTATATGATGCAACGTCTAATTTTGAAATTTCAATGCCAACTCCTATTATGGCAGGTCTACGCTCGCCTCAGAAGCAATTCAGCTCGTGCGTTCTTATCGAGACAGATGACAGCCTTGATTCAATTTCTTCAACGGCTGCTTCAATCGTTAAGTATGTTAGTCAAAAAGCTGGTATTGGTATTGGTGCTGGTCGTATTCGTGCTCTCGGCTCTCCTATTCGCGCTGGCGATACTACACATACTGGTGTCATTCCCTTTTATAAACATTTTCAGTCTGCGGTTAAATCGTGCTCACAAGGCGGTGTCAGAGGCGGTGCAGCAACTCTTTACTACCCTATCTGGCATTTGGAAGTTGAAGATCTGTTAGTTCTAAAGAACAACAAAGGTACAGAAGACAATCGTATCAGAGGATTAGACTACGGTGTACAATTCAATAAAGTCATGTATGAAAGACTACTGGGCGGTGGCAATATTACTCTTTTTAGCCCTAACGACGTTCCTGATCTCTATGACGTTTTCTTTACTGATACTGATAGGTTCAGGGAGCTCTACGAAAAGTATGAGAGATCAACAAAGATTAGAAAGAAGTCAATCCCTGCCATTGAGCTCTTTTCAGCTTTCATGCAAGAGCGAAAAGACACAGGACGAATTTACCTGCAAAATGTTGACCACGCAAACGATCATGGATCCTTTATCAAAGAACTAGCGCCAATCAAGCAGTCAAACCTTTGCTGTGAAATTGATCTACCAACAAAACCACTAAAAGATATTAATGATGAGAATGGAGAAATTTCACTATGCACACTAGCTGCAATCAACTGGGGAAAAATTCGTGATACTTCTGACTTTGAGCGTCCTTGTACCCTCGCTGTTCGCGCTTTGGATGAATTGCTGGATTATCAAGAATACCCAGTACTTGCTGCTCGACTTTCAACCATGGCTCGTCGTCCTTTGGGTGTGGGGATTATTAATCTTGCTTACTGGCTTGCTCGTAACGATCTATCTTATCAACACATCGATGCTATAGGACTTCAAAAACTTCATGAATATTCTGAAGCATGGTCTTACTATTTGATCAAGGCATCGATCGATCTTGCAAAAGAAAAAGGTGCATGCCCTAAGAGTGGAGAAACAAAGTATGGACAGGGTATCTTCCCTATTGACACATACAAAAGAGATGTTGATGAGCTTTGTGCAGGAGTTCTAACACATAGATGGGAGGCGTTACGCGATGATGTCAAGAAATATGGTATACGAAATTCAACCCTCATGGCTCTTATGCCATCAGAGACATCAGCGCAGATTAGTAATGCAACAAACGGTATTGAACCTCCGAGATCGCTCGTATCAGTCAAACAGAGCAAGGATGGAGTACTCAAACAAGTTGTACCAGAAGTTAGAAAACTCAAGAAGAAGTATGATCTCCTGTGGGATCAAGCTTCACCCGAAGGCTACCTCAAGATATGTTCCATTCTACAAAAGTTCATTGATCAAGGTATCTCCGTCAACACATCATACAATCCCAAGTTCTATGAAGAAGAAAAGATCCCAATGTCTGTTATGATTGGTCACCTTTTGATGTTCTATAAGTATGGTGGCAAACAGCTCTACTACTTCAATACTTTTGATGGTGCTGGTGAAATTGAAATGAAACAACCAGAATTACAGGCTGGCGAAATTGATGATGAAGATTGCGAAGCATGTAAGATATGAGTAATATAACACAATTAAATCCACCAATTCCATTGATGACGCCGAAAGGTAAAGCAATCGCACATTTCATAATTGATTATGGAATAGAAAACGATTTGATGTGGGTTTGCTTTCAAGACGATACTGGCGAATGTTGGACTTGGGAAAATGCTTATATTAGAGCAAGAATAAATGAAACTATTGGTAGATCTAAAATGAGTAAGATAGAAAAATGAGTTATTCAGTATTTGATTCGGGAAATAAAAAAGATCACACACAGGTAAAAGCATTCTTTGATAATGCTCCGACTATTGCTCGTTATGATAAGCAGAAGTATAACTGGATTGAAAAGTTAACTGATCGTCAGCTCGGATTCTTCTGGCGTCCAGAGGAAGTTGACATATACAAAGATGCTAAAGACTTCAAGGATCTGACAAAACATGAACAACACATCTTCACCAGCAATCTCAAGCGACAAATCCTTCTTGACTCTGTGCAAGGACGAGCTCCAACAGCAGCATTTGGTCCTATTTGTTCCTTACCAGAACTGGAAACATGGATCACTACCTGGACATTTAGCGAAACAATACACAGCAGAAGTTATACACACATCATTAGGAACATATATCCAAATCCTTCGAAAGTTTTCGATGAAATAACAGATATTGTAGAGATCATTGATTGTGCTAAAGACATCAGTATACACTATGACAACTTAATTGATTGGAATAACTCTGCTATAGCAAATCATTTAGATACAAATAACAAATACGAACATAAGAAAGCTCTATGGCTTGCACTCGTATCAGTAAACATTCTTGAAGGAGTTAGATTCTATGTATCTTTTGCATGCTCATGGGCATTTGCAGAAGTAAAGAAAATGGAAGGCAATGCCAAGATCATCAAGTTTATTGCTCGTGACGAAAACTTACATCTTGCTGGAACACAACAGTTATTGAAAGCGTTAGTTAAAGAAGATGAAGACTTTGCCAAGATTGCAGAAGAAACAAAAGATGAATGTGTAAAAATGTTTATTGATTGTGTCAATCAAGAAAAGGCATGGTCAAGTTATCTATTCAAAGACGGATCAATGATTGGTCTGAACGCATCCTTATTGGATGAATATATAGAGTGGATTGCTAACAAACGTATGACAGCTATTGGTTTGCCTACTCCATACAAAGGTGGTTCTAATCCTTTGCCATGGACACAAAAGTGGATCTCAGGAGCTGAAGTGCAGGTAGCGCCACAGGAAACAGAAGTCCAGTCATATATAATCGGAGGAGTAAAAAAAGACGTAACAACAGATACATTCAAAGGATTCTCATTATGAAAAAACTATTAGCAATTTTATTTACTATTTTCACTACATCAGTTTATGCAGCAGAAATCACAGGAGCAGGAGCAACTTTTCCATATCCTGTTTATTCAAAGTGGGCTGACTTATATAAGAAAGAAACAGGTAATACAATAAATTATCAATCGATTGGTTCTGGCGCTGGTATCAAGCAGATTCAAGCTAAGACAGTAACATTTGGCGCTTCTGATATTCCTCTACAAGAAAAAGATCTTATTAAAGATGGATTGTTTCAGTTCCCAATGGTAATTGGTGGCAATGTCATTGTAGTAAATGTTGAAGGTGTAAAGAGTGGAGAGCTAAACATCGACGGTCCAGTTATTGCTGATATTTTCCTCGGCAACATCAAAAAGTGGAATGATGATAAAATACAAAAACTCAATCCTTCAATAAAGTTACCAAACACAAACATTGCTGTTGTACATAGAGCTGATGGATCTGGAACAACTTACATCTTTACAAAATATCTTTCTTCAGTTTCTAAAGAATGGGAAAGTAAAGTTGGTGCAGACTCATCTATTGAATGGCCAACAGGCGTAGGCGCTAAAGGTAATGATGGTGTTGCTGGTAATGTGGCTCAAACTAAAAATTCAATCGGCTATGTTGAATATGCATTCGCTAAACAAAGTAATCTTGTAATTACTAAGATAAATGGCGTATCTCCATCAAAGCAAACATTTCAAACAAATGAATGGCCAATCACTTCTCCAACTTATATAATCATGTATAAAACACCTGTTGATGTAGCTGCCCAAAAAGAGGCATTTAAATTTTTTGAATGGTGCTATAACAATGGCGATAAAATAGCTGACGAATTAGATTACGTTCCTCTTTCTAAACAAGAAAAGAGTGATATTATAAAAGGATGGAACAAATGATTACATGCGAAGAATGCGAAGAAGAGTTTGAGATTGTTTGTGATACAATCGTTCAACCAGAGTTTTGTCCATTCTGTGGATCTAAGTTAGCATACGATGATTTAGATTTATGGGAAAGCTTGAGCGATGATGAAACAGATGAAGATGATGATTTAGACGACAAATAAACCACAATAAATATAGGGAGGAGGACTCCCTGTAATGTGGCTTTATGAAAATGTAGTATTTGAACAGATACCTGAGGGAATAGTTGGGTTTGTATATTGTATTACCAATCTCACCAATAGCAGGAAGTACTTGGGGAAGAAGAATTTTTACTTCTCCAAGACAAAAACTGTTAAAGGTAAAAAGAAAAGATTCAAAGTCGAATCAGATTGGCGAGATTATTATGGTTCAAACAAAGAACTCAACGCAGATGTTACTCTACTCGGTAAAGAAAACTTCAAAAGAGAAATCCTAAAACTCTGCAAGTCCAAAGGTGAATTTGGATACTACGAAGCTAAGTATCAATTTGAAAACAATGTTCTTGAGTCAGATGACTGGTATAACTCGTGGATTATGGTAAGAATTCACAAAAAACATTTGACTTTTCTCAAAAATCAGGTATAATTATAACTTGCCCGTGTATTCCAATCGGTAGAGAAGGTGGACTTAAAATCCATACAGTGTCAGTTCGAGTCTGACCACGGGCACCAGATAATAAATAGGTTAGTCATGAAACACGAGTTCAACGTAGATGAAGTTAAAGAATTTATCCGTAACACTTCAGATGCATCCAATATTTACATTGGAGCCGATAGCGAACGCTATCGTGGTGACGACGACCAGTGGTATGCTGATTACACAGTTGCTATCGTGGTTCATCTTGATGGCTCACGTGGATGTAAAGTATTCGGGAAAGTCACTACTGAGCGCGATTATGACAGACGACACGACCGTCCAGCGTACAGATTGATGAATGAAGTATATAAGGCATCAGAGATGTACCTCGAACTGGCTGATGCAATTGGCGATCGTCATGCTGAAGTACATCTTGACATTAATCCTGATTACATGCATGGTAGCTCCTGCGTTGTTACCCAAGCTATTGGTTATGTTTTGGGAACGTGTAATGTCAAGCCTATGATCAAGCCAGAAGCCTTCGCAGCAAGTTATGCTGCCGATAGATTGAAAGAAATCCTTTCTCACTGAGGAATACGTCCCTATAGCACAATTGGTCAGTGCCATTCGCTCATAACGGATCGGTTCCAGGTTCGAGTCCTGGTGGGGACACCAATTATATAATATGCCTTACCCTCGTAAAAATCAGTTTATTATAAATAAATTGAATAGAGGAGTAAGATAATGTTCTTAGAAAATAAGTATACAAAATGGTATAACGCTATAATTGATAACGCTAAAACTCAACCGCGCCAAAAGAAAAAAGGTATATATTATGAATCTCATCATATTATGCCGAAATCATTAGGTGGTATTGAAGAAGTTCTTTTGACTGCTAAAGAACACTATATTTGTCATCTTTTATTATGCAAAATGTTTATTGGTAAAAACAAATACAAGATGGTGAATGCATTAATAAAAATGGCTTTCAGTAAAAGTAAAGGTCAACATAGGTATACTGCTAGATCTTATGATTTGGTTCGTAAATTTATAGCTGAGAAAAATTCAGCCGAATTCAAAGGCGTTCCTAAATCTCAAAAAGCTAGAAATAATATGAAGGGTAATTCTGGTACTTGGAAAAGAACACAAGAACATAAAGAAAGAATGATTGGTAAAAATAATCCATCTTATGGCAAAAAAGGTATATTAAATATTGCTAATGATCCAGAAATAAGAAAAAAAATTTCTGATAAAAAGAAATTTTATGACCTCAATCCTACTAAAAATATTATTTTAGGTAGAGAAAAGATGAGAAAAAATATGAAAAATAAAAAATGGTTTACTAATGGTGAAAAAGATGTATTTTCTGAAGTATGTCCTGAAGGATACTATAACGGAAGATCAAAAAATAGAAAGGTGAAATGAATGCATGCTAGGAAAAATCGACCACGTAAAGGACGCCGTAAAGTTGGATCTGGAAAGAGGAAAGCTCGTCGTCTGAAAGGTAAGAAGAGAGGTAGGAAATGAAACCAATTGATGAGAAAATGAAACCAATTGATGAGGAAATGAAACCAATTGATGAGATTACCTGGGACGACGTCTGCGGAGTTCAGATAATTACAAGTCCAACTGGTTTGATTTTCGCTGAGAAAATGAAACCAATTGATGAGGAAATGAAACCAATTGATGAGATTACCTGGGACGACGTCTGCGGAGTTCAGATAATTACAAGTCCAACTGGTGTAATTTTCTCATTGCGTCCGAAGTACAACACACAGTCAAATACTGCTGGTGGTTTCGGTGCTGGTAACCAAGACAACGAAACATTCTACAACGAAGTCAATCCAGTTGGTACCAAAAAGTAAGAAGACAGGTAGGAAGTGAAACCAATAATAACTATCTGCTGCCTTCTGTTTTTAGCTGGATGCGCTACTACGGAGGCAGCAGATAATAAGAAAATATACAGAGGAACGGCTAGTTGGTACCAAAAAGGTAAGAAAACAGCCGATGGTAAGAAGTTTGATCCGAATAAATACTCTGTAGCACATCGTACTCTACCTTTTGGGACGATGTTGAAATTAACAAACGTGGCGAATGGAAACACTATCGAGGCGATCGTAAACGATAGAGGACCATTTGTCAAAAGCAAAGAATTAGATGTATCACGTGGAGCTGCTCAAGCATTAGGTTTTTTCCATTCTGGGCAAGCCAAGCTGATTATCGAAGTTCTTGACAGGAGAACAAAATGATTAAGTTTTTGTTAGCAGCGACTGTTTCTGTCTTTGCATTGACTGCATCGATTGGAGAAGTCAGCGCGAAGCCAAAGCAATCAGAACAACATGTTGTTGTTAAAAAGAAAAAGAAAGCTAAGAAGAAAGCCGTAAAGAAAGTTGTTGCACCAGTTGCAGCTGCAGTTGCTGCAGCTCCAGTGCTTTTATATGATGATGAAGTTCCTTCTGGTTTTCTCATGAACGATCAGATCAGAAGAAGCAAGCCAGAAACTATCGAACAGGTTATCGAACAAGCCGAAGAACCAGTAAAAACTACAAAGACAAAAGTTGCATCAACTAAGTCAACAAAGACTAAAACAACCACAGTTGCTGTAAAAGAATCTCCTTCTTGCTGGATTTGCACCAACAAAGTAGTTGAGGAAGCAAAGAAGTGGGAAGGCAAAGATGCTCGTAGAAACAAGCAAGAACTAAAGTCGCTATTCGCTGAAAATTCAGTGCCACCAATTGATCCTACTCGTGTTCCATGGTGCGCTGCATTTGCGAATGCTATTCTGAATAGAATTGGTTATGAAACAACAAACAGCCTCCAAGCTCGTAGCTTCCTAGCATGGGGTCAGAAAACTTGGAATCCAAGTGATGGTGATATTGTTGTGCTTGCCAGAGGAAGAAGTAAGTCAACTGGGCATGTTGGTTTCTTCCAGGGATATGAGACATGGAACGGTACTAAGTATGTAAAGGTACTTGGCGGTAATACAGACCATGGCGTACAGATTGGTTATTTTCCAGTAAACAGAGTATTAGGTTATAGAACTGCACACGCATAATTGACATCAAGGATTTGTTATGATTGATAAAGAAGATAAAGTATCGAATATACCATCTATTGCAGATCATCACTACCTACTATTCTTTAAAGAGTTTGATGCATCTAATGCGAGCGAAGCTATTGAGTTTATAATCGCTCGCAATCTTATGAGTAAAAACACTCCCAAATTTATAAAGCTATTGATCAACTCTCCTGGTGGAGAAGTATCAGCTGCATTCTCATTGATTGATACAATGAAAGGATCGAGGATTCCGATCTATACGTATGGTCTTGGTGAGATTGCTAGTTGCGGACTTCTCACATTTATTGCTGGTGAGAAAGGTCATAGATATATAACGAGGAACACATCGATTCTTTCTCATCAGTATAGCTGGGGTTCATGGGGTAAGGAGCATGAGCTTCATGCCAGAGTAAAAGAATTTGATAACACTCAAGCAAGAATGTTAGAGCACTACAAGAAGTGCACTGGTCTTTCTGAAAAAGATATTAAGAAATATTTGCTTCCACCAGAAGATGTTTGGTTGACTGCAAAAGAAGCTGTGAAGTTTGGCATTGCCGATGAAATTGTTGATTTTTATTGAGGAGAAAACATATGATTATTAGATTTAGTGATGAAGAAGTTTTTGGTACTGACTCTCAGGAATATGAAATTCTTGTTGAAGCGGCAAATCAAGCAAAAGATGTCCCAGGAGCTGCTATTGAAATTGGAACAAGACGTGGTGGTTCCGCTAAGATGATCATGGATGCATTGCGTGGTGGTATTCCCAATCGCCCAATGTTTTGTATCGATCCGTATGGTAATATTGAAATTGAATGTACTAATTTGAACATGACAATTCATAATCCTGATCGTGCGATCGAAGGCGATAAGATGTCTAAGGAAATCACATCACCACAACGATTTGATTATGACAATACTATGCGTAACAGAATCATTCCTTCTTTATATTTCTATGGGTATCAGGCTGGCTTTGACTTCTCGTTCTTCTGTTTAGAGGATACAGAATTCTTCAAGCGTTACTCTGATGGTGTACCAACATACAATAATCAGAAGGAAATCGTCAATCAGTATGCGTTCGTATTCTTTGATGGTCCGCATGATAATGCAACACTTGATCTTGAGACAAAGTTCTTTTTAGAAAGAGCTCCTGTTGGTTCAGTATTTGTTTATGACGATATCTGGATGTATGATCATGATATTATCGTCGAAGAAAAACTTTTTGCAGCTGGATTTGAGACTATCAAGAAGGGTGCCATCAAAGCGAGCTATAAAAAGGTTAGCTAATGTGGCGACTGTGGGCAAAAGCTCTTGGTGAAAAAGCAGGTTCTGATGATAGAGAAGCAGATAAAGTTGCTATCGTCAGAACCATTATAGTTTTATGTTACATTATAACAAATTTGTTCATTATAGCTGGTGTAATCAGGCATTGGAATGGTTGATAATAAATATAACTGGGTTTGGTATTTTGAATGGATCTCAACCATCGTCCTATTGATTGGTTGTACTCTCAATGCAATGAACATCTATCCTGCTAATATCTACTGGTGTCTTGCTGGCAACTTTGGATGGGCAGTTGTAGGTTTTGTCTGGAGAAAATGGTCATTGATAGTAATCCAAGCTGTTGTCACAGTAATATATCTCTACGGTATATACAACTCCTGGTAAAAAATGATCAAAGTAAATTACGAGCATTTTTATGGATCTCAAGAAAGATACGATATCCAGCTCGTAAAGATGAAGCTTGATCAGAGTGTATTATCATCAGAAACAGAAGCACTAGAAAATGGCTGGCTAATTCATAATAACGAATGGTATGCTTCGCGAAGTGTTCGTATAAAATTAGACGAATACAAAATGAGACATGAGTTACCAAACACCATAACATACCAGTTCACAACATATGATCTAGAACCAATCAAAAAGATATATGAAGAGTATAAGGCATATAAAAAATTTGATGAAGACTTCGATATATTCTCAGATTCAGAAAGAGCTGTTTGGCTGATAGTAAAAGACGATGAAGTTCCTGTAGCATTCACCAAGTTTATCAGATACAATGATGGTATCGAAAGTCAATTTACTTGTTGGAATTATCATAATCCAAAATTATCGATAGGCAAGAATATTGTTGATATGGAAGTCTGGTACGCATCGGCTTTGTTTTTAGATTACCTGTATATCGGTCAGGGATATGAGAAAGGTAGTATATACAAATCTCAATATCCAGGATTTCAGTGGTGGACTGGAACAGAATGGTCAACGAATAAAGCCAGATATAAAGAATTATGTTCTCGAGATTCAAATATAAATACAATACAAGATCTCTCAAAGACGTACAGCGATGCCTAAATTTGGACAAAAACACAAACAATTGAGTGATAGTTCTCCTGAATTACAGAAGATCAAGAACGATCCACGTTTCAAGGCACGCGTAGCTAAGATCAGCTCAACTCCAATCATTCGTGGAAAGTATGACATTCCATATCTCTGTGGATATTCAGATGATGCAAAGAAAGTTTATTTCGATCGCCATTTAGATACCAATTTCAAAGGTCATGACCTGTCTAAGTTTCTTCGTATACATGAGCTGGCAGAAAAAGCTATCCTCGATATTTTTGGAATGAAGTATCAACAGGCTCATAAGTTCGCTTCGTATTTTGAGCGCAAAGCAGTTGAAGCTGCGGGTATTAATTGGGATGATTACTGCGATTACCTTCGTCCATTTATCAAAGACGTTTCGCACGAGAACATAAAGAAGTTTCCAAAAGATATAGATCTTACTCCATATCAGGATGAGCATGATAAGAAAACTCTCAAGAATATTCAGAGTTCGCTGAAAGAATCTGTTTCTCTTATTGAAACAAAAATAAGTTTAGAGTATCATGACAAGTTAAATCAAAAGCTATGGGATGGCGCAAAGATAAAACCAGAAGTAAGAGAAGTTCTTCTTAAATTTGGATATGCTTGGGCAGACTTTGCAAAGATAGACAGAAACATAATTATGGATATCATCATGACTGGTGGTAATGCAAACTATAATTACACACCTAAGTCAGATATCGATGTTCATCTTGTCATTGATAGAAATGCATTAGGATCCAATAGAGAGTTTGTTGATGAGTATCTACAGGATAAAAAGGTCTTATGGACTCTTACCCATAAAATTAGTGTACTCGGATACTCGCTTGAACCCTACGCACAGGATAATGGAGACAGATATCCAGCCAATCAGGGAGTCTATTCACTCCTCCGTAGTAGATGGATACAATACCCGAATCGCGGAAACTATAACTGGAAAGACGATCCAGGTCTCAAAAGGAAAGTCCTTTTCTATAAGCATCTAATTGATGAGATCATTAGAAACAAGATGGATGTTCAGTCAGTAAAAGATCTAAAGAATAAAATCAAAACGATGAGAGCTGCATCGATTGCAGCTGGTGGTGAATTTTCTTTTGAAAACTTGGTATTCAAAGAACTACGCAATCGTGGATATCTTGATAGAATAAATCGTTATGAACAAACTTTGAAAGACAAAGAACTCAGTTTGTGAGAAATATTTTGCTTGACAAAAAACGCAAAAGAACGTATAATAAAAAAGTGTCAATGATGCATGAGAAAACTCGTACGATATATAAGTTATATCGTGGAGGCAAATTAATCTACATAGGAGTGTTGAATAATGAATCTACTACATAGTGATCTTGAATTGATGGTTATCCATGATATGTGGATTAATGGATTTGATCCAACTATCCCAGCAGATGTCCAAGAATATTGGGAACAAAGACTATCATGAATCATGTAGTCATTTGGTCTAAGAAAGACTGTCCATATTGTACTCGTGCAAAGAGTGCGCTGAATGGACTAAATATACCGTTCGAAGAAAAAATGCTCGACCGAGACTTCACTAGAGAAATGCTTCTCGAATCATATCCAACAGCAAAGACTTTCCCTGTAATTGTGATTGATGGATTTTATATCGGTGGTTATACTCAGTTACAGCAAAAGCTAGACGAAGAATTCAAAGATACTCGCAGACTATTGAATGAAAACAATATCTAACATTATGGAGTTATATTATGGGAAACTATCAAAGACAAGCAGTCATCAACGATCTAAAGCAAGCAGTATGTGAAGTTACCTTTATTAAGGTAAATGGCGAACGTCGAGTTATGAGATGTACTCTCGATTCTCGTTACATGCCACCTATGACTTTTGATCAGCAAAATCATTTAGAAGAACAGTATAAGAAGCCAGAGAACAAGGAAGTAATTGCTTGTTGGGATGTACAATCTGGTGGCTGGCGTTCATTCCGCGTAGATTCAATTCAGTATATGCAGGAAATAGACGGATACTAATATGAAAAAGATTGTTATGGTTGATTGCATATCCCAATTTCGTGTTAGATTTGCAATCGAAGTTGAAGATGATATTGCTCATGCATTGGATGAAGTTGTGTGTAACGAAGGTTACCTAACTGAATTTAATCAAGAACATCTTGGATTAACTATATTTGATCATTATGAGATTACTGAGGAAGAATATCTCAAAATGTTCGATAAAGATAATGAGTATTTGAGTAACTGGACAAAAGAACAAAAATTACTTTGGATTAACAAAATACAGGAGAATGAATGAAATGGCATACTGGGGTTATCATCTGATTCTTGACTGCGCTGGCTGTTCGCATGAAGCCATCACTAGCAATCATAACATCTATAATTTCACAAAGAAGTTGGTAAAAGACATCGATATGGTTGCTTATGGGGAACCACAAATTGTTGACTTTGGTTCTGGCAACAAGGCAGGTTATACTCTTGTTCAGTTAATCGAAACATCAAACATCTGTGCGCACTTTGTTAATGAGAATGATACAATGTATCTTGATGTGTTTAGTTGCAAGCCATTTGATGACAAGGTTGTTATTGGTCTTGTCAAAGAATACTTTGGTGCTACTTCAATTCGTCCATCTTACTTAACAAGACAGGCATAATGATAGTAGGATTTACTTGTGGTACTTTCGATCTTCTGCATCCAGGTCATATTGCGATGTTGAAAGATTGTAAATCTAACTGTGATAAATTGATTGTGGGGTTGCATACAGATCCTACAATCGATCGACCTGATACAAAGAACAAACCAATTCAAACTATGTTTGAGCGGTATATACAATTACAAGCAGTCAAGTATGTTGACGAAATTATTCCTTATGATACAGAAGCTGATTTGTCTAATCTTCTTGGCGTTATAGATATCGATAGAAGATTTGTTGGTGAAGATCATATCAATGATAAACTAACAGGACAATTAATTTGCGATCAGCGTGGTGTTGAAATTGTATTCAATGAACGATGCCATAACTGGAGCTCAACAGAATTAAGGAGTAGATTGAAATGAACGAGATCGATCTAACGATAAAAGGCGAAGCTAATGATCTTCCTGTAGCATATAAACTTGCACCAGCTGGACTTGCTATGGAGTTTGGTGTTGCTAAGGGATCTTCAATTAGAATTTTAGCAAATGCAAACAAAGATAGAACAATCTATGGGTTTGATTCTTTCGAAGGATTGCCTGAATCATGGAATGGTCTTGGTGTTGGACACTTTGCTTGCGATCTTCCAGAAGTTCCGAAGAATGTAACTCTTGTTCGTGGATTATTTGATGAAACTCTTCCTAAGTTTCTTGAGGAAAACGATGAACAGGTAGCATTCATTCATATCGACTGTGATCTCTATTCATCAACTAAAACTATATTCGACAATGTAAAGAATAGAATGGTTGATGGATGTGTTATTGTATTTGATGAGTTGCTTAACTATGGTGGCGAAACATGGAGACATCATGAATATAAAGCGTTTCAAGAGTTTTTAGAAGAAACAGGGTATCAGTATACTTGTATTGGAAAATGGGGAGCGCATCAGGCTGCGTTCAGAATCAATAAATGAGGTAATATAATGTCATTCGCTGATAAGTATTTTGAAGAAGTAGTAAACATCGCAACTGATATAAACAAAGATAAGGTAGAAACACTTGTTAACACCCTCACAACAACTAGAGATATCACTGAAGGTCGCGTCTTCGTCCTTGGAGTTGGCGGTAGCGCTGGCAACGCCTCACACATGGTTAACGATTTACGCAAGCTCTGCGGAATCGAATCTTACGCGCCAACTGACAACGTATCGGAACTGTCTGCTCGAACAAACGACGAAGGCTTTGACACTGTCTTCGAAGAATATCTTAGAGTCAGTCGAATCAATTACAAAGACACGATCTTCATCCTCTCAGTAGGTGGTGGTGACGAAGAACGTAATGTATCTGTTGGTCTTATCAAGGCAATAAAATATGCTCGCGCTAAGGATGCAACTATCATTGGTATCGTTGGTAAGGAAGATGGATATACAGCAAAAAATGCTGATGCTTGTGTAGTTGTTCCTCCAGTTGAACCTTCTCGTATTACACCACACTCGGAAGCATTCCAAGCAGTTGTTTGGCATTGCATCGTTTCTCATCCTAACCTGCAGGTTAACAAAACCAAGTGGTAAAAATACCATATCCTTATTATAATAACAGAGCTGTCTTTCTTGATAGAGATGGCGTCATTAATAAGCTCGTAAACCATGACGGTGTGTATACTGCGCCATGGTCCATAAATGAATTTGAAATCATCAGTGGTGCTGAATTAGCTATTGACGTTTTTAAAGAATCAGGGTATAATGTATTTGTAGTCACGAATCAACCTGATGTACATGATGGTAAGCTAGATATAAGAGATCTGGCTAATATGAATATCATCCTCAAAATGTTGGGAGTTGATAAGGTTCTTTGTTCTTTGGAACGTGGCTCAGCATGGTATAAGCCAAACAATGGAATGATTGAGACTCTTTGTAGAGAGCGAAAGATCGATCGTTCGAGCAGCTATATAATTGGGGATCGTTGGAAAGATATAGTTGCTGGTCATAAAAGCAGATTGATGACTATCTTTGTTGGTAAAGAATATACAACACCCGAAAAATACAATCATATACAACCAGATTATATCGTTGACAATGTGTTGCATGCAGCAACATTAATTATGGAGCTAGAGAAGTATGACTAAGTTATTCGCCGATGGCGCTGATTGGAATGGGATCGTTACAGCGGCTGAAGATCCAATGATTCAAGGATTTACAACAAATCCTACATTGATGAAACAGGCTGGCGTTACAAATTACAGCGACTTCGCTACATTTGCAATTGCCTATCTTGCAAAGAGCAGACCAGAAACTTCTATCAGTCTTGAAGTGTTTGCTGATACTGAAGAAGAAATTATTCGTCAGGCTCGTAGGATTAGCGATTGGGGTAATGTGTTTATGTACAGAGTCTATGTAAAGATTCCTGTTATGTACACTGATGGAAAGCCGACATATGACTTGATTCGTAAACTAGCCAATGAAGAAATCAATCTAAATGTCACAGCTGTGTTTACAGAAGAACAGTGTAAGAATGTTCTAGATGCACTTGATACAGAAACTCGTCATATCCTTTCTATCTTTGCTGGTAGAATCACTGACGTTGGCGCTGATGCAAAAGCATTATTCCGTACGACTCATGTCTATCGTGAGATTCACAGAAAGCATAATGTCGAAACATTATGGGCTAGTTCCAGAGAAGCATATAACTATAAAGACGCTGAAGAAGTTAATGCTGATATTATTACAATGACACCAGATCTAATTAAAAAGGTAAAGGGATTTGGTAAAGATTTGACACAGTTCTCATTGGAAACATGCCGTATGTTCCATGCAGACGCAGCATCGAGTGGGTTTGAGCTATGAGTGGATTTGCAGAAAACGAAATCAGTAAGAATGCCAATGGTGGAACAGAACTAGCAAAACGTAAACTTGCTAGTCTAATTGATCCAGAGCTCTTGAGCAATTTTCAAATTATCTGTTCCAGACCAAGAGAAATTGAAACAGACAAGATTCGTTTGTTCTGGTGTCATGATCTACCAGAAGATCCTGAGTCAAAGAAGTTTCAGGATAAGTCTTTCAAAGACAGTTTCCACAAGTATGTGTTTATCTCTGATTGGCAGTATCAACGTTACCAACTTGTCCATGGTATTCCTTATGATGACAAGTCTATTGTGATTGAATCAGGTATTGAACCTGCTCCATCTAATGTGTTTGATATGAAAGATGATGGAAAGATTCATATCGTCTATACATCAACACCTCAACGTGGTCTTGATATTCTTGTTCCAGTATTTGAAAAGTTAGCAGAAATTCATTCAGATATTCATCTTGATGTTTTCTCTTCGTTCAAGATTTATGGATGGGATGAAGCTGATAAACAGTTTGAACCACTTTACAATAGAATACGTAATCATCCGCAAATGACCTATCATGGTTTTGTTGCTAACGAACAACTACGCGAGCATCTAAATACCAGCCACATCTTCGCATATCCTTCTATCTGGCTTGAAACATCCTGTCGTGCTATGCTAGAAGCAATGTCAGCTGGTCTTATTTGTGTTCATCCTAACTTTGGCGCATTACCAGAAACATCTGGTGGTTTGAACATTATGTATCAGGGTGATTTCGAAGATAGGAATGCGCATGCTAATGCATTTATTAATCATCTAAATGCATCTATTACATTTGTTCGTGATAAACAGCATGAATCGATGTCAAGGTTCAATAAACTGTTTGTTGATGGTCGGTTCAATATTGATAGAATCAAGAATCAGTGGGATATGATGCTTAATAGCTTGTTGCAGAAATATCCTACTGTTGAATCAAGAGCAATCCCTAAAAATCAATTTGTCTATAGGACTGTCTAATGATTCTGACCAAAACACCTTTACGTATTAGCTTCTTCAGTGGTGGTAGTGATATGCCTTCTTTCTTTGAAAAAGAAACAGGCGCAGCTCTTTCTGTCACCATTGACAAGTACATATACGTCATGCTTCATAAGACTCCACATTTGGGAATCAAGATCATGTATGATACGATCGAAGAGTTCCCAGATCTAGAACAGATGCAGCATGCAATTACCAGAGAGAGCCTAAAACATTTTGATATTCACAGCGAAGTAACAGTTGCTTCTATTGCTGATATTCTTTCGAAAGGTTCTGGATTAGGTTCATCCTCTGCATTTACTGTTGGTTTGGTCAACGCATTAGCAACTCCTCATAGACATATTTCAATGATGACGAGAGAATATCTCGCGCAAACAGCTTATCATATTGAACGAAATTTGTGTAATTATCCTGTAGGTAAACAGGATCAATATGCAGCTGCATATGGTGGTATGAATATTTTTGAATTCCATACAGACGGATCTGTTGAAACTAGACCGCTGACTTATAACGAAGCATGTTGGAATGACCTAGAAAGTAGGTTACTGCTTGTTTATTCTGGACGTGGGAGAAACGCTAACAGCATCCTTCAAAAACAGTCCGCAGCTATGTCTGATGTGGATAAGTTTAATCTGGTGAAAAGAAGTAGAGACAAAGCATTTGTTGCTAAAAGATATCTCACACAAAACAGATTAGACGACTTCGGCGCATTACTGCACGATGCATGGGTGGATAAAAAAGAAGTAGAATCATCTATTACAAATGAATACTTCGATGGCATCTATGAGCGAGCAAGAGAAGCTGGAGCATTGGGAGGAAAACTTCTTGGAGCTGGTGGTGGTGGATTCTTTATATTTTATGTTCCACCAGCTGCCAAAGAGAAGGTAACGAGTGCTGTTCTAGATGGAACTTCTTGTAAAATCTATGATTTCAAGTTCGTAGAAACAGGTAGCTCCGTAGCAAGTCACTGCTAATCATAAATAATAGGTTGACATTTTATATCAATTAGGGTATTATAATCTTTATGGCTAAAGAAAGTAACGTGATTCAGTTTCCATCTCGTGGCAAATCAGCCCAAGCTGTTCTCTCAGAGAAGGAAATCAGCGAGAATGTCAGTTTTATGAAGCATAATCATATCAATGAAACTCTGAATACATTGGTTCCAATGATATTCAATAACATTGAATTGGCTGGCTTTCATCTGATACCTGACGAAGATGAAGTGGACGAGAATCTAAAAGATAGTGCGCTTATGGTCGAGTCGTTACGTTCTTTGCTATGCAAGCATTATGGAATGAAGCATCCATTTCAAAAACTAGCTGAAGAAATATTCATTCCAACAAATGAGGGAGCGTTTACTCTCTCAAAAGCATTAATAGTAGACTTCGAAGACTTCAAGGAAGAAGGGAACAGCGAAAGCTGATTATATAATGATTATCGTTGACCTGTCGCAAGTTATGTTATCCAATCTGATGATGCAGCTGGGTAACCATACAAATGCAGAGATAGAAGAATCTATGGTTCGCCATATGGTGTTAAATTCTCTGAGATCATATAAAGTTAAATTTGGTGATGAATATGGTGAAATGGTTATCGCCTGTGATAATACCAACTACTGGCGCAAGCAGTTGTTTCCATATTACAAGGCTAACCGTAAAAAGAATCAAGAGAAGTCAGAGCTTAACTGGAAGTCAATCTTCGAATGCCTGAACAAGATTCGTCAAGAACTAAAAGATTATTTTCCATATCGAGTTATCGATATTGAGTCAGCTGAAGCTGATGACATCATCGCAACTCTTATCAAGACGTTGAGTGGTGAAGAAAAGATTCTTATCCTGTCTGGCGATAAAGACTTTATTCAGCTTCATGTTTATCCAAATGTTAAGCAATACGATCCTGTTCGCAAGAAATGGATCAGTAATGAAAATCCTGATAGATATCTTGAAGAGCACATTCTAAAAGGAGATTCTGGTGATGGTATACCTAACGTTCTCTCTCCTGATAATTGTTTTGTTGTTGGCGAACGGCAGAAACCATTAACGACTAAGAAGATCGATGCGTTGATTGAGTTAGGACTGCTTGGTAAATACGATCATCCTCTTGCACGTAACTATATGCGCAATAAACACTTGATTGATCTTAGTATGGTGCCAAAGGCTATTGAGGCGGCTATCATTGGTTCATATGCAAGTCAGGAACATAAAACTAGAGACAAGATGTTTAATTATTTTATTGCAAACAAACTAAAAAATCTTATGGAACATATCGGAGAATTTTGATGGGTACAAGAATTGGTGTTGCTGAATTTCTCGAAAGTGTCAGCAAGTTAAAAAAGAAAGAAGAAAAGATCGCTGCATTGCAACATAATGATAGCTACATTCTTCGTACAATCCTGCAGGGTGCATTTGATCCACGTATTAAGTGGGCATTACCTGAAGGAGCTCCTCCATATAAAGTAAACGAACTTGTTGATCAGGAAAATGTATTGATTAAGGATGCGCGCAAGCTAGTCTATTTCGTCGAAGGTGGTAATCCTGGTATGAAACAATTAAGACGAGAAACATTGTTTGTTGAGTTTCTCGAATCATTAGCACCAGCAGATGCTAAGATGGTTATCGCTATGAAGGACAAGAAACTTCCATGGAAGGGAATCACACCAGAGTTGGTCAATGAAGCATTTCCAGGATTTATTCCAGCAGAGGAGAACAAAGCATAAATGAAGAAGCGACGTTATTCAATTGAAGACAGAGATTATCTTGACGAAGAATTCGAAGTCGACACTCGAAAGATCAAAGACAAGCGCAAAGAGCGTAGATTTGAGAGAGCATTGAGAACGAAAGACATATCTGAGCTTTCCCATGAGGATGGTTTAGATCCCGAAGACATTGAAGATGAAATTTGGGATGACGAAATAGTTGATAACACCACTCAACAGGTTTGGACACGCTAATGCCAACTTATAAATTCCTAAATAATAGCACTGGTGAAGAGTTTGAAGACTTTATGAGTATTTCAGCTCTGGATCAGTTTCTCGAAGAGAATCCGAATATAGTGCAACTTATTAATGGAGCTCCTTTAGTTCATTCTGGCAGAGGCTTGGGTAAACCTGATTCGGGATTCAGAGATCTGCTAAAAGATATGAAGAAAAAACATTCCCAGGGAATATCGAGGAGCAGCATTAATACTTTTTAGAAGAAGAGTTAATGACAGCAAACAACAAAAGACTAACTCGTAAACAAAGACGTATCCTCCAACAGAATGGGCATATTCAAGAAGAAAATTTTGTAAAGTTAAATTTTCGATTAAATCAAATAGAACCACTAACTGATAATCAACGTCTAACGTTTGAGAAATATCATGACGGAAAAAACCTCCTCCTCCATGGCATTGCAGGCACTGGAAAAAGCTTCCTCTCAGTATACCTCGCTCTTCAATCCATACTATCAGATTCAAGTAGATACAAGAAACTTATCATCGTTAGATCTGTCGTCCCAACAAGAGATATGGGATTCCTCCCAGGAAACAATAAAGAAAAATCAAAAGTATATGAAGCACCATATCAAGCAATCTTCACAGAACTGTTTGGTAGAGGAGATGCCTACGAATATCTCAAGCAAAAAGGTCTTGTGGATTTCATTAGCACTAGCTTCATTCGTGGTATCACTCTCAACGATTGTATTATTGTAGTTGATGAGATAGCTAACATGACGCTGCATGAGTTGGACTCTGTAATCACTCGTGTAGGTAAGAACTGCAGAATACTATTCTGTGGCGACTTTAGGCAGTCTGACTTCACTCGCGAGCATGAACGAAATGGGTTGATTGATTTTATGAGAATCCTCAATAGAATGAAATCTTTTGAGTATGTTGATTTTACCGAGAACGATATCGTTCGCTCGGCTATGGTGAAGGAATATATTATTGCAAAGGACAGACTCAAAATCGTCGCGTAAGATCTTTACGCATAAGCTTTTCGAGTATGATGAATTACCAAGAGTAGAAATAGAAGGCAAGCGATACTATCAGTTACCCGATGGGTCGCTTGCTAAATCTGTTACAACTGCTATTGGCGATGCATCAGACAAGACAGCATTATATGAATGGCGAAAAAAGATTGGCGAACAAGAAGCCAATAAGATTTCAACTCAAGCCGCTGTTCGTGGAACCGCATTACATTCTATCTGCGAACATTACCTATTGAACAATGAAGGTATGCCGAAGAAAGCAATGCCTTCTAATGTTTCTACATTTAAACAAATACAATCAACAATAGACGAACACATTGATGTGGTTTATGGAATTGAAGCAAGATTGTATTCATATGACTTGAAAGCTGCTGGCACTGCCGACTGTATTGCTGAGTGGGATGGCATTCCTTCGATTATTGACTTCAAAACATCAAGAAAAGAAAAGAAAGAAGAATGGATTGAGAATTACTTCCTTCAAGCCACAACCTATGCGATGATGGCAGAAGAACGGACTGGTTTGATTATACCTCAAATCGTTATTCTAATCGCCATCGATGATCGCCCTGAACCACAAATTTTCCGTAAGCTAAAGCTTGGCTATATCGAAAAAGTCCGCAAAATTTTCGCTTGACTTTTTTTCGGTTTTTAGGTATAGTTATAAATTAGGGTTCGAAAGGGGAAAAAATGTCAAGCTTGGCTATATTACTAAAACGTTATGGTTCCGCTCAAGGTTCTAAAACTAAAGGTTTTCCGCCTTATTACAATATTGACGCCACCACAAAATGGGCGGAATATAGTATTGACGAGCTTAAGCTTATAAAGTTAATACAAACCGCTGATTTTATTGAGAAATTTGACGCGGAAAAAGCTTTATCGGTGGTTCGGCGGAAAATTGAATATATGTATAAGCACAAAAATTTTGACCATTCGGAGGCGGTCGCCTATTATAAAAAGCTTAAACGGGCTATAAATTACTAAGTTATTGATTTAAAAGGAAAATCTTCGGGTTCTCCTTTTTCTTAAGTCTTTGATTTTACAGTAAAAAGAAAATGCTTTACTTTTATTTAAATCGGACGTAGAATATGAATATGGTTGAGATTGGTTCAAACGTTACTTTAAAGGTCAAAAATCCCTATTGGGATCGCCGATCGGCTTATAGCTTCGCTATAGCTGAGTTTGAGACCTATATGGGTACGGTATTGCCTAGCCCAAAATGGGTTGGACCAGACCAGCTATGCCTTTCCACGGGCGACCCTAAGTTCCCGTTCCGTGTTATTGACAAGGTTCGAATCTTAGGTGAGGCTATGGAGAGGCTTCCAGAGCCCGTCCAGAGCGTTTGGACGATCGCTGGGTCCAAGGTAGGGCAGAACTATATAGTTACCCGATCGGGTTCCCACTGGTCCTGCAATTGCGTCGGGTTCGGCTATAGGAGAACTTGCAGCCACGTAAACGAGGCTAAATCTTTGATTTATAACGATAATTCTAAGTCGTTGATTTCAAAGGAAGAAAAAAAATTGAAAAAAAGCGAAAAAAGTGCTTTACTTATATCCAAATCGGCGGTAGAATCTAAAAGTGAGTTGATGAAACGGGGTAATTCCGCCCCAATATATAATGAGGTTAATATGGCTAAGGTTGAGAAGCACGGCGATAAGACGAAAATCGCTATTGAGGTTATGGAACAAAATGTCAGCAAGACCTACGACGAGGTTTGTGAGCTTATCGCGAAGGCTATTGGTGTACCCGTAGCTCGCGCTCGTGTCTATTATCGTCACAAGGTAATCAATAAGCTCGCCGAGGGCTATGAGAATATGACTCGTCCTTTCCCATGGGAAGGCAAAGCTCGTACGCCCAAGACCAAGCAAGTTTCGGCTAAGAAGCTTCTTAAGGAAGTTGGTCTTAAAGCCCAAGCAAAGTCCGTTGAGGACATTGCGGCGATTAAGGAAGCCAATCTTGCTCGTCTTCGCGAAGTTTCTGCCAAGGCTAAGAAAACTGTTCGTCGCGATTACGGCGACCGTCAAGCTCGTTCGAACGATAGCGAAGGTGTTGCTGACTTTGATCCGCAATTGGCCAAGGAAGAAATTCAATCGATTCTCCGCGATGAGCGTTTGATTGATGTCGTTCCGAAGTTCATCCGTGAGGATGCCTAATGGTTTGGGTCTTCGGACCCATTCCAAAAAAAAAATCTTTACTTATTTCTAAAACAAGCGTATGATAGATAATGTGGTCAACTGAAAGGGTAATCCAATGGCTCATATGATTGAGGAAGTGAATGGTAAGGCGCAAATGGCTTATGCTGGCGATGTTCCGTGGCATGGTCTTGGTACTCGTGTGCCGAATGATCTGACACCTGTTCAGATGCTTGATGCGGCTGGTCTCGATTGGTCCGTCGAGAAGATTCCTGCTTACGCTAAGGTAGGCGGTAAGAATGTTGCAATCGGTCAGTCGGCTCTCGTCCGTTCTTCTGATAACAAGATTCTCGACGTGGTTTCTGATGACTGGAATCCTGTCCAGAATCTCGAAGCGTTCGAGTTCTTCAATGACTTTGTCGCTGCTGGCGATATGGAAATGCATACGGCTGGTTCGCTTCGCAATGGCCAGATCGTGTGGGGTCTTGCCAAGGTTAAGGAATCATTCGAGTTGTTCAAAGGCGACCAGATCGATTCCTATCTGCTGTTCTCCAACTTCCACAAGTACGGTCATTCGACCGATGTGCGCTTCACTCCGATACGCGTGGTCTGCAATAATACGCTGACTCTTTCGCTCAACTCCAAGGTCGAGCAAATGGCTAAGATTAGCCATCGTCAGGTATTCAATCCTGATGACGTGAAGGGTATGCTTGGTATTGCTAACGACAAGCTTGCGAAGTACAAGGAAATGGCTTCGTTCCTCGGTTCTCGTCGTTACAGTGATGAAAACATTGTCGAGTACTTCACTCGTGTGTTCCCCGTTTCTGGTGCTAACGATAAGAAGAAGAAAGAAGTATCTAAGAATGCTGAGCTCGCACTCGATGTTCTTGAAAACCAACCAGGAGCTGAATATGCTCCAGGTACTTGGTGGCAAGCATTCAATGCTGTTACCTATGTAACGGACCATCTCCATGGTCGCAATGCTGACAATCGCCTCCAGTCTGCATGGTATGGTTACCATAAGAATGTGAAGGCTAAGGCTCTTGAAACTGCTGTCGAAATGGCTGAGGCTGCTTAATTGCAGCCTCTCTTGTTTAGGAGATAACAGATGTCTATCAATGTAGCGAAAGAAAAAGCGTTCATCAATCTTGCAATACAAGAAGGTTTATACGATAATTCTGCGCTTAATTGCTTAAAAGATCTTGCAGAATCTGGTGTGGCGCTTGCTCCATTTATTTTCGAAAAGTTGATCAGTAAGCTTATGGGCAAAAAGCAACTTCACAACGAAGCATATCGCGACTTTGATGACGATAGCGACGCAAAAACTTCTTCTTGCAGTGCATATGTCAGAGGACAAGGTTGGGTAAATTATAAAGGAGCAATTGGTAAAGCTGAGCATAAAATTGGTTATGTTCGCGCTGCAATATACAACGAGTATACCAATAAAATTGACTTTTTTCTTATCCCGCCATCAAATAAAAATCGTTGTAATTATAATTATGCTGGTAGTATTATGTATTCATACAATATTTGCTCTCGTAAATATTCAAATGGTTTAGAAAGCTATCGAAAAGAAAATTTAAAAGAAGTTTGTGTTGATATCGCATAAAATGCTTGACATTATCCCAGTTCTAAGCTATAATTCTATAATAAAAATGGAGAATAGATATGGCTCGTCGCGCACCATTGATCGCTAAGAAAGCAAAGAAAACTCGCAGCACACGCAGCGAAAGCTATCTTGTCAATCTAAAGTATCTTGGCGACGAGCCAATATTCAATGCACCACTTACACAGGGCGAATATAGCTCAGCATTGAATTGGTATAATTACATGTGCGAAACAAAAGACGCACGTGAGTATATCGAAACTTATCTTAAGCAGAATGGTCGAGTGGCTGAGATCAAGAAGCTCAAGCGTGTATCTGATACATGGATACCAACAACAGTTGCTTGGGTTTGTCGAATGTTGTCTCGAGGATACAATCTTCCTGGCAATCCAAGACAATATATCGATCAACGATTGATTGAAGTTGTTGCTAAAGCAACAAAAGAAGAACAGCCAAAGGAAGAAACAGCGCAGGTTGTATCGATCCAAGATCGTATCCGCGAACGTCAGCACGATATTCTCGGCGAGATCGAAGGAATGATCGATGAATCAAATTATGAATTCAATCTTTACGATTGGTTAAAGGCGAACCAAATACCTGCTACATATTGTTCTTCGATTGTAGCGAAGTATTCACCATGCCTTTCTGAGCTCTTAGAAGCTTATGAAGGAAATGATGAACAGCTAAAAGAAGGCTATAGTCATCTCAAGAAGGCACAACTAAAAGAACTGATTGTGTTCTTCTCCAAGTTGATCGAAGACGCAGAAAAGTATGGTGATGTAGCTAAGAAGACTCGTGCACCACGTAAACCTCGTGCAGTTTCTGTTGAAAAGAAATTGAAGAATCTGAAGTATCAGAAAGAAAGTAAAGAGTATAAGATTGCATCGATCAATCCTGAAAAGATAATTGGTGCACAAGAATTATGGACGTTCAACACTAAATATAAGTTGGTAACTGTGTTTCGCGCCATCGATCGTGGTGGATTGCAAGTCAAAGGAACATCGATCATAGGTTACGACGACAAATCATCTTTCAGTAAAGGTTGTGGGCGTAAGCCTGAAATAGTACTTGACAAATTACAAAATGGCGGTAAAATAGTATTGAGGAAATTGATGGATGATCTGAAGACAGATAAACCACTTCAGATTCGAATCAATGAGAATACTATCTTGATGAAAGCGATTACTTGATGCAGGTTAATACAGATTCATCTTTCTTAACTAAAGACATGATCAAGAAGATCGAGAAAGCGCGCAACTGTAAGTATGTGTTCGAATCTTGCTTGAAGACTGTCGATGGTGGATGGTTCAATGGTCCAGCTGCTATCTTTTATAACGAAGAGAAGCATCCAACTGGTTCTAACTATATGGCTGTCTATGTTGATGGTAGGACTCTATATCTCGCCGATGGCATTTCAGCTGTCGATAATGTGATCTATGAAGGTATTGAAGCTGAAGGCGAGGTAGTCTATTCTCGTTACCGCCATGACTTCCGCGAGCATAAGAATGGTGCATACATCGACGGCGGTCGCGATTATACTAAAGTTGGTGGCGATAAGTTCAATGACTATAATCTGGTTCAGTTCAAAGTCGTTGGTGGTAAAATTGTTTTCATCGCAAAAGACGAAAAATGCGCTGGTGGTAACTGGCGTTCACAATGTGATGATTGGAAATGTGTTGGAGGGTGTCGAAACGAAAAGGAGAAATAGATGTTCAAACGAGTATTGCTTATAGCATCATTACTGCTGCTTCCGTCAACAGTATATGCTCAGACTTCTTGTGGCAAGACGGAAGACATTGAGGATGTGCTAAAAGCAACTGGTTATGAACCTTTGTTGAGATCGCTAAACTCGCCGACGAACCAAGTACTGCTTTGGTTCAATAAAGACAAAAGAGTAATAGCTGTATTGGCAGCTCCTCTTACTGTCGGTAAACCAACTGAAATTTGTTTTGTCGATAGACTGGTCGAGGTACAATTAAACCTTGACTTATTACAGGAATTAATGTATCATTAGAATATAGGATATCGTCTTCACCACAAGCACCACAGACAGAGTGACACGTAAGATGACTGTGCATCTGAGGGTCGGGATTCTTTGCCTTGGCAACACCGAGGGTGCTTTTGATGGAGACGAATAAATAAATTGCTGAGGTCGTTGAGGCGTTCAGAATAGACGTTTCGGACGGGAGGGCAGTACTCCCCCAGTCCACCATAGATACACTGGTCGTTGGGTGCAACAGTCCTCCTATTATAAAGAGGGTATGGCAGAAGAGACTAGTATATAACTGTTAGCACTGGGCAAAGCGGTGTCTCACAGTGTATCTTTGATGGGCTGGAAATCAGGTTCGACGGGATGTAGTAAAGGTGCGAAGAGACCAAAAGCAACGTTCAGATGCAAACGATAATGCACCTATCACTCTGGCACTAGCTGCCTGAGTATGAGCTTCGGGGCTGAGCTTGGAAACAGAATCAGCCCCACAAATTCCATTTACAACAAGGAGTATATAATATGAGCGCAGCATTTGATGAATTGTTAGTAAAGTATATCGACTTGAAGAACAAGTATGATAATCTCTCTAAGAGTCTTGGTGGCAGCACTATCTCGCTATCAGGAGCTCCCCAAACTTTCTTAACAGAACCAGCACCAGCTCCATATGTTAAGTCAGGTTATACGGTCTCAGTTAATGCCATTTCTACTGACACTGTTAAGTTACTCGATAGTTAATCCATATTGGTCTCTTAGCTCAGTTGGATAGAGCAACAGCCTTCTAAGCTGTGGGTCATTGGTTCGAGTCCAATAGAGATCGCCATTTCTCGGAGCGCCTATGCAAACGACGAAAATAATCCGCGATATACCTTTGGGTGTATTGATGTTAGTGGTGTCCCAGTTCTTCATTTATGGAGCATTGTACCTATCGAAGTTCCCAAATGTATTCGAATTTCTTGGTATTATGTTTTGTGTATGGGCGACTGGATTTTTGACTGACTTAGGCATCCGAGTTATTAAAGGAATTGAAGTTGCTGAATCTGAGTAATACATTTTTTGTACAAGAAATAGAAACATTATGCCAAACAAAGAGTATCGAATATATTGATGCGGTTGTTTATTGGTGCGAAAAGAATAATGTGGAGGTAGAATATGCTGCCGCATTGATCAAAAAAGACCCAGTATTTAAATCGAAGATAGAGGTGGAAGCTGAAAATCTCAATATCCTGAAAAAGGGAGCTCGATTGCCCGTATAAATAATATTGGATACAACATGGGAGATCCAAATGCTATTACGAACAGCAGGTAAACCCAAAAGAGTTCCAATAAGTTTATGTAAGCAAGCCGTAAAGTGGTATGGTAAGTATCTGCTAGGCAGACTCTACCATAATATAGAGTTGAAGCTAGAGTTTGATAAGAAATCTCTAGGTCCGTATGTATATGGATGCTGTGATTGGAATGACGATAATCACAAGGCTAGAAGCTTCACAATAACCGTTGATCCGAATCTCGGTAAAAGAAACATGCTACTCGTTATTGCCCACGAGATGGTTCATGTTAAACAATATGCCAAAGGCGAAATGAAAGACTATATCAAAATGGATAGAGTCAAATGGAAGGGTAAAGTTTATAATGAATCAATTATAGATTACTGGGAACATCCATGGGAGATAGAGGCTCATGGTCGAGAAAAAGGTTTATACTATAAATTTCTTGAGAACGTTAAACAGAACCATTAATTTATTATGAGTGATGATACAATGTCTGCATTTGAATGTTATAAAGAGTATATAGCTCTAAAGAACCATTTCACAAAACCATCATATAGCTACCACAAGTATAACGGTAAAACAAAACTATCTTTTCAATCTTTCGAATCAAGAAAAGATAAGATATACTTTATGAAGGTAGCCAAGCATCCTGATCCAGTCAACTACATCTTATCTAACCTGTTGGAGAATGATAAGCTATGGATTAAGGATATCGCTTATAGTGATAGCGCCAAGCTTGTTTATCAGGATTGGCAAAAGCGTCAGCAATCGCTGATGTATATGTTTTCACAAGAATTATCTAAACTTGCCAATGACTTTGATTCGAATTTCATTAGCGAGGATAACAGCCATCCATATGTAATCAAGTTATTCCTCAGAAAAGAGATTAGCTTGGAGACATTGGTAATGCTTGTTGATCTAGTCAAGTGCGTAAAGACTTGGAAAAACAAGTATGAATACGACCCGATTGTTGATGAGCTCTTAACTAAAATTGTGAAGTATCGTCCTTTCCTCCAATATGATCATGATAAAGTTAAGAAAACAGTCATTGACAATTTCAGCAATCGGTAGTATAATAAATAATGTTGCGAGCTTATGCTCAACATAACTAATATGATTAATACAAACAATACGGAGAATACAAATGGTAGATTTCGCAAAACTTAAAGCTATGTCTGGTAAGAAGTCACTCGAATCTCTTACTGCCGAACTTAATAAGATCAATGGTAATCAGAACGATAAGTCAAAGGATGATCGCTTCTGGTATCCTAATGTGGATAAAGCTGGCAATGGTTACGCTGTTATTCGCTTCCTCCCCGCACCAAATGAAGAAGATGTTCCGTTCATTCGCATGTTCGAACATGGTTTCAAAGGTCCATCGGGTTCATGGTATATTGAAAACTCTCTCACAACTATCGGTAAGCAGGATCCTGTTGGCGAGTTAAACACTCAGCTCTGGAATTCTGGTCTTGAATCCGATAAGGAAGTTGCTCGTAAGCAAAAGCGTAAGCTTCACTTCGTCAGCAATATCTATGTTGTGACTGATCAACAAAATCCTGAGAATGAAGGTAAAGTCTTTCTGTTCAAGTATGGCAAGAAGGTATTCGATAAGTTGAATGAGGCTATGAATCCTCAGTTTGCTGATGAAGATCCTATGAATCCATTCGATCTTTGGTCTGGTGCTAACTTCAAGTTGAAGATTCGCAACGTCGAAGGCTATCGTAACTATGATAAGTCTGAGTTCGCTGCAGCTGGTCCATTGTTCAATGATGATGAGGAAATGGAAGCAGTTTGGAAGAAGTGCCATTCACTTCAAGCATTCCTAGCTCCTTCTAACTTCAAGTCCTATGATGAATTGAAGGCTCGCTTGAATAAGGTTCTTGGTCTTGATGGTTCAACTCGCGCTGTTGCTAAGGTTGTTGATGAAGAACTTCCTTGGCAAAACGAAGAAGCTCCTGCTCCTGCATTGAAGGCAAAGGCAGCTCCGAAGTTTGACGAGGATGAAGAAGAGGATGAAGATATGCTCCTCTTTGCCAAGATTGCTAATGGCTAAAATGAATTGGGGAGCTTTTCAGCTCCCCTTTTTTTATTACTTTGTAATCTTTTCCTGAGTTCTACCATATGCGGTAACACCAAGGATAGCACCGAAGGCAAGATGAATCAATCCACCATTATCGAGTGTGATTGACTTCCATGCAACATATGGTAATCCTTTAATGAATACTGGCATGAACATCGAGATAATTGGGAATCCAACAAAGTCACAAAAGCAGATAAGCATATAGAGCCAACCCATTGCTGGTCTCCAATATGCTTTCATCCAATGTTCGTCTTGTTTAGCGTTCTCTTTTTCCCATTGTTGTTTCTCTAACTCAATCTTAGCAAGCTGTGCTGCTTCTGATAGTTGTTGAGTGGGAGCAGAAGAAGAGGATGATGATGTGAATGTAGTAGTAATAGAAGCTGCAGCACCTTTTGTAGCAGGTGGAATTTGATCCATCGCAGGTTTAGCAACAACTGGCTCTACACTATCATCGACAGTTCCAAATTTAGCCATGTTATTTTCCTTTTTATTATTATCTAACTATGGTATAAATATAGCAATTCAGATGATGTAGGTGGTTTATGTCCAACGACATTATTTATTTCTTGTTCGCTCTGGCTATTTTCCTCGCTATAATATGACATCTCATTATACTGGCTTTGTTGAGAGTAGTCACCAGATTGTTGTGGGCTATCATATCCACCCATCATCATTTGTGGCTGTTCTTCGACAGCTCCAAGTTGAGCAGCTGATTGTATAATTTGAGGTAGCATCATTGCCATTGTTTGGACAGGATCTGATTGCATACCACTGTTCATTCTATCTCCTGGAACACTTGAGTGTGTTGGTTGCGAACCAGAGTACATATTTGCTACGCTTGAATATTTTGGATCTGAACCGCCAAACATACTGCGAGTAATACCAGCTGGAATAACACTATCGCCCTGTTGAAGATTGCGAATAACTGGTCCTCTACCAGATGATTTCATTTGACCTGACTTGCTGATGATTGCTTCTGGTCCAAGTTCGCCAGTAATTGCTGGACCAGTTTTTGGAACATACATTGATCCTAACATATACGCAGGAAGTTGTTTGACATCGACGCTACCACCTTCACTTTTTGCTATAGAAAAGTGCATTGGGTCTTTTACTGATCTCCAATTCATTCCCCAACCAAGACCCCACTTTGCTGCTATTTCAGCTGTTTGTGGTGGTAGATCTGTTTGTGTTGTCCCATATGGATTCGTCGAAGGATTGATGTCAATCGCAGCACCAAGACCATGAAAACTTAATTTAGAGGGATCAGATTTATTTGGTCTATTTGCATAACCTCCTATCGATTTAATTTTATAACCAGTTGCTTCTAGATCAGAAACAAATCCTTGAAATTTGTCGATATAATTAGCGCCAACTCTTGCAGGACCAGCAGAAGTTTTGATAATATCAAGAGGTACGTTTGTTCTTCCACCAGCTAATCTATTACCAACATCCTTAACAGCTTTTTCTCTATCTTCAGCATCTTTAGGAGCAGGAGCAGGTAATAATCCTGGAGAAGATTGTGAAACATTTACTCCACCAATCCCTTTTACTTCATTTGCTTTGATTAACATTTCATTTGCTGAGAATACAATATCATTAGCAGAGAACTCAATTATATTACCATTTACATCTTTTACTGCATCTGATTTATTTTTATTAGCTGCATATCTTGGATCATTGATTGATGTTCCTACCATCCCACCAGTCATTCTATAAACAAAGTCATCTACCTTTGCAGCTCCTGGAATGTTTTCATTTATCCAATTTCCAATTATACTGTTTCCCGCCTTAGATTCATCAGCATCGAGGAAATGAGAAACGCCTCCAGCAATCGCAGCTGGTATTGCAGCTATAGCTAGACCAGCCAATGCGCTTAGGATAGATGTACCACCAAACCCACCACTGCCACCTGTCTTAACATTTTCCAACGATTTCAACATCTCAACAAGAAGATAGTTCTGTGTTTGTTGTGCGTCTATCAGTACTTTGGTAAGTTCAGTTGATTGTGATATTGCTTCACCAACTGCAGCGATAGTTCCCTGTTCAGCAGTTGTTGGTTTTTCCTGCACCATGGTAGCATTAATACTACGGTATTTTTTCTTTTCACTGAATAATGCAGAAAATATAGTTGAGAGTAAAGCCATTATCTTCTTGCTCTACCGATGTGATGATGCAATCCCTGATATGCCGCATACCCAAGAGCAACAGTTCCGAGTATCTCGAACACACGTCTGATCATATCATCATTGCCACCATCAACAACTCCAGGCTGTTTTGGTTTTGCTGTTTTGCTTTCAACATGCTTATCCAGTTTCTTTGAGACTACTGGTTTTGGTGCTGGTTGTGAAACAGAAGGAAGACCACTGAATTGATATGGGCTTACTGATCCAAATGTTTGAACACTTGGAGAAATTGGATATAATTGTGCTGCTGGAGTGGCTTGACCTGGACCCAGAGGTAAACCAGATACTGGATCTATCGAATAAGGTTTGTCTGTACCTTTTAATGCTCTTTCGAGAATATCTCCCTGTTCAAATTCATATCCAAAAGCTGGTTGATAATCTTCAACATTTATTGCGCCAATTTCGTCCAAATATGCGCCAGCTCCTCTGCGAGCTTTATATCTATTAGCAGCATCAGTTAATGAAGCGCCTCTGCCAGCTAAAATATCGCCAACCTGTTTTAAATTTTTACTTCGATCTTCAACATCTCCTGGGACTGCTTTATTAGCTTCAACGAAATCATCCCACTGTGCGCTTGCTTGACGTACTGTTTGGCCAAGCACTTGAGACATTGGAGTTAATGGTACATCGGTTAGAGTTGGAGGATTCAATCCACCACTCCAATCAGCAATTGGAATTCTAGTATCAGTAGTTGGCGAGCGAGCTGCTGCAGGTGTTGTTTGAGGAGTTGCTTGCGCTGGCGTTTGTGTAGTTGTTACTGGAGCTGTATTAGTGTTTGTTAAATTAGCTTTAACTTCTTGGTTTGTGGCTACTGTACCACCACCCATCTTAGCACTAATTGATGTTAGTTTTGCTCCATAATCTGGATCTGTTGCATATCCAGATCTGGATTGAGCGGCAATAGCTTCATTGATATTTTTAGCAGCAATAACACCTTTATATCTTTTATCAGACATTAAAAGATTAACATAATCTGCAGCTGATTCTGTTGGATCGCTATAAGATCTGAAATTCTGTTTGGTGGTAACCATTTTACCACCAACAAACTCTTGTGTGGTAGCACTTACAGAATTTGGACCAGAACCTTTTATTCCGAACGCATTATTTCCAACCATGCGTCTACCATATCCAGTTTCAAGTGAAGTTTGTGTTGCTCCTAGTTGAGCAATAACTTCTGGATTTGGCACGCCTTTCTCTTTTGCAGCTGCATATACAGCATTGTACATTTTATCATAATAACTTTTTTGAGATTCTGTTGCAGGTGAAGGAGCGACGCCTGGAGTTATAGGTGTAGTTGGAGTTGGTGGAGTAATCGCTTGTGTAGCGCCTCCACCTACTATCGGTGTTTGTGTTGAAAGATTAGGTGTTCCCTGTGGCGTTTGTATTGATGCTGCTGGACCAGTTGCTCCACTAGAAGCGCCACCACCTCCACCCATACCGCTAGCAGTAGAAGTTGTGCTACTTTTTGAATCGATCGTTAACGTACCAACTTCAAATGTAAGTTTCTGTGCACTGAAACGTAACTCATCAGCTTTAAATGTTATATTGTTTTTGCCACCTCTTTGTTGAGCTTCAGCTATAGCCTGAGATTGTTTCTTATTGTCGCCAAAGAAATAGTCATATCCTTTTTGACCAAGTTCACTACCAGCTATTGAACCACCAATACCACCAATGACTCCACCTGCAAGAGAACCAAATGGTCCTCCAATCATTCCCAGCGCAGCACCAGCTTCAGCTCCTGCAATACCGCCAGCTAAAGCACCACCACCAGCTGTTGCAGCTTTACCAACACTACCAGTTTGTTCATAAACATCTGATGCTTCTAATGCAGCACCAATACCAGGAAGTAATTTTCTACCTAAAAATCCACCAATTCCTGGACCTTTGACTTTACCACCAACTCCTTTTGGCGTTTTACCACCAGCTGCAGGTTTAGCTCCACCACCAACACGACCAATTGGAATTTTATCTGTCAGATTTTTGATAGCATCTAATATACCACCACCATCTTTTGATATATTACCAATCTTTTCGGCGATCTCAGATAGTAATGTTGATGATTGTTCCATCTCAGCCAGTTGTTCTCTGAGAATGGTATTATTATCACGTATATAATCTTGGATTGATTCGAGCTCTAATCTAAGTTCAGCTTTATCTCGCTTATCTTCATTGTCGAGCTTCTGTTTGTCTTCTTGAAAAACCTTACGTTGTTTTTCATTATTATACGTATCAGGGAAAATGGAACTGAGAAACTTGGCATATCCAGGAAGCGTTTCCTCGATTGCTTTACCTTCTTCGTCGGTAAATCTATCCTGTTTGTCGCGATAAATGTTTCTGCCGCCAACAACACCCACAAACTCGTGACCAAGTTTATTATTCTTTTTCTTTTTAGCCATTTATGAGCCTGTTATTATTGAATTTATTATATTTAGTTGTTACCTAGCCTGTTTTTGTTTCTCTTCCAGTTCTTTCAGATAAGCAGATAGTAACTCAACATATATGTCACGCTCAAAAACTATTAGATTCTCTATTTCAGATAAAGACCATTTGTGGTGATGAGTCAGAGCAAAAATGGTCTTATAATAGTTGTCGAGCGTATTGTGAGTTACCGCAACGTAAAAAAATCGGTTAATGCCTTCATCTCAATTGTGCGGGTATTACCAAGCGAGTTTTTGTATTCTATCTTGTAATAGAGCGAAGGTAGATTAAACATAAACTCGCGAATCTTTTCGAAGCTCTGAATATCCATCAATTCAATAAACTCAAGCATATCTTCTTCTGAAAAATCTTTGCTCTCATATACATTTTCTGAGTCATAGACCTGATCAATACATCGGACTATCAATCTATAGAATGTTTCTTCGCCCTGTGCGCCGAGGAATGTTTTGTCATCATAGATTTCTGCTGTTGGATATCTCATAATCAAACCAGAAGTAGGTGTGATCGCAATCTTAGTATCAATCTTCTTTGGATAAACAATTGATACTTTCTTTAGATCAACTTCAAACTCATAGCTCTTTTCATCCTCTGTATCTCTGTATGATACTTTGATTGTATCGCCAATAGAAAAACCACGAAGGCGAACAAACAAATACTCCAATGCAAATAGAGATATCTTTTCAACATTGAGCGAAGGATCAAGACAACAATTTGTTACAACCTGTTTGATTGCAGAAAGAATGTCTGTTGGTTCCTCGCTGACTTTTGCCATCAAAAGAAGCTTTTCTTCTTTGACCAACATTGGTCGAAACATATATTGTTTCTTTTCGGGAGGGATTGCAATGTTGATTGTCGGATAATCAATTTTAGGTAACTGCATATTATACTCCAATTGTTACATAAATTATGGTTGTGGTTGACGAGTAGTTCTTACTCCACCAAGAGTTGTTTGAGTTTGAGGATCGCCGAGCACCCATTCTCTGAATGTCAATCTTGTTGTTATCTTTACTAGATTATTATGATCGCTCCAGCTGAGAGGAACGTCATTAATAGAAATCGGATAAGCTTTCAGCAATGTTGTTCTTATTGCCTCGAGTCCAGAAGTATCATATACTGTGATGTTGACAGTCGCTGCGTAATTGTCTTTGTACTCAGCTGTATAGAATGAGCCTCTCAAATTTGAATTAATATCATTGTTTATTGGTCCAAATATATTTGTTTTCGATTCATGACCATTCATACCAAAAATATAATTGAACCATGTATACCAAAACGAATATGCAAGACCAAATCTATCACAAACAAATGTCAAATCAATATCAGTGTAGTTGGCAGAGAATGGCATTTTTTCTTGAATACCAAGACCAAGACGATTGATATCTGTTGTACGCATCGCCATTCCAGGTATCGAAGCATTAATACAACGATATGTCAGATCACGAGATGTTTGTCTATTCGAATCGCTATTACCAGCCTGATCGTTAATTCTATAACCTGCTAACGGACCCTGAAGAAAGATGGTAACATCGTATTTGTTTGTTTGTAGTATACCATCGTCTTCAATATATGCCTTAAAACGTTCTATGTCGAAACCGTACATTTATTACACCATTGAAAGAGAATCTTTGAATACGATAGACTTGTTTGCCTTTTGGAATCTTTCAGTCGGTAGCATTAATGCATAATCCCATTCATCTGGTGAAATGTAAATGAATGGCGAGCCAACATGCGAAAATAGATATTTTTTAACACATGGTTTGAAATATCTAAAACGACTGGCTCCGCTCAATATCTGATAAGATATCTTCAACAAAGTTGTTTTATCATACTTTTTATTATTTATTGTTGAATAAAGAGCATCCATCAGTCTAGCTCTCAACACAGGAGGCAGGTAATGGAGATTTATACCAAGGAAACTGTCGCCATAAAACTCAATTGGAAATACCAATGGGAATGTATCATAGTATGGCAAAATGTCTTTTGTTTTGGGATCATAGACAAACATATACATTTTACCAATAGAGTTCGCTGACAATGATTGAAAACGAACAAATGGTTGTGTTGTTTGTGTTATCTTTCTGTTGTCTATTCTTTTGACTTTGAGAGCTTGAGAACGAAACCAGTCAACAGCCTCTCTAGATCCAGCTTTGAGATCCTGAGAAGAAGCTTTTGTCAATATGTTCTGGAATACAGCCATCAGAATTTTATCCCTAACTCTTTTTCGGTCATAATCATAAATTCCCAGCCTCTATCAAGACAGTACTCGCGAGCAGCTTTCCACTTAGCATCATTTACACCCCATGTCATTACCTCAGTAATATACCTTCTTGTCTTGGTATTCTGGACGACAGGAGGCTTGGTTTGCGCTGCTGGTTTTACTTCGATCAACACTGTTTTCTTTATACCTTCTTTATTTATGATTGTGGCTATAAAGTCAACAAAGTATCTATGGATTCTGTTATCGACTGGAGAACGATAAGGTATGACAACTTCTTCCGATCCCCAGCTAACCACATTTGGGTCTTTATCAAAACGATCCATCAAAAGACATTCCCAGCGAGAGCGATAAATAATATTCGAAGGATTGCCTTTGTATTTTTGAGGATTCAGCGGTTTGAAATAACCTTTGTAAGTCGCCATGCGTTGTAAAGACTCTCAATAAATAATAAAAAGATATTTATCAAGGAACCAGAATGCCAGTTGTAATCGATCCAGTCACAGGCGAAGCTATTAGTTCTCCTGGAGTTTCAGGTAAAAGCCCCGCATATTTCCCTTTGGATTTAGCAACGTTTGATTATTGGATGACATTTCAATTTTATGAATATCAGATGCCTGATTTAATTTCGCAACAAATTTCAAATAGTTTAACATCTGTTGGGTTTCCCATTAGATTACCTCTACCTAACTCAATGATTGACGCTAATCATGTTGAATATTCGGCTGAAGGCATAGGATTAGCTGGAGCAGCTGCAGTTACTGCTGCTAAAGGATTATCTGGAGCAGATTTTAGTTCTGTAACAAGTCTTGGAAAAACGCTTGCTAAACCACTAATGGATACAGGATTGTATGCATTAGGATCTAAATTAGAATCAGTTTTAAATAATGCGCCTGGGAGAGCTGCTTTAGCAACAAAAGGAGTAGCTTTAAATCCTTTTTTGACAGTTTTATTTAAATCTCCTGCATTCAAAAAACATACACTGTCATGGAAATTAACTCCATCTAATGAACCAGAATCTAGAATTCTTAATTCGATATTAACAAAATTTCGCGCTAATATGTTACCTGGGATGGCTGATGGGTTGGGTGGAGCTTTGTTAACATATCCAAACATTGTTCAAATTGACGTTAATAGTAGCAGCGAAGAATATTTTAGATATACTTTCAAACCAGCAGTAATTACTGATGTTGCTATAGATTTTACAGCAGCGGGTCAACCATCATTTTTTGGATCAACGAAAGCTCCTACAGAAGTGTCACTTCGTCTAGAATTGATGGAAATTGAATATTGGTTGTCAAGAGATTATGGTTTAAATCCAAATTCAGTTGGTGCTGATTTTGTCAAACAACTTATGGGTAATACAGTTGAAGAAACTCCAAGATAATAACATATTAGGTTATAAAATAAATGCCTGAGTCATATTTTAAAAACTTTAACACAATACAGTACGGTAACAGTACATCTAATTCAACTGTTGTTGATATAACAGAACGTGTTGTTGTGCTTAATAATGTTCAGAAAAATCTCAATGGTTACTATCCAATGGATATTACAGATGGTAAACGTGCTGATCTTGTTTCATATAATATGTACAAAGATCCATACGCTAGCTGGACGCTTTATCTCGCAAACGATATCGTCGACCCATACTACGAATGGTATATGACGGATCAGCAATTTAATGATTACATTGTTTCAAAGTATGGTTCTATTGCTATTGCATCACAGAAGGTCGCATTTTGGAGAAATGACTGGGTTGATAAACCAACACTATCTCCTGACGCATATCAGGCTGAGATCTTAGGTAATCCAGAGCGTATTAAATATTGGCAAGCAAATTATAATTACAGCGGAACACCAATCGATTATTATAGAGTAAAAGAAGATTGGAAGGTAAACACAAATAAGATTGTAAAGCTGAACGTTGCAGTTGGTAGTAATACTTCATTTATTACCAATGAAGTTCTTACTATTGATTGTACTGCTCTCAGCTATGGCTCTGGTAAAGCTCAGGTTATTTCTGCCAACTCAACAAACATAATTATCAATAATCCAGTCGGCGATTTTATTACTAATTTCTCTGCTGACCCAGTATTCAACATTGGAACAATTACTGGTCAGGAAAGTGGTGTTACCTGTAATATGACAGGAGCATCAGAGATTTATAAAAATTTGGCTGACAATGTTGTAGCATATTGGTCGCCTGTTTATTATTATGATTATGAGAGAGAAAAAAATGAGGGTAACAAAACAATTAAAACGATCAAACCAGCTTATGTTCCAACATTTATTAATAATGTCAAATCATTGTTAGGACAATAATGGCAAGTTTTAATCCTGGCGACGTTCTCATTGATAAAATACAGATAGTATCACCAAGAACCTCTTCGTGGAACTTGGCACCTAATTTTTTGTCATGCGATATATTCGAATCGATTTTTACTCCTGCAGTTCTTGCCTATATCGAAGTGCTTGATGATAGAGATTATCTTGGTACATATGCCAAATTAGCTGGCGATGAGTTAGTAATTTTCACATTTAGAGTTCCAAATAAACAACAGGTATCATATTCATTCCATCTAAACAGCGTCAAAGATATTGTTAATGAGGGTGCAAACAAGTCAAAGGTTTATAAGCTAGAGTGTATCAGCCGCGAAGCATTGACAGGTCAGGTTAATCATGTTCAAAAAGCATATGATGGAACAATCGATGAGATGGTACAGGATATTGTCAAAACAAAATTGAATACGAAGTTGCCACTCGATGCAGAAAAGACAAAGGGTAAAAGCAAAAGAGTTATTGTCAATCAGCCAGCGCTGCAGGTAATCGAAACACATCGCAAAGAAGCTGTTTCTGATAAGAACAAAGGTTCAAACTTTATGTTCTGGCAAACATGGCGTGGATTTTATTTTCAATCATTAGAATATATGATGCAGAAAAACGATGTCAAAAAGTTTAAACACATTAACACAGTTGGTCATGATATTAGAACTTCAATCGATGATAACATTCTCGCATACGAAGTAAAACAGAATATGGATGCAGCTTCGCGTATCAAAGCAGGTGTTATGAATCATCGTATTACAACATATGATCCACATACCCATGCCTATGTTTCTCAAGACTTCAAGCCAAAAGGCGAAGAGATGACTAACTTGGGCAAAGGTATCATAACAACATTAGCATCATTTACAGATCTGTTCTCTGATCCTTCTTATAACAAAACACATTTCAGAGTAAATAATCCAAATTTATCTGTTGGGTTAGGTAAAAGCTTTGTTCCTGAATCTATACCTTACAAACAGCTGAATATGGCACAGATGCAAGAGCAGATGTTACATTTGACAGTTATTGGAGATCCAGTATTGGAGCCAGGAAAAACTATCAATGCTGTAATCAATAAGATTACTGGCGAAACAATATCAAATCAACAGGACACACAGGCGAGTGGTCGTTGGTTGATATCAAAAACACATCATCAAATAAGAAGAGCAAATCAATTACCTAGATATGTTATGAGTTTAGAATGTCTCAAGGGTTCATATGAGGAGAAGGTATAATGACACAGAGTTCTCTTGGCAGCTATATGGAAATGTTTGTTGCGGAAGTAAGAGACATTCGAGACCCAAATCCAGGATCTGGTAAAGTTAAGTTGATGATACATGGCCATCATAATGCAGGTCCAGAACCAATCAAGGATGAAGATTTACCATGGGGGCATTGTATTGTTAACAATTCACCATCATTGAATGGTATTGGTAAAACAATCAACTATTTGCCAGGAACAACTGTTGTTGGATTTTGGTTAGATCCTGAGACAAAAAAGATTCCAGTTATTTTAGGTAGCATGCACAGAGCTGCGCTACCAGATTATGCGGATTAACAAATGTCAATAGATCCAAATCCAAAAGTAGGAGCGACACCTCCATCTAAAGTTGAAACTGAAGGTACAGCTCCAGACAAAAAACCAAATCCATCAGCTCCTGTTGGTCCATTACAAAAATTAAATAATCCTATTGCTGGTAAAGATGGTTATAAAATGCCGCAAGGTATTGGCGCTGATGGTACTGGTAAAGTTCCTTCTGATAGTGCATCTTTATTGTCTAAAACTGGATATACATGGGGATTGAATTCACCAGTAGGCGAACAACAAAGTTCTAATACGCCAACAGATGCGAGTGCTGTTAGAAAAGCCAAAGATGAAAAGAAAAAACAAAATCCAAAACTAGATCCAGATCAACCAACGATTGTGTCTCAAGATCTCAGTAAAAATGTACAAGATGCATTTATGTCTGCAAATCCCCAATCACTTGGAGCTGTTCTTGTAAAAGCAATGCAGTCAATGGTTATGCTGAAGATGATGAACAAACTGACTAGCCCTGCTGGTATAAACAGTATGTCATCTGGTGGTATCGGTGGAGCTTTACAGGGAGTAGCAGGAGCTGTTGGTCTTGGATCAATGATGGGTGCATTGAATCAAGTAATGATTCCATTATCAACTTCTGGTCTATTAAATGGATCAGCAACAGATGCTCTTCATGCTGGTATGGTTGGAATGATGAATAATACAGCTGTTGGCGCATTATCTGCACAAGAGATAGCAGCTGCTCAATCAACAGTTTCGACAGTAGCATATGCTATGAATGCTATTGCTACTGGTAACGCAAGCGGAGCAGTTGATGCTATTGCGTCTTTCGGTGGTCCTGCATTTGGATTAACACCTGGATCTCTTGCAGCAAGAATTGCTTTAGTTGGACCAAGTGGCAGAATACAATCTTCAGGTATATACAATGGTGTAAGAATTTATACGACAATAACAACATCCCCAAATCCACATCTTACAAACAATATTCCTATTCTTACGGGCGCAGAACATGTTAGTATAGCAACTGCAGCAGTTAGCGTTATTGCTGGTGGCTTGAGTGATGCTCTTGGTATCGATAATCCTGTTGGTTCTACATTAAATTTTGTTAGTAAAGCATCTGGAACTGTTAGCGACCTGACAGCTGGTGCTGGACTTATTTCTGGCTTTCCAAATATAAATAGCTTTACTCATAATGCTTTTGGTAGTATAATCAATAGTGGGATCGATAATATAGTTAGTTCTGGATTAAACAAAGTACTTGGTGTTCCTACTTCTGGATTGCTGGGTGCTGCGACATCATTACTACCAGCCATTGGCGGAGATATTATCAGCTCTATATCTGAAGCTCCTTTAGCTAATGTTAATAGCGGTAAGATAAATCAAGCAATGCAGAATGCTACAAAGGCATTAGCATTATCAAGAGCTGGATATAACGTTGCTCAGAATATATTTGGAGCTTCAAGAGCAGAACAGATAGTTCAAGCAATTGACAGTTCATCAAATTTAGCTGCAGCTGTTGGTGGCGCGATTAATATGGTTACAGCTTTTGGAGATATTATCCATAGCGCTCCAGCTGAAATGCAAAATAAAATGGTGACGGCTGGAACACAATATGCTGTTGGTAATGGTTTAATAAGGTTATAAAAATGTCAGCACCAAATACTCCAAATAAAGCAGCAGACGATCAACCAACTCCAGGAAAATTTGGATTAGTTCAGATTGAATCTGGTCTCACAAATTTAATTGTGCAGTCTCATGATGTTGAAAATGGCATTCATGAATTTCTTGCCAAAATGCATAATGATGGCACTTGGTCAACACATACCAAGGATGCGAATGGTTCTATTACCGATATAAACCATGGCGCATATAAAAGTTCTTCTCAAGCACAGCATGAAGATGTTATGGCTCATGATCAAAAACGTGTCGGAGGTGGATCTGCGGAACATATTGAAAATGGTAAAGATGAACAGGTTGGAAATTCCAAAACATCATCCGTTGATGGACCTACATTAGAAAATCTATCTGATTCTAAGAAAACACTTAGCTCTGGTGGTGATGGTCATCAGTTTATGAAAGGCGACCAGACGTTTACTGTCGATGAGGGTGGTGTTCATTTCGAAGTTGCGAAAGACTTCTCAATTATAAGTAAAGGTAATGCAGTTCAAATTAATACTGATAACGAGTTTTATCTCAATTCAGGTGGCAGAGTTGGTATTATTGCCGATCTCAGTATTACTTTAACATGTGGTACTTCTCAAATTATCATGGAGCCTAATAAAATCACAATAACGGCTGCTGATATAGAATTCATAAAGGCGACCTAAATATATGGCTATCTGTCACAGAAATGGAGATGCAAGAGCTTGTGGTGCTACGACAGTTGTGTCGGGGCAGGATTTTGTTAAAGTAGATGGTCAACTTTGGGCGGTAAATGGTGATCCAAATACAGATGGAGATGGTAATCTAATTACTTCTCATAGTTGGTTGAGGATAAACGGTAAGGGTATTATTGTTAATGGAGACAGTGCAAATCCAGATGATATTTGTTTTATAGCTGGTGGTGCACATTGTAATCCTTCTGCTAGTTCTGGTGATGATTTAATTAACGTATCATAAAAAAGAGAAAATAAATGGCATCAAGAGCGGACGCGATAACCCAACTACAAAAGAAAGTCGATACATATTCTGACTTTCCAAATAGCTTTGCAAAGCACCCAATCACTAATGAGTTGGTCGTTATAAAGAACGAAGCAAGTCTCCGACAGGCATTTAAAAACCTTATTATGACAAACATCGGCGAGCGTCCATTTAATCCTTTCTTTGGCTCTAATATATCAAGAACACTGTTCGAGCCATACGATCCATTCGTTCGCGAAGATATTATTCGCTATGTTACAGATGCTGCCAAATCATTCGAATCAAGAATCAATGTGCTTGGTGTTGATGTGAAAGATGTTCCAGACAAAAACGGAATGACAGTTAACATTGTTTTTTCAATAATAAATAATCCAGAACCTGTAGCTTTTAGCATTTTCCTCAAGAGAGTCAGATAAATGGCGAATACATCTGTAACCTTAACCTCACTAGATTTTGATACTCTTAAGCAGAGCTTTCAAAACTATCTGACAAGTCAATCAGCATTCAAGGATTACAACTTTACTGGCTCTAACATGAACGTCCTTCTGGATGTTATGTCATACAACTCATATCTCAATGCGTTCTATTTAAATATGGTTGCGTCAGAAATGTTTCTTGACTCAGCTCAGAAGTATGATTCTATTGTATCGCATGCTAAAGAATTAAACTACGTTCCTCGTTCTAATCAATCAGCTGTTGCTAACGTTAGTTTTACATTTACTTCGCTCGCAGGACCACCAACATTTACTGTACCAAAGGGCGCTCAGTTTAGTGGTCAGAATTCTAACGGATCGTTTCTATTTACGACCAACATTGCGCAGAACTATAACTCGCTATCTTCTACATTCTCGGTAAACAATCTAAGAATCTATGAAGGGTTCTATATCGATGACGTATTTGTTATGGATTATACGATCGATTCACAGAAGTTTATTCTTAGCAATCCGAAAATTGATACTGATAGTTTGACCGTCACTGTTATTGAAAGTGGCGCTAATACTATATTTACTCGTGTTGATACACTGTATAATCTTTCAAATACATCGAATGTTTATTTCCTGCAAGGCGCACAAAACAATCAGTATGAAATTGTATTCGGCGACGGTATTCTTGGTCGTGTTCCAGATAATCTTGCTACGATTGTTGCTAATTATCGTGTTACCAATGGTTCAGATGCGCAGGGGGTTTCATCATTCCAGTTAGTACAAAACCTGAATGGCACACCTTCTAATATTACAACAATATCAGCATCAACTGGTGGCGCGAATGCTGAGTCAGTTGAATCAGTACGAAAGTCTGCCCCAAGATATTTCGCAACACAGCAAAGAGCTGTTGCTTCTGATGATTACTCTTCGCTTGTATTAGCTAAGTTCGGCGGTCAGATCGCAGACGTTAGCGTATACGGCGGAGAAACAGCAGAACCAAAACAATATGGTCGTGTTATCGTAACATTGAAGCCAGCTGGTGGAACAATCGCTGCAGACTATGTAAAGAACTCAGTATCTAATTATTTGTCAAGTTATATTTCATTACCTACACGTGTTATTATTGCTGATCCAGAATACATATATGTTGGTGTTAACTCAGTTGTACAATACAACGTTACTGCAACAACCAAGACATCTTCTGAAATTGTTCTAGCAATTCGTAATAACATTTCTGCATTTAGCACTGCTACTCTTGAGCAATTCAATAGCGATTTCCGTTATAGTAAGTTCACAGCTGCTATCGATAATAGCAACGAAAGTATCACAAGTAATGATACAGATATTACACTTATCAAGAGAATAGCTCCTCTTCTCAATTATTCTACATCATTCACATTGTACTTTAATAACCCAGCAAGTCAAGAATCCACAGGTTCATATAGTTATACGCCAACAACAAAGTTCTACGATGAGCCTGTAATAACTTCATCAGCATTTACATATGTTGATTCGAATGATAAAAAATGGCCACTCAGTTATATTAGAGACGATAACTTTGGCAACCTCGTAGTTTACACTACAGTCAATGGCGTATTTACTGTGCTGACTACTTTGGGTACAGTTGATTATGCAACAGGTTATGTGAATATTAAAGACCTAAAAGTTTCTTCATATAGTAATCATATCTCGATTTATATGAAGCCAGAAAACAAAGACATTCTTGCTAACAAAAACAAAATTATTTTGATCGATTTGAATGACGTTAATGTATCTGTAATACCCACTCAAAAGTAAAATAAATGCAATTTAATATTGAAAAGAAAATATCAAATTTTGTCGAAAGCCAGTTTCCACAGTTCTATTTGGAAGATGGCCAAACATTTGTATTATTCGTCAAGGCATATTATGAGTGGCTAGAATCAGAAGGTCAGGCTGTTAATCAATCTCGTTCTCTTTTTGATCTTAGAGATATTGATAATACTCTCGATAGCTTTCTAGAACACTTTCAGAAGAAATATCTTTATGGTGTTCCTTTCAACGTTATCATCAATAAAAGATTTTTGCTGAAACACATTCTTGACGTTTATCGTTCAAAAGGTTCTATTCAGTGTTATAAGCTGTTGTTCAAGCTTATCTACAATCAGGACGTTGAAGTATACTTACCTGGTTATGATCTACTCAAGCCATCAGATGGTACATGGGTATTACCAGAATATCTCGAAGTAACAAACTCACCAGTACTAAAGAATTATGTTGGTAAACAGATCGTTGGTATCTCATCGAACACTACAGCTGTTGTTGAGAATTATATTCAACAACCAATTAATGAAAACATATCAGCTTCTCTTATTATTTCAAACATTCTTCCTCGTGGTGGTGCATTTAACGTTGGCGAAGAAGTAATATTATCTACTGATACTGGTAATGCGAATATCGTCTTTACTGCACCAAGAGTCGTTGGATCATTAGATAGCTTGAAGATCATTAATGGTGGTCAAAACTTTGCTGTTGGCGACATCATTAAGCTTGTTCATAGAGACCTAACAAATAACGCAGTTGTTTCATATGGCGTAGATGGACTACTACGTGTAACAGGATTACAAAGACAACTTGGAGCTGTCAACTTCAATATCATCGATGGTGGTTTTGGATATGACGAAAATAACAAAGTATTTATTTATCGTGGTGATGGTGACACAACAGGAACAGGCGCTTCTTTTCAGATAGGCAGTCTTTCATATAATCAATCACTAAAACATAATACTGATATTATCGCCGACTATGCCAATCTACAATTCAACGTAGCTGCATATAACTTCCCTGCTAATGTAACTGCAAATAGTATTTCGCTTATACAAAATGCATTGGCGTTCACGAACACAACATATGGTACGCTTGCAACTCTAAACAATGTGTTTACTGGGAATAATTATACACAAACGCCATTTGTTTTTGTTCGTTCTATTCAGGATTCAAGACTACCACTAGAAGGTAGCATTAGCTATACAACATCCTCTAATACGATAACAGGAACAAGCACTAGCTTTACTTCTTATTTCGCAAATGGTGATGTTATTTGTTTACAGGCTGACTCTTCGAATAACTTGACAAGAGAATATCATATTATTAGAAATGTTATTAGTGATACGAATATACTTCTTTATGGACATCCTACATATAACTCTGTAGCTAATGCATTTGTAAGAACAGCTCCTGTTGCATTGCCTTCTAATTTTGCTTTATATGAAGCGCCAATGTTCAGAGCGGATGGGAAAATAAACGGCGAAGATGAAATAATCTATAGCGATCCATCGAGCGGTAACAGTATTATTGCCACAACAACAGCCTATAATTCTGGTAAAGGATATGTTCAGGACGAAATAGTTCAAGCATATCTTTATTCTGGGTTAGCGCCAATAACGATAAACACTGGTGGATCAATGTACATAAACAATGATCCTCTTGTAATTTCTGGTGGTGATTATACAACACCTGCATCTGGTTATGTAACAACTGATTCTTCTGGCGTTATTACTTCTGCGATTTTAAATTATAGTGGTTCTGGTTATAAGTCAATGCCAACAATATCTGTTAAATCAAGAACAGGTTCTGGCGCTGTATTAGAATCGTCAATCCTGGAATATAATACACAGAGTAAAGTGCTCGGTAAAGTAACAAAAAGAGGCGTTGGTATTGGTCAGGGATACTGGTCAACAACTCGTGGGTTCTTAAATTCTGACAAGTATATTCAGGACAGTTATTTTTATCAGGATTTTTCTTATCAAATTAGAGTTGCCTCAACACTCGATAAATATAAGGAGATTCTTTATAACACCTTCCATACAGCTGGTACAGAATTGTTTGGTCAGTTTTATGATGTTATATTAGACGCTTCTATTGGTAAAATTAATTATGAAATGTCGTCAGCAATAGTTGCAACATTGATTACTGTTGATACTAATAACCTTACTGCTGACAACGCTATTTCACCATCTGCGGACTCAGGATTGTTTTAAATTGGAGAAATTTTCTTGTCACAAGTTATAATCAATATTGGTAATGCTCCAAACGATGGAACAGGCGACGCTCTTCGCACAGCATTTGATAAGACAAACCAAAATTTTACAGATCTTTATGACACAATTAGCACAGTTACTAATGGTCTTGTCAATAGTTCGCAACTTTCTGCCAATCTAAGTAATTATCAAACTACTGCTGGTTTATCTGCTAACGTCGCAAAGCTTACTGCCAATACAACAACATTTGTTGGGTCAGTATCTGCAGCTAACGTTGTGTCTAATGCCCAACTCACTGCCAATCTCACAAATTATGCTCTATTATCAAATGCCAATTTTACAGCTAATGTTAATGTGACTGGTAGCGCAAATCTTAGCTTAGATCTTAATGTCGGTAGAAACCTGACTGTGGCTGGTAATCTTACAGTTAGTGGTAATACCTTCATTGTTGGTGCGAACAATCTAATCGTTCAAGACGCTGTTATTTCTCTTCATACAGCAGCCAATCTTGCTCCTCTTGTTTCAAATGATGGTAAACTTGTTGGTGTTGCGTTCCATTATTATGATAGTTCAGATAAACAGGGTCTCCTGTCGCTCAATCAATCAAATGCATTCTTAACTTATTATAAAACATCATCAGATGCATCTGTTGGTGATCCAGTAGGAAACACATTAGGAACAATTCAAGCTGATACATTCTATGCTGGTAATGGTTCTGTTTATGCAACAGTAAATTCTACAATTTATTCTGGAACTGCTAATAACGTAACATATGTAGGTAATGTAACTGCTGCTAACGTTGTATCGAATAATCAACTACAAGCTAATCTTGGTAACTACCAGACGACTGCAGGATTGAATACGAATATTGCTGCCTATCTTCCATTGTATAATGGTATAGTTAATGCAGCTTCTATCAATGTTGGTTCTTCATTTATTGCCAATAGTACACAAGTATCTCTTTCTAGCACACCACTATCAGCCAATGGTTCTAATGGAACTTCTGGTTATGTGCTGACTTCCAATGGTTCCACTGGCTCTCCATATTGGCAGTCGATGGGTTCTGTTGGTGTCAATACTTCTGCTCAGTATACTTGGACAAATACTATATTCTATGCCAACAATATACAAGTGCTTGGTAACAATAGTCTAATCGTTAATGCTGGTGCAAAAATTATTGACTCTGTTGGTTCTCAAGGTACTGCTGGGCAGGTTCTTACATCAAATGGTGCAGGTAATGTTTATTGGGCAGCTGCGGCTGCTGGTGTAAACTCAGCAGCCCAGTATACTTGGACCAATACTCATACATTCTCAAATACAGTAACCATCAATAACAATCTATATGCTAATGTTGTAAATGCTACATCATATAATACTGGTACGATCTATGGCACAACGCTTGGTGGTTTCTTAGCTAATACTACATTTATGGGTATTGGTAACTCTGCTACTAACGTTGCGATCAACACAACAGCAATTTCGATCGGTGGTGGCGCTGCGACACTGAATAGCACAGTATATACTGGCACATCAAATAATGCATCATATCTTGGCGGTAGTTTAAACTTTTCAGCTAACTCTTCTCAGCTTACTTTAAATACAATACCTTTTTCTGCTAATGGTGGAAAGGGTAGCGCTGGGCAGGTTCTTACATCAAATGGTTCTACTGGTTCACCATATTGGTCAACAATATCGACTAACGTTTCAGCTCAATATGCATGGACCAATACACAAACATTTTCTAACACAGTAACATTCAGCGCAAATATTGACCTGAGCGGTAGCACTATTCAAAACTACCAGGAATATGCTAACGGTTATGTCAATACAGGAACTGCTATTACTGTTTCAGCTAATAGTAATATCGTAAGATATACACTAACAAATAATTGTACAATTACACTGCCTTCTGGGCAGCCTACTGGCACAAATGCTATGAAGAGTATTGTTGTTATGTTAAAACAAGATGCGACTGGCGGTCGTACTATGGCATTTGCTGCTCCATCTGGTCAATCAATCAAATATAATAATTCTGCAACTCAGCCAGCAGTGGTTAGTGATGCAAATAAAGTTACAATTTATGTTTGTCAGAAATACGACGGCGATACGGCATGGTACATTTCATTATCGTACATCGATGCGTAGCTCTGATAAATATCGATAAAGTATAGCGGAGAAATTAGTTGGCACTACAGACTGTTAATATTGGTTCTGCACCTAATGATGGAACTGGCGATCCGCTGCGTACAGCATTCGATAAGTCGAATCAAAATTTTATTGAGCTTTATTCAAATATGATTGTTGCTAATACAGCAAAATCAGCTAATGGATATGTTTGGCTTTCTAATAATGTATTAATACAATGGGGAACTGTACTAGCTAATACTACAACAGGTAATGCTACATTTTCGGCTGCATTCCCAAATGGATGTGAATCGGTTACACTTTCTGTTATTGGTTCAGCTAATGTTGCTTACCAATCAACAGCACCGAATACTACTGTTGCGACAATCAGAACTAGCTCGACAACAACTGCTATCAGCGTAAATTACATTGCTGTAGGATATTAAGGAACTAAGATGGGCGAATTTTTACCGAGTTATAAAAAGGCAATTATTGACGAGTTGATCACGAGTATTGCATCAAATACTTCGCAGTATTACTCGTTCGCTTCGAATCCTGTTCCTTTCATTGGTCCAGTTCCTCCAATTACAAATACAGAATATAGCACTACATTTACTAACAACTGGCAAATGATTTTCGGTAAAAGACTTACTAGCTCAGATTTGTCTCCTATGATTATCAATAATCAATGGGCTGCTAATACTGTTTATGCCATGTACGATAATACCAATTCTCAATATTCAACAACAAATAGTAGCTTTTATGTGATTACTCCTCCCGCAGTTTATGGTGGAGCATATGAAGTTTACAAGTGTCTTAATAATGCAAACAACTTGCCATCAACAGTATTACCATCACAGAAATCGCCGCCATCTTCATTTACAACATCTGATGGATATATTTGGAAGTATATGACTTCAATTCCTGCAGCAACATATGGTAAATTTGCTGTTGACAAATATGCTCCTCTATCGATTAATGCTACCTCTGTTGCAGTTGCATATAATTACAGCGGTGTAGATGTTGTTATGATTAATAGCGGCGGTTCAGGCTATATTTCAGTTGCTAATGGTGTTGTTCAGGGCAAATCAAACTCTACATATATTCAAATTCAAACTGCAAATACTTCTGGTGTTAACGATTTCTATACAAAGAATGCCATTTACTTTGAGAATCCAGGATCATCTACATCCCAGCTAAGAAGAATTGTAAAGTATGAGTCTGTTCTTGGTGCTAATTATGTTACTGTCGACACACCTCTTGATCTTACTAAAATTACTGCTGGTGGTACATTATACACTATTTCTCCTGCTGTTGTCTTTAACACAGATGGGGTTGTTGACCCAAAAGGTTATACAGTAATTAATACTGAAAACTATTCTATCGCCAACGTTGTTATTATTGAACCTGGATATGGTGTATCTTGGGCTAATGTATCAATTCAAAGTAATACTAGCTATGGAACTGGTGCTAATGTTTATGCGATTGTGCCACCTCCAGGCGGTCATGGTTCTAATCCAACATCAGAATTAAATGTTACTGCTTATGGTATAGCTTTCCATTATGCTAACAGCGAGTTAAGCACAATCCCAACAAATGTTACCTATAATAAAATTGGATTGTTAAAGAATCCATTCGAAAGTAATACATCTGGTGGTAAAACATTAACTCCATATTCAGCAACTACATTCAATTGTATTTTTAATGCTAACGTTTCTCCTGCTCTGACATTTAGTGTTGGTGAAGTTGTTACAGGAGGTACTAGTGGAGCTTTGGGAACTGTAGCATTTTCAAACTCTACAGTTGTATATCTGACAGGCGACAAGAACTTTATCGATAGCGAATATATTGTTTCAGCGAACGGAACAGCGACTACACAGATATCGATAAATAGTAGAGGTCAAATATACACAAAAGATTTAACTCCACTTTATGTACAAAACATTACTAATGTGACTCGCGACCCACTCAATTCAGAGTCATTTAAATTTATAATTCAGGTATAACAGGAACCAGAAATGCCAATTAAAACTGATCTAAACGTATCACCTTTCTTTGATGATTATAAGGCTAATAGCGAATACTATCGTATTCTGTTTAGACCATCAGTTCCTGTACAGGCAAGAGAGCTTACTCAAGTTCAATCTATGATGCAGAATCAGATTGAACAATTCGCTTCTAACTTCGCATATAAGAGTGGTGATATTGTAAAAGACTGCAGTATCGTTGATATTCCTATTATGCCTTATCTTCGTTTAGACGATTTTCAAACAAACGGCGCATCATTCGATGTTTTTTCACTCGTCAACACACAGGTTATTAGTGCTAGTTCTAACTTGGCAGCTCGTGTTGTTGTTGCAAATAGTGGTCTAGCTTCAAACTATCCAAATACAAATGTTGTTTATGTTACATATGGTAGCGTGGGTCAGGCTGTAGGCGCTAATGGCGAACTTATTTTCTCTAATAATGACACATTTACCTTCAGAAAACTGCCATTGACAGGTAACGATACGATTGATATCATTGCTGTCGTTAATGCCTATGCAAATGCGACAGCAAACACATATACAACTGGTAATGCGCATGCTATCACAGTAAGCTCTGGTATTGTTTATCTGAACGGTCAGTTTGTTACAATCAATAGCCCAATTACTGGGCTCGTTAATAACTTTGGTGTATATGCTGGTAACAACGTTGTTGGCTTCGAACTGAATGAATCAATCGTAACAGAAAATCAGGATACATCGCTACTTGATAATGCTCTTGGATATTCAAACGAAAATGCTCCTGGCGCATGGAGATTGAAGCTCAATGCTTCTATTGCTTCTTATGATCCAGGTTCGGCTCCAAACAATTTCGTTTCGTTTGCCAACTATAACTTCGGCAAGTATGTAGCGAAACAACCTATTATCGATGTTAATGCAACCGTTGGGACAGCGATATCAAAAACTCTCTATGAAACATCTGGTAATTATGTTCTAAATCCGTTTACTCTTGACACAGTAACAAATACAGGCGACCCAAACAGAGCTCCATCAAATGCTAATACAGTATTGGGTAGAGTGAGCACTGGTGTTGGATATGCTCAGGGTAACAGAATTGAGTTTTTTGCAACTCAGTATATTAATATGCGTCGTGGTGTTGATACGCTTGTTAAAAAAGAACAACAGATTTCATTTGCCTATGGTGGCTATTATATTCTAACTGAAGTTGCTGGCGGTTTTGCTTTCGCAAATGCTCAAACTGTCAATCTTTACGATCAACCACAAAAAGCAGTTACAAGCTATAAATTCTCATCATTAACACCAGCTGGTAATATTATTGGTACTGCTTCTGTAAGATCATTCATACAGGCTAGTGGTACTCCTGGAACAAATACAGCTCAGTATTATCTTCACGTATTCAACATTCAAATGAATAGTGGATATAACACTTCTGATATTAAATCAGTTTATTATGATGGACCTTCATTTAAGGGTGTTGGTGACGTAAAATCAAATGGATTGGTTGGAACAAATACGAAAGACTTACTCTTTTCATTCGGTTCCAGAGGATTGAAGAATCTAAAAGATTCAGCTAATAACAATAATACTCAATACACATACCGTACAAGCAAAACATCTACTATGAATTCTAGTGGTGTTGTTGTTATCAATCCAATTGCCACATCACAGCCAGGAGGTACAGATATCCTCCCGTTCGGCAGCGGTATTACTCTGACAGATACAGAAGCTGCAACAATCGATTTGATTGTCACAGCAAATGCTGATTCTTCTGCGTTATCTGGTACAGTAACAACATACACTGGTAATACATTAGTTCTTGGTTCTGGTACTTCGTTCACAACCAAGTTTGCTATCGGCGATCAGATTAAGGTACAAAACAGCAGCGCAAACGCTGTCAGAACAGTTGTTGGTATCGTAGACAATACACATCTAAATGTTGATGCAGTATTTGGTGACGGCGCTTCTGGCAAAACATTCTACAAGGCGTATATTGCTGGTAAAATTATTCCGCTAATTCAAAACCCACAGTATGGACCAGCTGGTAATGTAACAATTGCTGCAGCTAATACTACTGCATTTACAATCAATAGCGGACAGTTCCCAAGTGGCACAGTTGCTGTCGATGTTGTTTATAACGTATTGAGAACTGTTACATCACCAGCCAAGAAAGAAATTAAAAAGAACAGACTGGTAAAAATTAATACTGCGACAAATGCTGGTGGAACAAAAGGACCATGGAGTTTAGGTTTCAGTGACATCCATCAGATCCGCGCTGTATATGGTTCTAACACAGGTTCTTATGCTATCAGTGGTGATGGTATTGCTGATATCACATCGAGCTTTGTTTTCGATACAGGTCAGAAAGACACTCATTATGATATCGGTAAGTTATATGTAAAGGGTGGATATGACTCAACGACATATCCATTGCTGCTTGTTGAGCTTGACTATTTCTCACCAAACACATCAACTGGTTGCGGTTTCTTTACAGTAGAATCATATAACATTGACGATGCCAATACGGGTAATACCACAGCTATTCAAACCAAGGATATCCCTCTTTATATTGATGAAAAGGGTAATAAGATTTGGTTGAGAGATTATGTTGATTTCAGAACACCTGCAACAAATACTGCTAATAATACTGGCAATATTTCTGTCTATTACGATAACGTATCTCAATCTTGGTTAGCAAACACTTCTGAGCTAACAACTGCAGTAAGTTATGCTACTGTAAATCCATCAAGCACTCTAGCATTCAACATCCCATCAGGTGGTTTGAATGTTCCTGCTTATGGCGAAAATTTCCAATCTGATTATACAATTTATCTTGGAAGAAGAGATCTTGTTTATGTATCTCCGCAAAACAATGGCACACTTTATGTCAAGGAAGGCGTTTCCTCTGAAACTCCACAACAACCATTGTTCCCAGATAACGGTATGGCTCTGAGTGTATTCAATATTCCTCCATATCCTTCATTATCAACAGATCAGATTGACGAAGATCAAGCTACAAACAGAACATCTATCAATCTAATTAGAGATACATCTACTGCGATATCAACTAGCTTAGTAACAAATAGACGTTACACAATGCAAGACATTGGTAAGCTAGATAATCGTATTACGAATCTTGAATACTACACACAGTTAAGTTTGCTACAACAGAAAGTTAACAATCTAACAATTACTGATTCAAACGGTCTAAATCGATTCAAAAACGGTATTTTTGTTGAATCTTTCAATGACTTCCAGAAAAGCGATGTTTCTAATCCAGAATATAAATTTGCTATCGATTTTGCTAACGCAAAAGGTCGCCCAAGATTCTTTACTGAAACAATTGAATTGGTATATAATGGCGCTGGTTCTGCTAACGTTCAACAGACTGGTAACTTTATCACATTACCATATACAGAAATCAATCTTGTAACTCAGCCATATGCAACAAAATATAGAGCTCCTGCGCATGCTGCAAGAGCATGGTTTGGTCATATCGATTTGTTCCCATCATATAGCGCTGACGTAGATACTAAGAATACAGCATCTGTAAATATGACTAATGATAATGCAAAACCATATCAAGACTTTGCTCAAACACCATTTGCAACAACATATGGCACACCAAGAACCACAACATCAACAACTTCTAGTACAGTTACAACAGGTTCAGTTGAAAATATCACTCAGACAAAAACAGTTGATAGATATATTGATAGCACAGTTGTTGTTCCAGGAACTACACAAACTCAAAATATATACATAAGTCTTCCTGGAGGAGGCACAGGTGTAGATTATCAAGCTACTTTCAATAGTTGGATTAATGGAGATGTTGCTGTTCCTTTACAATATGTACAGGGTGGATTGCCAAATCAGGGGTTTGGACCAGGAGCTGTAATTGGTAATGTGACTGTTAATGAACCAACTCGTATAGTTGAAGACGGATTAAATTGATTTTAGGAGAAATACTTTGGCTGAGTTAAATACTACAACTACTACTCAAACTTCTACAACAGCGCAAGATGTTACTAATTTAGTAGTTAGTACACAAACCAGCACACAAACTGTTGGCAATTATGTAACAGATGTATCAATAAATCCATACATCAAGTCTCAAACCATTTATTTTTCTGCATACAATCTACGTCCAGGGCAAACGATCCATGCGTTTTTTGACAAAGTTTTAGTTGATCAATATTGCGCTCCAGGCGATCCTAGCAACCCATCAGTAGATAGTAATGGTTTAAAAACATTTCCTCTAACAGCAGCATTTGGTTCTCCTCTTGTTGTTGACAGTAAAGGACGTCTTGCTGGCGCTTTCACAATTCCTGAAGGAATGTTCAAAACAGGAGATAGAACATTCGAATTAGCTGATGCTGATAATCTAGCAGCAGCTGCAGACGCAATTTCAACTAAGGCGTTTTCAACATTCACTGGATCTCATCTTACGGTAACAAAACAGGCTGTTACTCTCACAACAATAAATCCAGTAATCTCAACATCAACATCTACAATCACTTCAAGTAGCACACAATCATTCGTAAACACACAAACAATACCAGATAATGTTATAACACAAACAATTTATAACGATATTGCTAATACTACAACAATACAAAATCCTTCAAGTACAGTATATAACTTTATTGTTCAACAAACTTCTGACACTAATGGTCCAGAAAACAACAGTGGAGCTGCGGACGATCCAATCGCTCAGTTTTTCAGAGTAAACACTGGCGAAAGTTCATCAGGTGTATTTGCTACATCTCTGGAAATATATTTCAAACAGAAGCCAGCTACAAACATTAATGGTGTTACTGTTTATATTTGCGAACTTAACAATGGATATCCTGATAGCAGTAAAATTCTTCCTTATTCAATAAAACATCTTACATGGGATAATATTGTTGTAACTACTGATTCAACAACATCAACTAAGTTTACATTCGATTGTCCAATATTCATGAACAACAACAAAGAATACGCTTTTGTTGTGAAGCCAGACAACAATGATGTCGATTACTGGGTATATTCTGCAGAGCTTGGTGAAGTTGATCCATATCAAAATATTCAAGTATCAAGTATACCAGTTGTTGGTACTGCATTCTATAGCGCAACAGAAAAAGCTTGGACAGCTCTACAAACAGAATATATTAAGTTCAAATTAAATGTTGCTCTGTTCGCAACATCTGATACAGGAACAGCGTATTTCAATAATGATGATAAAGATTATCTTACGGTATATAACGTTGGTAGAACAGCTGCTAAAGATATAACTCCAGGAGATTATGTTTTCCAAGCATCAAATTCAACTCCATCAACAGCAAACACCAAAATATTTGGTGTACTGAAATCATATGATGATGTTAATGGAATTATGTATGTACTGAATACTTCTGGAAATAATTATACTTCAAATACTTATCTTCAAGTACATAGATTTGCTAACTCTTCTGTTACAATCAACGGAACAAATGTTAATACAAGTACAATTATTGCTTGGGCAAATACAGGAAGCTTCCATACTCCTGTGATTGATGCAGCTCAAATTCGTTTTGCTCCTATGACTCCAGGTGGTACAAACATCACTTATGGTTATCAGGGTACAAGCAATGCATATGTAACTGAATCAGGATATAATAACGTTGTACAGGGATACGAAAGAGAATTCAGAGATCAGGAAAGAATCGTTGCAAGTTATTCTGACCCATCTGCTCCAGCTAACTATAGTGCACAAATTAAAGCAGATTTGTCGACAATATCTGTATATACATCTCCTGTTATTGACTTGACATCATCAAATATGTTCACATACAAGAACTTGGTTGATCCAGTTGCGTTCAATTATGGTGAATATCTTAACAATGGTAATTCATCAACGAAGTATGTTTCTCAGGTAATTACACTCGCTCCAGGTCAGGATGCTCAGGATCTTCAGGTTATTGTTACTGGTAGTCGTCCTGTTGGAACTGATATCAAAGTTTATGCTAAATTCCTTAATGCTCAAGATGGCGAAACTATCATTGATAAGTCTTGGTCGCCATTGTATAATTCAGGTTATGACACCTATACAGATCCAGCAAATATTGGAGATGTGAAGGAATATACATTCAAAACATTCCCATACTATGGATTGGTCAAAACATCTGGCACTATTTCTACCAGCGGTACAACTGTAACTGGTGTAGGTACAGCATTTGATACAGAGCTCGCTGTTGGTTGGTATATCAATATGGCAGCTACTGCTACACAGCAGGAAACATCAAGAAAAGTTGTTGCTATTGCTAATAGCACTTCATTGACTCTTGATAGTGCATTTACCTATAGTTATTCTGGGCAACCATACTATCTTGTTCCACCACCAACCACAGCTTATAGATCTAAGTACAGTAATACTGCTCTTGCTGGAACTGTTTCTACATATACTACAAATAATAGTATTATTGGTAACGGGACTAACTTTACTGGCGATTTCCGCGCAGGTAGTATCATTTACGTAAATGGAGACAGCCAAGTTATAACTTCTATTGCTAACTCTACTTTATTGTATGTTGGTAAACCGTGGACAGCAAATAATAGTAGCAATGTTTATAGCATTCAGACGCTTGCTGGTATGACATATCTGAATAACAACAACAATCTTTATACGAACTACAAGCAGTTCCAGCTAAAGGTTATCCTCCAATCTAATGATAGCTCGAAAGTTCCAATTCTACAGGATGTTTCGGCAGTGGCTCTACAGCTGTAATATGATGAATAAATATAGAAGAACAAATGTTGAAGGTCTAGTAGAGGATCCAGTTTCTGGCGCAATATTGAATATAAACAATGGTGCGCTAGAAGCATACAAACGCCAAAAAGCTGTTTTGGAGAATTCCAAAGAATCTCAGAAACGGATTGATAAAATAGAAGACGATATTGATGATATCAAACAAATGTTGCAACAGCTGTTGATGAAGAGACAAGAAGAATGACAATTTTAATACAAAATACTTCGGTAACAAACACCTTTGATTTCTGGCGCAATCGTACAAACGAAATAGCGACAGCAATGTCAAACTCTGTTGTTACTGTCAATTCAAATACAGCTACGGGTAATGCGGCTATTTCAGGAACGTTTACAGCTAACAATCTAGCTCTTGGAACTGGTGCTGCTTATGTTATGATCGGTAATACTACGGTCAATGCATATATGAATACATCATCGGTGTTTCTAGGTAATAGTACAGCAAACATTGTATTAACAACAACAGCATTGACGATCTCTACCAATTCTACTGCAAATATTATATTATCAACACCGACGTATACACAGTACTCAAACGGTCAGTATTATCTTAATGCCAACGGTAACTGGGCAGTTATTGCTCCTTCTGGAACAGGCACTCAGACAATTCAAACAACTGGAACTAGTGCTGCTGACTTAGATAACTTCTCTCCTAATACATACAATGTTGCGGAGTATATTGTTTCAGTAAAAGATAACAATGCAAACAACTACTTTACTGGTAAGTTTATTGTGGCGCATGATTCTGGAACTGCATATATTACTCAATATGCTACATTTACTTCGAACTCAACTATTGGTACATTTGCGTCAACTATTGCTAGCGGAAACGTCTATTTCAGATTCACACCAACGTCATCTAATACCACAGTCAAATATTTTAGGTCAATCGTATAATGGCAACAAAGGCTAACATAAACATTGATCAGGGAACTTCTTTTACAACCTACATTACTCTTACGGACGATGCAGGTAACGCACTAGATTTGTCTGCATATAGAGCTGAATCACAAATTCGTCGTTGGTATAATTCGATCAATTGTTTTAGCTTTGATACTTCGCTTTCATTAGGGCAGATTGCCCTTTCGATGAATGCCGAAACAACTGCCAAGCTTACACAACAGCGCTACCTTTATGACGTTGTTCTTTTCGATGGCAGCAATACTTCTACTCGTGTTGTAGAAGGTATGATTACCGTAAACTTTGGTATTACAAAACCAGTAAACACTACCTATTATTATGGTATTCTAGTCGGCAACGTACAGGGAACTATTTGTACAGGTGATACTGTTTATCAGTCTAATGGCTCAGCTAACGTTACTGGTATTGTTTATGACATTGAAGGACCGCTGCTTGGCTATGGTTCGAACAATGCAGCGAATACAACAAATAGAGTAACAAGTAATACAGTTCTTATTAAGATCTCTGATGCGTCAGGTTCATTCTCAACTACTGCAGATAGCGGTTATATTATAACAAGTTCGAATACAAACGCTAATGGTAATGTCCTATCGATTACACAGTATGTAACGAGGTAAACGGTTATGGCTATAAATGCAGTCATAAAAAGACCGAACCTGATTATAGCGAATACTGCTCCGCTTACAACAACTCAGTCTAACCCAGCGATAGAGCTAAAAAACAATTCTTCTGGTGTAAGCCAGAATTATCTCTCACATCTACTTGATGTTACAATAGACCATCCAACTGATGGCCAGGTCTTAACTTACAATGCGAATACTGGCAAATATGATTTAGCTTCAGTGCAAATCGGTGAAGCCAGCCTTGATGGTGGAAGTTTCTAGTATATAAATAAATATAAAGAATAATAACAAGGATTCCAGCCATGGCAAACAAAATTCAGATTAAAAGAAGTGCTACTACAGAAACACCTACCTCGCTAAATGCGGGCGAACTTGCGTTTTCTAACGTAGTTGGTGGTTCTGGTGTACTGTTTATTGGCTCGACCGATGGTGGAACTGTTGTTCCTATCGGTGGTGTAAGAAATCCTGGCGTACTTACTGCTAACCAAGCATTGGTTGCTAATACGACTTCTGGTATCGACAAGATTATTACTGCTAATTTAGCTGTAACAAGCGTTTGGGCTAATGGTTCATCTGGTTCTGTCGGCAATTTACTTTATTCTAATGGTTCTGGTGTTTTCTGGGCGGCTCCAGCCCCATCAGTATCAGGTTCAAATACACAAATTCAGTTTAATGATTCTGGTTATTCTAACGCTGTTTCTGCATTTACATTTGATAAAACTATAAACAAGCTTTCAGTAGCAAATATTGATACTACGACAATTTATTTTGGTTTATCAGGTAGCATTGATTATGCAAACTATACTGGTACAGCTTATAATGCTAATAATGCAACCAATTTTGATGGATCTAATTCTACAACATGGCAAGGTTATATTACCAGCAATGCAGCTGCAGCGTATACAAATGCTACTTCATATGCTGACACTGTAGCAGGAACTGCTTACTCAAATGCTACCAGCTACGCAGATACAAAAGCAGGTACAGCATACTCTAACGCTACGTCGTATGCAGACACTGTGGCTGGCACAGCCTATTCTAATGCTACTTCATATGCTGATGCGAAAGCAGCAAACGCTTACTCGAATGCAATGTCAGATACGCTATCTCGTAATGGTAGCTATACAGGCAATAACACATTCGGTGGAACAAATACTGTATTCAATTCGAATGTTGTATTCGGCGGTAGTATTACTAGCTCTATTACACCAGCTGCCAATGTTACATACAATATTGGTACGAACTCAATGCGTTGGAATGAAATCCACGCTTCTAATGTCCATTCTGTAACTGGTTACTTCGATGGCAACGTTGAAGTTGCTGGCGATCTTATCGTTTCTGGTAACGTTACAACAACAAACGTAAATTCTGTTATCATATCTGATCCTTTAATCTATCTCGCTGGTAATAACTACTATGCTGACTTGGTAGATATTGGTTTTGTCGGTAACTACTATGATGGCGCCAATCAACGTCATACTGGTGTGTTCCGTCATGCTTCAACAGATGAATACTATGTATTCCATAATCTGACACAGGAACTTTCAGGTAACACTGTTGTTGACATCAACGATAGTTCATTCCAGCTTTCTACTTTGAACACCTATCTAAAATCTGGTGGTCTAGTATCCAACAGTTCGAACGTTCAAATTACCGCTAACAGCACAGTTGGCGTTAATATTACTGGTAATACATTGACATTATCTACTCCTCTTGCAGGAACATCTGGTGGTACTGGATTAAATACATATACTGCAGAAGATATTCTTGTTGCTAATGCAACCAATGGATTCCGTAAGCTTAATGTTGGAACAGAAGGTTATGTCCTTCAAGTTTCATCAGGTGTTGTTGCTTGGAACTCATTAGATGGTGGTACGTTCTAAAAGGAAAAATATTATGGATGTTGAATTTGTTAATGCTTATATTGAAAAGCTTTTAAATGAAGTGATGGAATTAACTAAGACAAAAATGTTATTGGAAACACAGTTAGTCATTGCTTCTAAAACAGTGACTAGCTTGAAGTCTGAAAACGAGAAGTTACAAAACTCACTAAATAAAAAGTCTTCTAAAACTAAAGAAGAAAACAGTTTCTAAACCTCGGTATATACCGATTATGAGGATGCCATATGGCAAAAATTCAGATCAAGCGCACGTCTGTATCTGGACGCACGCCGAATACCACTAACTCAGGCAACGGTCAGTATATTGACTCTGGCGAATTTGCGCTAAACCTTGCAGATGGTATTCTGTATTCCTCAAATGGTGGTCTTATCGCAATCGGTGCTAACAACGTTGATGTTAGCGTATCAAACTCAATTAACATCGGTAATAGTAGCTCATATGTATTTGCCAATTCAACTATAATTGGTGGTAACAGCTACAATAATCCTGCACTATTTGCACCAAATGTTAATGATCCTTATTGGTCATTTGGTTCGTTTGCCAACAGCACCGACTTCTTTATGCAAACAAGATTCTGGGGCGGTAATGATACCAATCACGGATTCAGAATTTTCGATACAAATAGCAATACGGTTCCTTTTAAAATAGATGGTACAGGATATGTCTATTTCGACAAACTGAAAGCAAACAATACTTCAGGATCTTCTGGTCAAGTTCTTACATCAAATTCTACTGGTGGTCTATATTGGCAATCTCCTGGTGCATCTAGTGTTGATACTGATGCGCAATATACTTGGACGAACACTCATACTTTTCAGAATACTATCACATTCAGCTCTCGATTAAATGTTGGATCTAATGTATCAGTAAACACTTCTATGATTTCTGTTGGTAATGCAACAGTAAATACTCAAATTGTTGCTGGTAACGTTATACTCCATGGTTCAGCGATAACAATTACTAACTCAACATCGCAAATTATTATTAATGACGCTGGATATAGTATTACAGATATATCTACTGGCTCTAACACTGTTGCCAATTCATCATCTATTGTTATCGACGGTCAATATGTTCTCACATCAGCAACAGCTGGTGTTGCGAACGATGCATTACATTTAGGTGGTGTTGCACCAGAAGGGTATCAAACTACTGCTGGGTTAGCATCAAATGTGGCTACTTTAACATCCAACAATACATCGTTTGTTGGATCTGTAACAGCTGCAAATGTTGTATCTAATGGCCAACTACAATCAAATCTAAGTAATTATCAAACAACTGCAGGACTTGCTGGTAACGTGGCTACACTTGCCGCCAATTCTGCAAGCTATCTTGGAACTGTTGCAGCAGCATCCTACGTACAAAATACTGATTCTAGAACACTTTCTGGTAATCTAAATTTCACTGGTGTAAACACATATTTTAGCAGTACAACATATTTCAATGGCAATGTGACATTTACAAACAATGCTATGATTGTTGCTAATGGATCTGGTGGAGCAAATGGAACTGTTCTTGTTTCTAATGGAACATCAATTTACTGGTCTAACAGTATTAGTACAGGTACAGTTGTTGCAACTAGCGCTCAGATTGCTGATGCTGTTAATGTTGGTAATAGCACAGTTAATGTTAGCATCAATTCTACAAGTATTTTCGTTGGTAATAGTGTATCTAATACTGTTGTCAATACTACATTCATCGCAGTAAGTAATACTCTAAGCAATTCAGAAATATCACCACAAATGATTTTTGTTGGTAATACTTCTGCTAATACTCTTGTAGATTTGTCTGGCGCTGGTAATAGCGTAACTGTAAGCTATGCTACACTTTATACAAACGGGTATTGTGTTGTAAATACAGCATCAAACCATGGTGTGTTATATACCACTGGCTTAACTGTATCGATATCTAATACATCAGTCCCATATCTTAATACTGCAAATTATCCAGCTGGTTTTTTAATAAGAAAAGGTGGTATTGGGTCTAACAGTTTCTCGTTTAATATAAGTCCTTCTACCTTTGCTTCTGGTGCAAGAATTATTACATCAGCTATAAGAAGTGCTAATGTTATTACTATCAGAACTTCACAACCACACCAATTAACAAATAATGATTTAGTAACGTTTACTGGAATTACTGGAACACTTTATACATTTATTCCACCAACTTCTATCAATATTTCAACTGTAAATGGCGATCCTTCTGCATTTACTTACAATTGCGGTAATAATATTGGTGGAAGTATATCTGGTAATACTTACACATTTCCTACGATGACGTCATCAGCTACTGGACCAATATTGATGGTAATCAGTAAACCAAATAATGGTTTTACAGTTGGTCAATATGTTGCCATTTCTGGTGTAACGAATGGATCACCTGCAGGAACTTTTTATCCATCATCAAGAGGTAGTATTAATAATTATTTCAATATAAACAAAACATGGTCCATATATGCTGCAAATAGTACCACATTTACGATCAAAGTAGGAACAAAAGTTAGCACATCGGGACCCATGGGTGGTACTGGTACAATTACTGGAGCAGCTGCGATTGCTGGTGTTTCCTACGATGAAACCGCACCATTAACACCAGGTTCAGGGCTAGTAATACAATCATTTACTGCAAATACATTAGGTGGTGGAGCTGTTGCTAGATCAGCAAATCCAATAGGTATTACTATTTCAAACAGTTCGTTCCAAGTTAAAGCAACACCAAATTTCTTGTACATAGGTTCAACTTCCGCAGGTTATCTATTCACGCCAACTGGCGGTAGCGCCACTTCAGGTATTCCATAATGACTGACGTATTTCAATCTAAATTACTAACAGACAGTTTAATTATTCAATCAGTACCAGAACTTGACGGTATTGCGAATACTGATGCAAATAACTTTTTCGTTAATACAAGTACAATTCATATTGGTAATACGTCTGTTTCAGTAACAATAACACCAAATAATGTTACAACACCATCAGTTTTCGTTGGCGATGCTTTTCAAAATACAACTATTACACCAACAACATTAACAATACTTGATATTACTGGTGCAAATACTTACATTGACAACTTTATTGCATCTTTTCCTGCTGAAGTTATAGTTGGTGGTTCGATAACAATTACTGGTGATCTTGCTGCTAATGGCGCGACAGGAAATACTGGCCAAGTATTAGTATCAGATGGAAATGGTAGTATATACTGGGGTGACGCTAATAATACAGCGTATCTCGGTGGTGTTGCTGCAGCTGGCTATCAAACTACTGCTGGGCTTTCAGCTAATGTAGCTACTCTTACTGCGAACAATACATTATATCTTGGAGGAACTGCAGCTGCTGGTTATCAAACTACTGCTGGCTTGAATGCAAATATTGCTGCATATCTTCCAAACTATACTGGTACAGTAAATGCAACAACAATAAATGCTACGACTGCAACGTTTACTGGTAATGTATCTGTTTCTAGTCTTATTGTAACTGGCAACGTAGAAGTTATCGGTGCAAATAATCTTTCTATTTCAGATAATATGATCTATCTGAATGCAAATTCAACATATTCTAATCCTGATCTTGGATTTGCTGGCAATTATAATGATGGTACATATCATCATGCTGGTTTCTTTAGAGATCATTCTTCTGGCGTTTGGAAAGTATTTGATAACTATGGACCAGAACCAGATGCATCTCAGTATATTGATCAAACAAATACTACATTCCATATAGCTAACTTCCAAGCAAATGTTGTTTATGTCGGTAACACTAGTGTTTACTCAACAGTAAACACAACAAACTTTACAGGAACTGCCAATAATACTTTATTCGTCGGCTCAGTATCTGCTGCAAATGTAGTATCAAATGCGCAGCTATCGGGTAATTTAGCTAGTTACGCAACAACATCTAGTTTGTCTAGTTATCAAACAACTGCTGGTCTAGCAGCTAACGTAGCTACACTGACATCTAATAATTCAACTTATTTAAATGGTCAGCCAGACACATACTATACGAATGCAACAAATATTAGTTCTGGTACACTTGCTTGGGCAAGAGCTCCTGCAGGCACAGTAAACACTTCTGGTAATTTTATTATCGGTGGTAATCTCAATTTCACTGCATCAAATACATATTTCACTACAGCAATCTATGCTGCTGGTCAGGTTGTAATTAATCCTAGTGGCGATTTGGTTATCTCCAATGGAGCTGGTATCCAAGCGAATGGCACATTTGGTACAGCTGGTCAAATTTTATATACCGATGGTAGTGGTAATGATTATTGGGGCGATCCAGGAACGACAATTGCAACTGCAAACAATGCACTATATCTTGGTGGTGTCGCTGCTGCTGGTTATCAAACTACTGCTGGATTAGCATCAAATGTTGCAACGTTAACAGCGAATAATACTAGCTTTGTTGGTTCAGTATCTGCTGCAAACGTAGTATCAAACGCGCAATTATCAGCTAATTTAGCTAACTATCAGACAACTGCTGGCTTGAACGCAAATATTGCTGCTTATCTACCAACTTATACTGGCGTGGTAAATGCATCATCTCTTACATTAGGTACAGCTGTAACTGTTAATTCCACAGGTCTTTATACTGGTACAACAACGGATACAACAACTGGTACTGGCGCAACTATTGCTAATGATACATTGATTTTTATTGGTAATAATACTATCAATACATCAATTACCGCTGGTTCTATATCTGTTAATGGTACGGCGGTAGTTGCCAACAGTACTGGTATTTTTACAACTAGTACAGTTAATGCAGCTTCGCACACAACAGGCGCAACTGGAACAGGTACAGGCGGCATTTCAGCCAATGTTACCACTTTATTGATTGGTAACAATACTATCAATACAACAATTACTTCTGCAGGATTGACTGTTAATGGAACTGCAGTAGTCGCCAACTCTTCTGGCGTATATACCACTGGTACAATTAATGCTACTTCTTTTACGATTGGTACGACAACAACAGTAAATTCAACTGCAGTATATGTTTCAAATACAACTGGTAACGTAACAATTGGACCTTACGGCGTAACTATTACAGCCAATGGTTTAGGTTACCTTACAATGGGTAATACCACCGTAAATACTGTCGTTAACGCAACATCAGTTTATATAGCCAATACAACTGGTAATGTTATTATGTCTCCCTATGGAATCACAGTAGCTGCCAATGGTCTTGGTTTTTATAAACTTGGCAACTCAACAGTAAATTCGACATCTAATGCATCTGGATTCTTTACAACTGGTACAGCTAACGCTTCATCATTAACTGTTGGCACTAATTTTATTGCAAACACAACACAGCTGACAATAACAATCCCACTTTCTGCTAATGGTGGCACAGGATCAGCTGGGCAGGTATTGACTTCTAATGGTGCTACTGGCGCTCCATATTGGGCAACTGGTGGTGGTGGTGGATTTTCGAACGGGCAATCTATATCTGTAAATAATTTCGTAATTACTGGAGCTTTTACAGCAAATAGCGCTAATGGTACAGCAGGACAAATTCTTACCTCCAATGGTTCCGCAACATACTGGTCAACTTTACCATCAGCTGTAAGACAACAATTTACAGGCGACGGTTCAACGACAATATTCACAGTTACTGGTGGGTATTCAGCCAATAATTTGGATGTTTTTGTTAATGGTGTTAAAGTAAGAAATGGTACAGATGTAACAGTAACGAATGGATCTACATTTACATTTACATTAGCTCCACCTAACGGTTCATTAATTGATGTGATCGGTTCAGCAGCATCGGGCGGCGGCGGTTTCACAAATGGTCAGTCGATATCAGTAAACAATTTCGTAATTACTGGTGCATTTACAGCAAACAGTTCTAATGGTACAGCTGGCCAAGTATTAACAACTAATGGTTCTGCTACATACTGGTCAACAGTATCTATTCCTATGGTCGTTGTTACTGGAACAACTCAGACAGCTACTATAAATAACAGGTATGTACTGACCAATGCTGCGGCAACAACAGTAACGTTACCAGCATCTCCTTCTGCTGGCGATACTCTTTATATTGTTGTAGCAAATGGCTTAGCAACAAATATAGTTGCCAGAAATGGTAATAAAATTATGTCTACTAGCGAAGACTTAACATTAGATGTGAATTATTATTCGTTGGGTCTTATGTATGTTAATTCAACTTTAGGATGGGTGATTATATGAAGAAAATTTTTATTGGTACTCCTGCATATGATGGTAAAGTCGATGTTCCTTATGCGATGGCGCTGCTGGATACATGCGAATTATTGAAGTCCTGTTTTTATGAACCAATCGTAAGAGTTCCTGTTTCTGGTTCTCTTCTTGTTGCAGAAAGAAATAGATTAATTGAAATGTTTTGGCAATCAAATGCTGATTATATGTTGTGTATTGATAGCGATTTAGGTTGGAATCCATATTCAGTAATAAGATTATTAAATTCTGGTAAGGACGTATGCGGTGGTGTTTATCCTGGCAGAAAGGGAAATGGATTTACATTTAGACCATCTCTTCAGCCAGATAAACAAATTGAAATGTGTCCAGAAACTAAATTGTTGAAAATGGAATATATTCCAGCTGGATTTATGCTTTTTAGTAGAAAAGTTATTGCTGCTATGAGAGAGAAATTTCCAGAACTATATTATTCCCCAAAAGATCCAAGAAATGATTCTGAAAGTGCATTTTGTTTCTTTGATACACAGGTTTATGAAGGCGAATTTTGGGGCGAAGACTACGTATTTTGTAGAAGGGTAAGAGAAGCTGGTTTTGATATTTGGGTTGATCCGATGATTGAGTTTAATCATGGTGGAACATGTGGTGCATTGATTCAGTCTCTTACTACTGATAAGAAATTAGCAGGGGTAACAGAAATAAATGACATCACCAGCGAAATCCAGCACGCCTCAGCTTAACATTGGTGAATTTGTTACCGTTGTAAGTGCTAATTTAGTTCATCAATCAACATTATCTGCACCATCAACTGTTCAGAATAAATTTCTGACAGTTGGCGGTTATTATAACCAAGCAGATTATCCTGCTCTTTATGCTCAAATTGGATTGATAGGCGCATTCCCAACTACACCAAGAACATCTAATACTAGCTCAAATATAAACTCAGTAACCTATGGTAATGGTCTATATGTTTATGGAGGAGCTGGTGGCGTATTGGCAACTTCTACGGATGCGATAACTTGGGCAACACAAGCGAGTGGCACAACATCAGTAATTAACTCAGTAACCTATGGTGCTGGTGTATACGCATATGCTGGAACTGGTGGTGTATTAAAAACATCTACAGATGGTGTTACTTGGACGACACGAACATCTGGAACCGCATCAGCTTTACAAGTAATCACATATACTAATGGTATATTTTTGTATGGAGGAGCTGGTGGAGTATTGGCAACTTCTACTGATGCTATTACTTGGTCGTCAAAAACTTCTGGAACTACTTCTCAAATAAACCACATAACCTATGGTAATGGTTTATATTTTTATGATACAAATCCAGGTTCTGCGAACGTTGGTTCATCATCAGATGCAACAACATGGACAACAACTATTAATACTGGTTTAACAGCAACAATTAAGACTGGTGTTGTTTATGGTAATGGTATATATGTGGTTGGTGACAGATTAGGATCCGTGGCTACATCAACTAACGGTACATCTTGGTCAAATACCAAACCTACTTCAACTGCAATTATTCATATGGCGTATGGTAATGGGTTATTTGTTTATGGCGGTGTTGCTGGTATTCTTGCTACTTCTGTTGATGGTGTTACATGGACAACTGTATCTTCAAATACAACATCAACAATACAGTGGATAACTTATGGAAATAATTTGTATGTTTATGTTACGCAATTGGGAGGAATTATAACATCAAAATCATTTACAGCAGAATATTCTACCTATTATGATGCAACAAGTCAATTTTATGCGCCAGCTTTTACATCTACTGATTTGTTGACAGTTCAAGCAACATCAACATTGTTATCTTCAGCTGTTTATACTACTACGTATGTGAGGGCAAAAAAATGACATCGATTAAAAAACTAAGCTCTCCTCAAGTAGAATTTGGCGAATACTTTACAGCTGTATCAGCAAATATTATTCATCAAGAAACACGTGGAGCAAATTCTGTTCAAAATGATGCTAACAATTCTGCTGTGTTTCTCAAAGATAATGCTGCATATAGTCAGGCGACATATCCAGATCTGTATAATAGACTTGGACTAATTGGAGCTGGTGTTACTACACCAATAACTTCTGGTACTGCGGCTACAATTCAAAAGATTGTATATGGGAATGGAATTTATCTTTATGGAGCTTCTGATGGAACTGTGGGGACTTCTACTGATGGTGTAACTTGGACAACTAGATCTGTCACAACTGTTACTGCTATAGTTGATTTAGATTATGGTAATGGTATTTTTGCTTTTGCTGCTAACCCACAATCAGTAAGATATGGAACTTCTACTGATGGCGTAACTTGGACAACACAAACTTCTGATTCGAATCCAGTCGTTGCATTGACTTATGGAAATGGTATATTCATAGTAAGCAAAAGTTTAGGTGGTGGTACAGGCGCGTCTTTGCAAAAATCTACAGATGGACTCAACTACAGCACAACGGGTATTGCAACTCCATCTTCTTCATCACCAATTAACAGTCTTTTTTATGCCTCTAGTGGATTATGGCTGTGTTGTAATCAAGACGCAACACAGTATGTAAAATCTTCAACAGATAATGGAGCATCATGGTCATCTTCTGGTACATTAGGTTTTGGTGCATCGACAGCAAAAACATTTGGTTATGGTAATGGTTTATATGTTTTAGTTTCAACAAATGCAACTTTATACACATCAACCAATGGAACAACATGGACATCCAGAACTTCTGGTACTGCATCAGCTATTAATACGGTAACATATGGTAATGGTTTATATGTTTATGGAGCTGCTAGCGGTACATACGTTACATCAACAGATGCAATTACATGGAATCAAGCTTTATCAGTTGTTGGTTCTATTACCTTTTCCTGTTCTTCATACATGAATAGTAAATATTATTTTGGAGGCGGTTCTGGTTCGATAACAACATCAACAACTATGACAAATGTTGAATATTCTCCATATTATACTGCCGCTTCTCAATTCTATATACCACCACTAACAGAATCAAGTACTTTGACGTTGCAAGCAACAACCACTTTATTATCTTCAGCAATTTATTCAACTTATATAAGAGCAAAATAAAATGAGCAATGCTAGTAATTTCAGACCAGATCCAGTATCTTTACCAATAGGTACAGTAAAGAAAGAAATATTCGTTGGTACTCCTAATACTGGAGTGACAACTCCAACAACTCTTACTGAAAATGGTGTTTGGCTTTTATCTGGTTCTACTTATGCACAAGCAACGTATCCAGCGCTATATAACCAATTAGGATTGTTACGTGGTACAAGCCCAATACCAAAAACAACTGGCAGTACAACAACAATTAATGCTGCAGTTTATGGTGCTGGTCTTTATGTTCTTTCTGCAACTGATGTTTATTTAACTTCGACTGATACAAATGTTTGGACTACGAGATCTTCTGGTACATCATCGATAATATATTCAACAGCATATGGTAATGGAATTTATCTTTATGGCGGAGCTGGCGGCGCTCTAGCAACTTCTACAGATGCAATAACTTGGACTCAAAGAACATCTAACTCATCGACATTTTTATATACATTGGCGTATGGTAATGGCGTATATCTTTATGCAGGATCTGGTGGTGGTTTAGGATCTTCTACAGATGCAACAACATGGACAACAAGAACTTCAGGAACAAGTTCTGCAATACAAGATCTTGCATATGGTAACAGTTTATACGTATATGTTGGGGCTGGTGGTGTAACAGGCACATCAACAGATGGTATAACTTGGACATCAAGAACATCTGGTGCTGCGAATGGCGGTTCTACTACTACTCAGGCTTTAAATGGTGTTATCTACGCTAACGGATTGTATGTTTCAGGAGGAGCTGCTGGTACAATTATAACAAATACAAACCCAAATGGAACTAACTGGACAACCAGAACTTCTGGAACTGCATCAATTATATATTCTGTTGCTTATGGCGCTGGCGTTTATGTATACGCTGGGGCTGGTGGTGTATTAGCTTCATCAACTGATGGTACAACATGGACATCCAGAACTTCTGGTACAACATCTATTATTCTTGATATTGTTTATGGTAATGGCGCTTTTACGTATGTTGGCGTTGCTGGTGCCACTGGTTATTCAACTGATGGTATAACTTGGTTTTCAGGTATTTCGTTGACAACATCTTCATATGAATCTGTTACTTATGGTAATGGTGTTTATGTTACTGGAGGTTATGGTGGATTATTAAAAATTTCAACTAATAATTTGACAAACTGGTCTCCATATTCAAACTTTATAACATATGGTAATGGTAAATTTGTTTCTGCTTCTCAGGCTTATGTAGAAACATCAACGGATGCTTATACTTGGACAGCAAGAACTGCATATACAAATAAAGCAATATCGTTTGTAAATTATACCAATGGTATCTATGTATATACTGGATTACTTGGTAACTACGGATCATCAACAGACGGTATAACTTGGTCAGCAAGAAATGTTGATACAGGATCTGTTCTTAGAGCGACGGCGTATGGTAATGGTACTTATGCGATGGGTGGAACTGGTGGCGCTCTTTTATCAAATTCAGATTCAACGCTGAAATTATTCACATCTAGAACTTCTGGCACTGCTTCACAAATTTTAGCAATGGTATATGGTAACGGCGTTTTTGCTTATGGAGCAGTCAGTGGTGGTTTAGGATCTTCTACAGATGCCATTACGTGGACAGCAAGAACTGCAGTAAATACATCCACAGTAAATGCTATGGCATATGGCAATGGTACATATGCGCTTGGAGGAAACCTTGGTGTATTAGGATCTTCTACAGATGCCATTACGTGGACAGCAAGAACTGTTGTAAACACATCAACAGTATATGGAATGACTTATGGCAACAGCTTATTTGTTCTTGGCGGTCATTTAGGGTTAATTGCTTCATCACCCGACGCTATTACTTGGACATCAAGAACAGTTGTAAATACTTCAACAGTATTTGCTGTTACATATGGTAATGGTACATATGTTGTTGCTGGTCATCTTGGCGTTTTAGGAACAAGCACAGCTCCAGCAACTGTCGCTTTTTCTGCTAAAACATCTGGTACAACATCTTCTATTCGTAGTTTGACGTATGGTAATGGTATTTATGTATTTGGTACAGATGCTGGTGGTATTAGCTCTTCTACAGATGCAACAACATGGAATGCAAGAACTTCTGGAACGACAGTTACAATTTGGTCGCTTAGTTATGGTAGTGGTACTTTTTATTATGTTGATAACAATGGATCTGCTGGTACTTCTACTGACGGCACTACTTGGTTACCATACAAAGCAGGTCCAACAACATCAACAATAAACAGTGTTGTTTATGGCAATAGTTTATATTTATTTTCTGGAACTGGTGGTTATTTAGTAACAACAACCAATTTCAATACATGGACAGTTCAAACATCTGGCACAACATCTAATATTATTGCAGTATCGTATGGTAATGGATTGTTCCATTATGGTGGTGTTGGTGGTGTGTTAGCCTCTTCTACTGACGCTGTTACTTGGACAGCTAGAACACCTGGAGTGGGAACAGCAACTATTGAATCTATAACTTATGGTAATGGTAATTATACTTTAGTTGCTGATTCTGGCTGGATGAGTACATCAACAGATGGTATTACTTGGAATCTAAAACCAACAAATACCACCTCTACGCTGAATAATATAACATATGCTAGTGGAGCTAATACGCATCTGATAAGTGGTATTACTGGTTATTTCGCTGTGGCAAATAACACATCATTGATAAATTATTCGCCTACATATGATGTTAGCACTAATTTCTATGTACCATCATTTACTGGTCAGGGAACATTTGGTACAGTTACTTTAGGTTCTCAGCCTGTAATACAAACATATGTGAAAGGTAAAAACTGATATGCTATTATACAGAATATTAGAAAATGGTTATTATGGTGGTTGTTATCAAGTCCCAGATGATCCAGATGATGTAAATGGCATTCCTCTTGGCACAACAAAGAAAGCTGTTCCTGATGATATTCCAGAAGGATTGTATCCTTTTTGGGGTGGCTCTGGTTGGAATTTGACGAATATACCTCCAACCCCACCTCCACCACCCGAAGAAATACCACAATAAATAGGTATACTATGTTATTTGGAGATATATTATGAAAATAATGATTGCTACGCCTACGCAAAATAGTATGTGTACTATTAACTATACTGCTTCTATGATTAATCTGTTCAAAGAAGCAGCAAAATATGATGACTTTGAATTAGAATTTTTATATGGTACGAATGAAGCTCTAGTAACTCATGCCAGAAATTTATGTGTAAATCTTTTTTTAAAATCAGATGCGACTCATTTGCTTTTTATAGATTCGGATATTCAATTTCACCCAAGTCAAATTATACAAATGATTAGAACTAAATCTGACTTTGTTTGTGGCATATATCCAAAAAAAAAGATTGATTGGGAAAAGGTAAGAGTTGCTGCATTACATGGCGTACAGGCTCAACTATTGCAATCACATTCAAACGAATATTTGGTTGTACCTTCTGCTAATACAGAACCACTAGAAAATGGGTTGGTAGAAATTGATAGAGCAGCTACTGGTATGATGTTGATCAGTAAAACTGTATTTGAAACATTGAAAGATAAGGTGAACGCATTCAATCTAGTTGCGCCAGTTCAATCCAATATTCAATACGGTCAGGATGAAAAATATTATGAGTTTTTCTATTCTCAAATTGAACCAGAAACTAATTTGTTTCTCAACGAAGATTTTAGTTTTTGTAAATTGTGGATAGATAATGGTGGTAAGATATACGGCGCACCATGGGTAAAATTGTTTCATGTCGGTAATCATGTTTATGGATGAGGTATTATTATGAGAAAAGAATTATTGATTGGTTGTGGAGCTCAGAGAAAAAAGGTTTTGTTCTCAAAAGGAAACGAGAGCTGGAGTAATTTGGTAACATTGGATATTGAAGCTGTTCATAAGCCTGATGTTATTCATGATCTTTGTGTTTTACCATATCCTTTTGAGAGTGATGAATTTGATGAAATTCATGCCTACGATGTTTTAGAACATACTGGACAACAGGGAGATTATAAATTCTTTTTTGCTCAGTTTAGTGAATTTTGGAGAATACTAAAACCGAATGGTATGTTATTCGCAAAATGTCCTTCTTATAAATCGAGTTGGGCATGGGGTGATCCAGGTCATACTCGTATAATTCAGTCTAATACTTTGGTATTTTTAAAACAACCAGAATATACTAAGCAGATCGGCAAATCGCAAATGACTGATTATCGTTCAATATACAAAGCAGATTTCCAAGAAGTATATGTAAAAGAAACAGATGAAGATCTATTTTTTGTTATGAAAGCTATAAAACCATCCAGAATAAGCATCTAATAAATATAACAAAAAAAGAGAAAAACCAATGACAATCAGTTTAGAATTAGCAAAAGTCGCTCAGTATGTTTCAGTCAATACATCTTCGAATGTAGTGACTTCGAATGCAACATTGGCATTGTCTGGTTCGTCTTCTTCTCTTGGTACGTTATTATTAAATGCAGCCGAAACTACTAACGTTTCTGCAACAGCTGCCAATAGTACTATGACATATTATTTGTCTAGCCAATCTGTAATGTATTTGACGACAAATGCTGCAGCTAACTGGAATCCAAACGTAGCATTTTCTTCTGGAACTACTTTGAATACTGCTCTGACAACTAACCAAGCTATTACATTTGTTATGATGGTTACTCAAGGAACTACTGCTTATTATAGTAATACAATTTATGTTGATGGAACGCAAGTAACACCAAAATGGCAAGGTGGATCAGCCCCTACTGCAGGTAATGCTTCTGGCGTTGATATATATACATATACAATAATTAAAACTGCTAGTGCTACATTTACGGTATTCGCTTCGCAGACACAGTTTAAGTAAGAGGAAATTATGCCTACAATTATTACTCGTGGTGCTGCTTCTCCGCGTGGATTTGGATTTGGATACAGTTCATCTTTAACAAATTATATTGCATATCAGTCTTTTACACAACCCCCTTATAGCACAGTTCATGCGTACGGATCTTGTACAGATAGTTCAGGTAATTTTTACTATGTTGGAAAGGGCGCATATACTACTAATTCAGGATTATATTTACAAAAACAAGATTCAAAAGGTAATACAATATGGACTCAAGGATTCAATGATACTCATTTAAATGATATTTGTTTTGGATATCTATTCAATATTGGAACTTGTATAGATGTTGATTCGTCAGGAAATATTTATGTTGGTGGAAGTACTTATATAGTAAGTACAGGTTTTACTTATGCTTTTATTATAAAATTTGACTCTACTGGTTCGTTACAATATGAAAAGAAAATTCTTTATAGTTCTGGTACAGGCACAGATCCTATTTGTGTGAGTGGATTGAAATGTGATCCATCATCAGGATATATTTATGTGGGTATTCAATTAGACAATTCAAGTTATGGATTAATAAAATATGATTCAACTTTGACATCACAATGGAAATACAGATTAGCTGGCGCTCGTACATTTTATCAAGACTATTCATATATATATGGTTCAACAAATAATATGGCTTTAGACAGTTCAGGAAACATTTATGTTAATATAGTAACAACTGTTACTTATTCTGGAGATAGAGCAGGTTTTATAAAATTTGATAGTTCAGGAAATGTATTACTTGAGCGCAGATTAGCTACAGGAGGTAATTCATATTATGGTGGATTTGGTATATGTTTAGATTCATCAAATAATATTTATATTACTTCTGGATATAACAATTCTTCATATGTTAATGGTTTTCTTTCAAAATTTGATTCAAGTGGAACATACCTTTGGAGTTATTATATAGCAACTGCTAGTCCATCCCATACTATTGCAAATTGTCTATCAGTCGATAGTAGTAATAATATTTATGTTGGAGGCGGAACTGGTATATCTGGTGCTGGTAATGCCTTTATTATGAAATTTAATTCAAGTGGAACTATACAATATCAAAGAAATATAGGTGATGCAGGCACTATAGTTGTTAATAGATATGTTACATCTTTAATAATGAACGGTAAAAATGCATTTTATATAACTGCATATGGAACAAATACTCCATTTATAGCAAGTTTACCATTAGATGGTTCTAAAACAGGAACTTACACAGTAGGAGCTTATTCAGTTGTTTATACTGCTTCATCGTATACTATAAGTTCAATATCGCTTACTGATTCTGCAGGAACTAGATCAACAAGTTCAGGAGCTGTTATGTCTGAAAGTACTGCAACACAAACACAAACTACTGCTACATCTACAAACAGTGTTAAAGTAATATGAGATACATTAAGCTAGAAACCTTAGAATACCCACGACACCAAGGGGATATTCGACTTGAATATCCAGAAATGGGAGAACAATTTGTTTGTCCAGATACATATGCTTTTGTTGATTTGGATTTAACACCTGAGTACGATCCAGATACACATACATTCGAATGGCAGTTTCCTTCTAATGAAAATGGAAAATGGATTCAAAAAGCAAAGGTAAGATTATTAACTCAAGATGAAATTGATAATAAAAACAAATTTATAAATTTAAATCAAGTATATGGGACTGCACCAGATGTTATCGGTTAAACCAATCGAAAATATTGGCGATCTTCGTGGTGGTATATATGACTTCGAAAAATCAGGAGATATTTTACCGAAGCACGTTCACACTGAAGACAATGTTCACATAACTATTGTCGCTCGTGGACGTATCAAAGCTTATAGCCATGATTGGGAACAAGAAGGATCTGCAGGTCAAATACTCAACTTTCGACCCGATGAGCCTCATGAAATTATGGCCTTGGAAGACAATACTCGTATTATCAATATACAGAAAAAGATGGGCGGAGTTTATTCTTCAGATACAGACTTATTGAGTTTGGACAGGGAAACATCGACTGCAACCATCGACCAACTATAAATAGAAATAAAAACACAAAGGGAATATAAGTTATGGCTGGTTTATCATTTAATGTTCAATCTGGTGTAAATCTTCAGAGCAATACGATTCAGAATTATACTGAATTTGCTACTGGATCTTCATTTACAGGAACTTCTGCTACAGTTCCATCTAACACCAACGTTGTCCGATATATTCTGAATAACAATACAACAATCACTCTTCCATCAAGTCAGCCAGGAGTTTCAAACGCTCTCAAGACGATTGTTCTTATGTTCACACAGGATGCTACTGGTGGAAGAACGATGACACTGGCAGCTCCTTCTGGAGAATCAATCAAATACAATAACGCATCTACACAACCAGCAGTTGTTAGTGGAGCTGGCAAAACAACAATCTATACATGTATGAAATTTGACTCTGACACTGTTTGGCGTGTAGCTCTTTCTTATATCGACGCTTGATAAAGGAGTTAACGCGATGCCAGGAATAGCATTTTCGCTTTTAATGAAGTCGATTGTACCAGCCAATACTCAGACGTTTACGGCTAATGGTACATATACTGTTCCTTATGGTGTAAGAAATATCACAGTATCAAACGTCGGTACAGCAGGTAATCCTGGCAATCCAGGGAATCCAGGAGCCTCTGGTAATGCTGGTGGTACAGGAAATCCAGGTAATGCTGGCAATCCAGGAAATAACGGCGCTGCAGGAGCAGCAGGTAATGCTGGTAATCCAGGAAATAATGGCGCAGGTGGTGCTGCAGGTAATCCAGGAAATGCTGGATCTCCTGGTAATGCTGGTAATCCAGGAACTCCAGGATACGGTGGTAATGGCGGCGCAGGTGGTTATGCTGGTGGTGCTGGTAATCCAGGATATAACGGTTCTGCAGGTAACGGTGGCGCTGGCGGTCCAAATGGTGGTCCAGGAAATCCAGGAAATGCTGGCAGTATTGGTTATGATCCATCAAACGATACATACTACGGAATAAACGGTAATCCAGGTAATCCAGGAGCAAGTTATTCTGGTGGTTACTCTGGTGGCGCTGGCGGACCAGCTTCATATGTTTACGATTACAATTATAATGTTTCTTATTATAACGGTAGTGGTGGTACTGGTGGATCTGGTGGATCTGGTAGCCCAGGAAATCCAGGCTCTGCTGGTGGCGCTGGGTATTCAGGTTATCCTGCAACTGGCGGTTATCCAGGAAATCCAGGATCATATGGTAGCGCAGGTTCTGCAGGAAATCCAGGATCTGCAGGTAATTCTGGTACAGGAACGCCAGCTGGTAACGCAGGTAACAATGGAAATCCAGGAACGGGTACACCTGCAGGTGGAGCTGGAAGTGATGGTACAAATGGTACATCAGGAAATCCTGGAGCTGCAGGTAATGCTGGCGCAGATGGTACAAATGGAACTGCTGGTAATCCAGGAAATGGCAACGCAACATTCTACAACAATTCTTATTTTACACTAACATTTACAGCTGGTAATGGTGGTACTGCAGGTACTAAAGGAACTGGTGGTGCAGGAGGAAATGGTGGCGCTGGCGGTAATGGTGGCACTAAAGGAACTGCTGGTAATCCAGGAAATCCAGGAACATACGGTAATGCTGGTACTAAAGGAAATCCAGGCAATGCTGGTACATATGGTAATGGTGGTAACGGTGGTGCTGGCGGTGCTGCAGGTAATGCTGGTGGATTAGGAGCTCCAGGAAATCCAGGAAATGATGGTACTGCTGGTAATGGTGGTTCTGCAGGAAATCCAGGTAATCCTGGTAATGCAGGAAATCCAGGAGGTGGTGGTACAGGTGGTAACTCTGCTACAGGATTTGGTTCTCCAGGAGCTGGTGGACCAAGTAATCCAGGAACTGCTGGTAATGCTGGTACAGGCGCTACTGCTGGTAATCCAGGATATTCAGGAAATCCAGGAAATGCTGGTACGCCAAGTTATGCTGGTTCAGGTGGATCTGGTAGTCCAGGAAATCCAGGAAATCCAGGAGTAGCAGGAAACCCAGGAAATGGCGCAACAGCAGGAAATCCAGGATCTGCAGGTAATTCTGGTACAGGTGCTACTGCTGGTAATCCAGGAAATCCAGGATCTGCTGGTAACCCAGGATCTGCTGGCAATTCTGGAACTGCAGGTGGAGCTGGTAACGGTACAACAACACAATCTTCAAATACTGTATCTTTGGTAACATACAACTTTACAGTAGCTCCAGGAGGATCAACTACAATATCATATGCTAGACAATAAATTGAAAGGATAACTTATTATGTTTTTTGGTGATGATAAAATTAAATTTATGTGCGATCCAAGAATGATAGAGGTAATACCAAAACCTTATCCAGCAAGAAAGTATATTCCAGATTGGTATAAAAAGCTTTCAAACCATTGGATGGATAAAGATGGTTATGAAACGCCAACAATCAAAAGATGTCCACCATTCCTTGATGCAATGTCAGCTGGTTGGATTATACCTTTCCCAGCAGACACATACGTTCAAGTATTTGATGATGGTTCTGGAATAAAATGGAAAACAGATTTCTTTGCTGATACAATTTCAACACATAGTTTGAACCAGATAGAAACTCATCCAAAAGTTCCTACTGTGCCCGTAAAGGTTTTGAATTACTGGATGATTCAAACTCCTCCAGGATGGTCTTGTGCTTTTGTGCCACCTCTAAATAGACCAGACGATGTTTTCGATCTATTATCTGGTATTGTTGACACAGATAAAAACTTTTGGGAATATGTAAATTTCCCAGGATTTCTCAAAGCAAAGGAAGGCTCGTTCAAAATACCGAGCGGTCATCCTATGATGCAGGTAATACCATACAAAAGAAACTTCAACAAAGAAGCAGAAGTCAGAGCACTTACTCCAAGAGAAATGCAAAAAGTGCAGAAACATCGCGATAAACATTCAGCAAATTTTAGTAATTATAGAAACAACATGTGGGAAAAGAAATGATTACAAATCCTCTTTATTGGTCATGGAAAAAAGAAATACCAGATTCTGTTTGTGATGCTATTATCGAAGAAGGTAAAAAGTTAGAATTGAAAGATGGTCTTGTTGGAGATGAAAAAAAGCTAAACAAATCTATCAGAAACTCTCAAATAGGTTGGTTCTCGAATATTACATGGGTTGCTGGTATTATGCGACATTATACTGAAGTTGCAAATAATCAGGCTTGGAATTTTAAACTAGGATACATACAAAATCCACAGTTTACGATCTATTCAAAAGGTGGATTCTATGGGTTTCATCAGGATTCTAGCGTTGTCAACGATGGTATGCGAAAACTGAGCTGCGTAATAACAATAACCAAACCAGATGAGTATGAGGGCGGCGAATTTGAGTTTGAAGACGGTACAGTTCCAGATATTAAGGAAAGAGGGTCTATTATTGTATTCCCATCATTCCTTCGTCATAGAGTAAGCCCAGTTACTTCAGGAACAAGGTATTCATTGGTCTCTTGGTATGAAGGTCCGAAGTTTATATAAATACAAATAAACACTAATAATAGGGTCCAAAATGGCTGTTCCAAGAACCAGAGATGAATTCAAGACATATTGCCTTCGTAGATTAGGAGCTCCTGTTATTGAAATTAACGTCGATGATGATCAGGTCGATGATCGTGTGGACGAAGCTATTCGCTATTATTGGGACTATCATTTTGATGGCGCAGAAAAGGTTTACTACAAGTACAAAGTAAACGCTGTTGACATAACAAACAGATATATCACAATGCCAGACAACATCATCGGCGTTGTCAATCTATTCCCTATCGGTCAGGCTCTCAATACAAACAATCTGTTTAATATTCGTTATCAAATTGCATTGAACGATCTTTATACTTTGACATCAGTTTCGATGGTACCATACTATATGGCGCTTACTCATGTTCAGTTTCTTGAACAGTTTCTTGTTGGCCAGCAGCCACTCCGCTATAACAGAATGATCAATAAGTTGTATATCGATATGGACTGGACAATCATCAATGAAGGCGATTATCTAATCGTCGAAGCATATCAGGTTGTTGATCCAGCTGTTTATCCAAAAGCATTTGGCGAACGCCTACTACAGAACTATGCTTCTGCGTTGATCAAAGAACAGTGGGGAACGAATTTAAAGAAATTTGGTGGTATGCAACTTCCAGGTGGAATTACATTTAATGGCCAACAAATATATGATGAAGGTCATAATGAAAGATTAGAAATTGAGAAACAAATCTATGATAGCAGCCTACCAATTACAGATATGATAGGCTAATTATGGCAACCAATTTCTACTTCAATAATTTTAAGCAGTCACAAGAACAAAACCTGCTTGAAAATTTGATCATTGAAGCGATCCGTATATATGGTGAGGATATGTATTATATCCCACGTAATATTAATAATCTAGATCAGCTCTATACAGCCGACGATCAATCATCATATACACAAACATTCATGCTTGAGTTCTATATCAAGTCCGTTGATGGTTTTTCTGGTGATGGTAACTTCATGTCTAAGTTTGGTCTTGAGATTCGCGATCAGGTTGTATTCTCTGTCGCACAAAAAGTATTCAATCAGGAGATTGGTTCCTATACTACATTGACAAGACCACGTGAAGGTGATCTAATATTCTTTCCACTGAACAACAAATGTTTTCAGATCAAGTATGTAAATAAGTTTGAGATGTTTTATCAGTTAGGCGCATTACAGACATGGGAAATGACTTGTGAATTGTTCGAGTATTCTAACGAAGTATTCAATACAGGTATACCAGAGATCGACGCTATTCAGACTAATTTCAGTACCAACATAATTGATTATAGCGTAAAAGACGAACAAGGTCAAGCACTTTTAGACGAAGAAGGAAATTATATTGTTATGGAGCAATATGATTTAGCAACAATTATTGGTACTGGCGAGAATGATATTATTCAACAAGAATCAGATCAATTTGTTGACTTTACGGTTCAGGATCCATTTAGCGAGGGTCATGTGTAATGTACACATATTTAATTGGATGGAGCGATAAAAATATATTTTATTATGGTGTTCGTTATGCAAAAAAATCTGATCCAAACGAATTGTGGAAAACATATTTTACTTCTTCAAAATATGTAAAATCATTTAGAGAAAAAAATGGCGATCCAGACATAATTCAAATAAGAAAAACATTCAATGATAAAAAAGCAGCTATATTGTGGGAACATAAAGTTCTCAAAAGATTAAATGTGGTAAAGGATGAAAAATGGTTAAATAAAACAGATAATTTCGCAATCGATTACACATCATCAAAAAGAAATACAATTCCTGGTATGTTAGCTTCGAAGAAAAAAATTAAAGGTAAAACTTACGAAGAACTTTATGGTCTTGAAAAGGCTGCATTTTTAAAAGAAAGATCAAAAGGAATTATGGAAGAGAATTGGAATAACCAAGAAACAAGATTAAAAATGTCAAAAAAACCTTCTGATACTTCGAAATATAAAGAAGCTGCATTGAAAAGATGGGCTAACAAAGAACAACGCGAAAAGCTTTGTGCTAGTATGCGTGGTGTTTCTAAAAAGTCCAAGGAGGTGTAACATTTTCGGGCATAATTTTTACTACCAAACGATTCGTAAATACGTTGCGCTATTTGGCACATTATTCAACGATATTCATATCTCAAGAACAGATAAGAATGGGAATCTTGTTGCATATATGAAGGTTCCAATTACCTACTCAGCAAAAGATAAAATGCTGGCGCGTATTCAACAGGATCCTAATATTGACCGACCAACAGCAACGATACCACTTCCTCTTATGACATTTGAGCTTACATCAACAACATATGATGGCGATCGTAAGTTACCAACTATCAATAGATCAGCTACCAAGAATGCAAACAACAGCAATATTGTAAATTATCAATACAATCCTGTGCCATATAATTTTGGATTCCGACTGAATATTCTTGTTAAAAATGCAGAAGATGGTACAAAAATTGTTGAACAGATCCTCCCATTCTTTACACCAGACTTCACTGTCACGGTTCAACTAATACCTCAGATGAACGAATTGAAAGATATTCCTGTTATCCTCAACAGTATTTCACATGAAGATACGTACAGCGGCGACCTAAAAGAAAGACAGACTCTAACATGGACTCTTGACTTTACATTGAAGGGTTATCTGTATGGTCCAATCAAAACATCGAAGATTATCAAGTATGCAAACGTATATTTCTATACACCATCTGTTCCAGATGGTCAGTTAGTAGCAGCTGTTGGGAATACAGCAAATGTTTCATATATACATATACAGCCAGGATTAACAGCAAATGGTATGCCAACATCAAATGCTGCTTTATCAATACCTGTAGCTGACATTAATATAACTGATGATTTTGGATATGTAATAGAGAAGGTAGATGCCCCAGAATAATAATGATCCTATTGGTAAGGCGCTTAATCTCGCACCAATAACAACTGAGAATGCTGTCAAGTCTATAGTCGCCAAAGCGCATGACGATTCAGCTAAAAATGATTTCGAAATGGCTCGTTCAAATATACATGAGGTCATTCAGAATGGCGTCAATGCAATGGAAAAACTATCACAGATTGCTGACAGCAGCCAACATCCAAGAGCATTCGAAGTTCTAGCAAAGCTTATGGAAACAATGCTTCAGGCGAATAAAGATTTACTTGCGCTTCAAAAAGATATTCGTGAGATAGATGCTAAAGACACACCAACAAACGAACAAGCAAAGTCAGTTACCAATAACCTTTTCGTAGGATCAACAGCAGATCTCCAAAAAGCAATAGAAAATATGAAAAATGGAAATAGATCTTAGTAGTCTAAAAGGTTATAATGGTAATCTTCTATTAAAAAGATCCAATCAGAATATTGAATGGACTCCTGAATTAGTTGAAGAATATGTCAAATGTTCCAACGATGTAATATACTTCACAGAAAAGTATATGAAAATCATCAACATTGACAAAGGTCTAGTTAGCTTTACACTCTACGAATATCAAAAAGAAATGCTCCAGTCGATGCAGGAGAATCGTTTTACGATTATTGCTACTGCTCGTCAGGCTGGTAAGTCGACTGTAACCTGCGCATTTATATTGTGGTATATCATTTTCCATGCTGAAAAAACTGTTGCGTTGCTGGCTAACAAAGGCGAAACAGCGAGAGAAATTCTTGGTCGTGTTCAGCTAGCATATCAACACCTACCTAAATGGCTGCAACAGGGCGTTAAAGAATGGAACAAGGGTTCTATGGAACTCGAAAACAACAGCCGTGTTCTTGCTGCAGCTACATCATCAGATGCCATTCGTGGTTATTCTATTAATCTTCTGTTTATCGACGAAGCTGCATTTATTGAGAACTGGGATACGTTTTTTACATCAGTTTATCCTACAATTTCTTCTGGTAAAGAATCTAAGATTGTTCTTGTTTCCACACCAAACGGATTGAACCATTTTTATTCATTGTGGATCAATGCCAAAGAAGGAAGAAACGGATACAACCCAATACAAGTAACATTCGATAAAGTTCCTGGACGCGATGAAAAGTGGAAACAAGAAACACTAGCTTCAATGAATTTCGATATTCCTAAGTTCGAACAGGAATACTGCGTCGAATTTATGGGTAGCTCTGGTACTCTTATTGCTGGCTGGAAACTAAAGGAGCTCGTTCATCAAACACCAATAACGCATAAAGAAGGGCTGTCACAATATTTCCAGCCAAAGGAAAGACATGTCTATGTTACTGTTTGTGACGTTTCCAGAGGTAAGGGACTAGACTATTCAGCATTTCACGTAATAGATGTTACCTCTATGCCATACGTTCAGGTTTGTTCATATAGAAGCAATACAATAACACCAGTAGATTATGCGGCTGTTATTTTCAGAGTTTCAAAGGCATATAACAATGCTTCTGTTCTTGTTGAAATTAACGATATCGGCGAGCAGGTAAGCAGCTCTCTTCATTATGATTTCGAGTATGAGTATGTTCTGTTTACTGAAAATGCAGGTAGAGCTGGTAAACGTGTCTCCGCTGGTTTCGGTGGCGGTAGCGTAGATAAAGGTATCCGTACAACAAAACAGGTCAAAGCAACAGGCTGTGCTATTCTAAAACTGCTGATCGAACAGAATCAGCTGGTAATAAACGACTTCCATACTATAGAAGAACTGGCTACGTTTTCTCGAAAGAAAAATAGCTATGAAGCGGAGGAAGGTAAACATGATGATATGGTTATGCCTTTGGTATTGTTTGCTTGGTTATCAGACCAGCAATACTTCAAAGACTACACCGATATAAATACCTTATTAAAGCTCCGAGAAAAAACTGAGGAAGACGTCCTCAATGACCTTTCTCCTTTTGGATTTGTTGATGATGGTCGAGGCGATTTTATAGATGATCTCGACTTGCCCCCATCAGGTAATTGGATGTTTGGAGTAGAAAATGAAAAATTATAAATAATTTGTAGAATTACAAATACCTTTTCTATGGAAGGAGAGTCCAAATGCCATTTCAACTTAGTCCAGGCGTAAACATCACTGAAATCGACCTGACAACAATTGTTCCTGCAGTTGCCACATCAACTGGCGCTATTGCAGGTGTTTTCAATTGGGGTCCGATCGGTGAACGTGTTCTGATTGATTCAGAAACTGCGCTATTAAATACTTTCGGTAAGCCAAATGCTAACAACGCAGAAACATGGTTCACTGCAGCTAACTTCTTGGGCTATACAAATAGCCTTTATGTAGTTCGTGCTGCTAACACAACTGCAACAGAAGCTAATACCGTTTCTGCAAAGAACTCATATGCTAACGTAGGTTCGGTTTCAAACGGCGCTATCGTTCTCAATAACAACGACTTTGCTGCAAAAGACGGTACATTCGATACAGACATTCTATTCGCTTCTCGTTATCCAGGCGATATTGGTAACTCACTAGAAATTTCTGTTTGCGATACAGCAAATGCATATTCTTCAAATATTGAGTTAATCTCCTCAACAGCTGCTGTATTCAACCTACAGGCTAATGCTACTGGTGTTGATACTACATCAAATACTATCCTTCTTGTAAATGCTAACACAAAGGTAGAAGTTGGCTCAAGACTCGTTTATACAGTTCCAGCTGGTAACACCGCAATCGGCGGTCTAAACGGTGGTTCGGTTTATTACGTTTCATTCGTTAACAGCTCTGCTTTTGCCCTTACAACAAGTCCAGGTGGTCCAAACGTAAATATCACAGAATCAAGAACTGGTGTTGCTGAAACTCACACTGTTTCTAACTTCCAGGACACAAAGGCTACTTTCTCAATTACTATTGGTTCTCGTTTCGCAACAGTAGCTGCTACATCAACTAGCGGTAACGTAACTGCCGCAAACGCATTGCTTACTTCTGTATTGGGCGGTCTAACTGTTGGCGATAATGTTACACTCGGTAACAGCTCAATTGGTATTCAGTACAATACTATTAGATCCATAACAAATAGCTCAAACGCTACTGTATCAACTGGCACAGTAGTATTCGATAACATCTATAGCCTAAGCAAAGACTTTGTTGCTAATACATCAGAGAACGGTACAGCAACATCTGTTCTAATCAATCGTAAATGGGCATATTTCAATGTAATCGAAAGTGCTCCAACAACATCAGAATATGTTTCTGGATTTGGAAACTCATCTGCTGTTGATACAATGAGCATCGTTGTTGTTGACCAGGACGGTCGTTTCACTGGCACTCCAGGCGCTCTTCTTGAAACATACGTAAATGTTTCACGTGCGAAAGATGCTAAGACAGTTGGCGGTCAAACAAACTACTACAGAAACTTGATCAATAACAGTTCAAGATACATCTGGGCTATCAATGATCGCTCAAATGCTGCTTCAAACACTGCAATGAATATTGCTTCTTCAACTAACTATACACCTCTAACACTTTCGTTCGTTGGTGGTGCTGATGGTTATACAGAATCAACTGTTCCTCTATCAGTAATTACAAGCGGCTATCAGTTGTTTGCTTCTCCTGAAGATGTTGATGTTTCTCTCATCCTTCAAGGTAAGCCAATCAGCGGTTCTACTTCATCTGGTGGATTCACAGTTGGCAACTTCCAGCTAGCAAATTATCTAATCGATAACATTGCTGACGTAAGAAAAGACTGCGTTGTATTCCTTACTCCAGATGACGCTATTACAACAGGTAATGTCGGTAACGAATCTTCAGCAATTGTTGCTTGGAGAAACGTAATTCACGATAGCTCATATGCTGTAATGGACTCTGGCTACAAGTATATGTACGATCGTTACAACGACCTATATCGCTATGTACCAACAAACGGCGACGTAGCTGGTCTTTGCGCTCGTACTGACTCACAGCGCGACCCATGGTGGTCACCAGCTGGTCTAAATCGTGGTCAGATCAGAAACGTAGTAAAAATGCGTTACAATCCAGGCAAGTCAGCAAGAGACAACCTTTACAAGAATGGTGTCAACCCAGTTGTATCATTCCCAGGAGAAGGAACTGTTCTTTATGGCGATAAGACTCTTCAGTCTAAGCCATCAGCATTCGATCGTATCAATGTTCGTCGTCTGTTTATTGTTCTGGAGAAAGCAATTGCAACTGCTTCTAAGTTCACTCTATTCGAGTTCAACGATGAGTTTACAAGAGCGCAGTTCAAGAACTTGATCACTCCTTATCTTCGTGACATTCAGGGTCGTCGTGGTATCACTGACTTCTTGGTTGTTTGCGATAACACAAACAATACGCCTCAGGTGATCGATTCGAATCAGTTCGTCGGTGATATCTATATTAAGCCAGCTCGTTCAATCAACTTCATTCAGCTTAACTTTGTTGCTGTCGCTACAGGTGTTCAGTTCTCTGAAGTTGTTGGCAAGTTCTAATAAATAGATAAAACTCGAAAGGGAGTATAATAAATGGCTTCAGGTTTCAATATTAGCACTTTTAAGTCAAGAGGTCTAACTCTTGGCGGTGCTCGTCCTTCGCTGTTCGAAGTGTACTTGTCAATTCCACCATTCGTTGCGGCAGATACTGGATCGGATACCAAATTCCGATTCACCTGCCGTGCGGCACAACTACCAGCTGCTACAGTTAGCGCGATCGATGTAAATTACTTCGGTCGTCCTATTAAATTTGCTGGCGATAGAACATTTGCTGATTGGACAGTAACAGTAATGAACGACGAAGATTTCCTCGTTCGCTCAATGTTCGAAAAGTGGTCAAATGCTCTAAACAAGCTACAGGCTAACGTTCGTCAGGCTTATGGTTCAGAAAACGACTATAAGGCAACATTGAATGTTCTCCAATATTCAAAGTCTGGTAATCTAATCCGTGGTTACGATATTATTGGTGCTTTCCCAACAACAGTTGATTCTATCGACCTAAATTGGGATGCAACAAACCAGATCGAAACATTCGGTGTTACATTCTCTTATGATTATTGGTTGCCAACTGATGGTACAGAGCTAAGAAATGCTTATCTTGGTTCTGCAACATCGCCTGTTTCAACTTAATATATATGATGATAGCCTCTTTTAGATTAATGTAATTTTAGAGAGGGGCTACCCAGCCCCTCATCTATTTGAAGGAACAAAAATGGCAGAATTATTTGGATTCGAATTCAAAAGAAAAGTAACAGTAGATAAACAACAGCCTTCTTTTACACCAAAAGATACTGATGATGGTGCAGTTGTTGTTGCTGCTGGTGGTTCTTTTGGAACGTATGTTGATCTTGATGGTACAGTAAGAACAGAAGCAGAGTTAGTAACAAAGTATCGTGAAATGGCATTGCAGCCTGAATGCGATTCAGCTGTTGATGAAATTATCAATGAATCAATGTCTATTGATGAAGAAGAGATTGTAAAGATTAATCTCGATCAATTAGAAGTTACCGAAACAATCAAAAAAGCTATTCGCGATGAGTTCAATAATGTACTAAACATTCTTGATTTCAATCGTCATGCATATGAAATATATCGCCGTTGGTATGTTGATGGTCGTCTTTATTACCATGTTGTTATTGATGACAAAGATCCAAAGGCAGGTATCAAAGAAGTCAGATATATTGACCCACGCAAAATTCGTAAAATTCGTGAAGTCTCTAAGAAAAGAGCAATTGGTGGCGAAACTAATGAAGCTGTCATCACTAAGGTTCAGAACGAATATTACATTTACAATGACAAAGGTTTCAACTATGGCAACAAATCAGTAGGTCCAACTACCACTGGTTTACGTATTGCCAAAGATTCTATTCTTCATATTACATCTGGTTTGACAGACACAAATGGTACGATGGTTCTGTCATATCTTCACAAATCAATCAAAGCATTAAATCAGCTGCGCACTCTTGAGGATGCATTAGTTATTTATCGTCTTGCTCGTGCGCCAGAACGTCGTATTTGGTATATTGATGTTGGCAATCTCCCAAAGATCAAAGCTGAACAGTATGTTCGTGATATTATGGTCAAACACAAAAATCGTTTGATCTATGATGCTGAAAGTGGAAATATCAGAGACGATCGCAAATTTATGACTATGCTCGAAGACTACTGGCTACCAAGACGTGATGGTGGTAAGGGTACAGAAGTTACAACACTTCCTGGCGGTCAAACACTCGGACAGATGGACGATGTTCTTTATTTCCAGAAAAAGTTTTTCCAAACACTCAATGTGCCTGTTAACAGACTTAATTCAGATGCATTGTTTTCATTAGGTCGTGCAACAGAAGTTACTCGTGATGAATTGAAGTTTTCTAAGTTTATCTCGAGACTCCGTGGTAAGTTTGCTTATCTGTTTGTCAAAATGCTTGAGAAGCAATTGGTATTGAAGCAGGTAATGACAATCGAAGACTTCGAGAACATTTCACCTGATCTCAAGTTTGACTTCTCTAAGGATAATTACTTCACTGAATTAAAAGACGGTGAAATTATCGAGAACAGAATTAATCTTGCTCGTAATCTACAGGATATGGTTGGTAAGTATTATTCGAATGAGTGGCTCCGTAAAAACATTCTTCAACAATCAGAAGATGATATCGAAGAGATGGATGAACAAATCGAAGAAGAAGCAAACTCTGGCGATCCTCGTTGGTTGAATCCTCAGTTGCAACAAAACGAAATGATGCAACAACAAATGGGTGAAACAGAACAACAGGCATTAGCTTCTGATGAAGATACTGATGCTACCCCAGCCACTGATGAGAAAAACAAAAAGATTCAGAATGCAAAAGCTCAGTATGATCTGCTTTCTCAAAAGAAAAACAGAACACTAGCTGATGAAGCTAAATTAAAATCAGCTACTCAAATATTAGCTCGAAATAAATAATTGGAGATGAAAAATGGATGATAATGTAACTGTACAGGATTTGATTTACCATTCTTATGAACAAAAGCCTATTGAGTTTCAAAACACATTTAATACATTAATGTCTGACAAAATTACTGCTGCTATTAATGATAGAAAAATGGAAGTAGCTCAGACAATGTTTAGAGACCAACAGGAATATGAAGAAGAAGATCAAGAGGAACAACCTGATACGGAAATAGAATCAGAAACGGATCAAGAGGAAACATCAGATGGCGAAACTACTTAAAGATATTTTAAAACAAGCGCACGACACTATCAAGGGAGTTCGTCCATCCACTACTGTTGATGGCTCCATTGGTAAAGATCCTGGCGTTGATTACGATCCAAAAGCTGGTGACGAACAAGACTTTGTTGCCAAGCATTCCGTACAGAAATGGGATGACCCGAACGGTAATAGCACTGGCGTATTTACTTCTCAAAAGGGTGAAGCTCCTTACCAGAAGCAATCCAAAGGTGTTTACGAATCAAAAAAAGATGAGGACACCAAGTGTAATATGTCAGAAGCTGGCTCTTGGTGTCCAATGCACGAAATGGCTGACTGCTCAAAAATGACCAAGATTAATGAGATTTCAAAATCGACTCTTGGTTCATACATCAAAAAGTCTTCGCAGGATTTGAAAAATATTGAAGCTGGTCGCGAAAAGAATGCAGGTTATGCAGCGCATGTAAAAACAAATCGCATGCAAACTAATAGAACCAAAGGTATTAATAGAGCTGTAAATAAACTCGCAAAAGAAGAAGTTGAGCAGATTGATGAGCTTTCTTCTGCTACGTATAAATCTGCAATGCATAAAGCTTCCAACAGAGCTATGTGGGATCCCCAGGGACCAAAAGGACCAATGTATAAAAAATACAAAACAATGGCACAAAAGTTCCGTGATAAAGGAATGGACCAGGAAAAGAAAGAAAAGGCTTCTATGAAAGAAGAAGTCGAGCTCGATGAAGTATCAAAGGCAACACTTGGTTCTTATGTAAATAAAGCTGATGATTCTGTGAGAGCATTATCAAGAAAAACTGTTGTTGGTAATGCTTCACCAGAACAAAAAAAGAAATTCTATGACAATAATGATAGAAAAATCGATAAAAGATTTGATTCGATGGATTTAGCTATCAAAAAGTTATCAGGTAAAGCCAAAGTAAATGCAAAAGAAGAAGTCGAGCTCGATGAAGTAATTACAAAGAAAACATCAGCTGGCGAAGTTATTTCTGACTTCATTCATTCAAAGAATCCTAAGTTTGCTGGTAAGTCAAAAGAAGAACGTAAGCGTATGGCTCTTGGTGCTTATTATTCAAAGCATCCAGAAAAGTCAAAGAGCGTTAAAGAAGATCTTGCTGTTCCTTTACTCGGTGGTGAACCACCACGTGGTCATTCAGATGAAGCTGCAGAGATGGTAAAGTCAGAGTTGAAAGCTCTTGCTAATAAAGCAATGCATCTTATTTCTCAAATGCCAGACTCAATGCATGTCGAGCCATGGATTCAAGCTAAAATTGCACAAGCAAAAGAACATGTCTCAGCTGTTCACGATTATATGATCTATGGCGATCATGATAAGCAAGATGAAAAAGAGCAGATGGACACACCAATGACATTTCCAAATATGTCAGTAGATGTTAATACAGGAAGAAACGTATGATTTACAAACTATTAGGCGATGAAGTCAATATTAATAGTACAGCTAATAATGTTGGTTCGAATAGACTGGTCCGTGTTGTAAATGCAGGAACTGGTAACACTGTTTTGCTTGTAAGATATGCAAATGGCACTCAATATGCTTCAACAACTGTTCTTGCTAATAGCGAAATAGTAATTCTTAAAGATTCAACAGATCTTATTATTGGCAGCAATATGTTTGCAACTGCCGTAGCTTATAAGGCATAAAAATGAAACTTATTACCGAACTTTTTGAAGACGTTCAATATATCGCCGAAGCAAAAGAAAACGGTGATAAGGAACACTTCATTGAAGGTGTATTCCTTCAGGCTAACCGTAAAAACCGTAACGGACGTGTGTATCCATTGAACATAATGGAAGGCGAAGTTAATCGTTATATGGATGAGGTTGTTAAACACAATCGCGGATATGGCGAACTTGGTCATCCACAAGGACCACAAATTAACCTCGACAGAGTATCACATATTATTACAGAGCTTCGTCGTGATGGCGACAACTTCATTGGCAAGGCAAGACTTACCGATACTCCTATGGGCAATATCGCAAAGGGTCTTCTAAAGTCTGGTGCTAATCTTGGTGTTTCTTCTCGTGGTATGGGAACACTTACACCAAGCAAAGACGGATCAATGGTTGTTGGACCTGATTTTCGTCTTGCTACTGCAGCAGATATCGTTGCTGATCCTTCCGCTCCAGATGCCTTTGTTAAGGGTATTATGGAAGGCGTAGAGTGGATTTATGATCCTGTCAAGGATTCATGGCATGAAGAAAAATTAGATAATATGAAAAAAGCTATGCATAAAATGACAATGGACCAGATTGAAGAAAGCAAATTTGCTATTTTCGAATCATATCTAACATCTTTAATGACTAAAAAATAATTTTTATAAATAATTGTAAATTATTCTAGGTATAGGAGACCTTTAAATGACAGACCAAGTAGAAAACGTTGAAGCTATCGAAGAAGGCACACTAGCTGCTAGCTCTCTTCAACCAGCTTCCAAGCCAGTTGGATCAGATCCAAAATCACGTATCGAAATGATGCTTTCCGTTATCCGTGGTATTGACTCAATGCCAAAGAAAGATTTCGTAAAGTGGTTCGATCAACAGCAAGCTGTATTCGGTCCTGGTAAGGATTACGGCGTTGGCGATAAGTCAGCTGCAAATCAAGCTACTATCGACATGACAACTGGTAAGGGTCCAAAGACACGCGACGCAATGCCGAAGCTCAATGTTAAGGAAGACGTCGAAGAAATGTTCTCTGGTTCAGATCTTTCTGAAGAGTTCAAAGACAAGGCAGCAACACTTTTCGAAGCAGCCATATCTGCTCGCATTATTGCTGAACAGGCTCGTCTCGATGAAGAAATGGAAGTAAAGCTACAGGAAGCCATTTCTGAAATCAATGAAGAATTAACAACAAAAGTTGATTCATATCTCGACTATGTTGTCGAGCAATGGTTAGAAGATAATGCCGTTGCTATTGAATCAACACTACGTAACGAAATTATGGAAGAATTCATGGATGGTCTAAAGGGACTATTCGCAGAGCATTACATCGACGTTCCACAGGAAAAGGTTGATGTTATTGAATCACTTGCTTCTAAGATCGAAGAGCTCGAAGGAAAGCTCGACGAACAGATCACAGAAAACACTGAAATCAAGCGTTCTCTTGTTGATTCTGAAAAGAAGGAAGTATTCGAGTCATTCCTTGATGATCTTGCACTAACACAGCAAGAAAAGTTCAAAGCATTGGCAGAAGGCGTTGACTTTGATGGCGACATTGAAGTTTATGCAAAGAAGCTAGCTATCATTAAGGAAAACTATTTTGCTACAGAGAAGAAGGCTCCAGGGTCAACTAATATTGTTGAAGAAACCTTTGAAGCTGAGACAGATACAAAAAATGTATCCGTTAAAGACCCTGCAGTAAATCGCTACGTAGAAGCTATTTCAAGATCATTGAAAAAGTAACAATTATAAATATTTAACTAACCCAGTATAGAAAGGGAGACAAAAATGTATCTAGCTGAGGAAATTCAAAACAAGTGGGCGCCAGTCCTTGACCATGAAGGTCTTGGTGCTATTAAGGATCAAACTCGCCGTTCAGTAACTGCAGTTGTCCTAGAAAACACAGAGCGCGCACTTCGCGAAGCTGGTGCTCATGGTTCATACCAGACTCTTACAGAATCACCAACAGCTGCTTCTGTAATTCCAGCTAACTTCATGGGCGGTTCAAGCTCAACAGCTGGTTCTGGTGGTATCGATACATTCGATCCAGTATTGATTTCACTCGTTCGTCGTGCAATGCCAAACCTTATTGCCTATGACATCTGCGGCGTTCAGCCAATGACAGGTCCAACTGGTTTGATTTTCGCAATGCGTTCGAAGTATAACAACCAAGGTAACGGTACTTCTGCTTCATCTTACGGTGGATCACAGGACAACGAAACCTTCTACAACGAAGTTAATACTGCGTTCTCAACTGTCGTTGCTAACAAGACTGGTCTTGGTAACAACTTCACTGGTACAATTCCAGGCAATTCAAACACAACACCATTGACATCTCTTTCGAACTATAATACTGGTTCTGCTATGGCAACAGCTCAGGCTGAAGCTCTTGGTACATACCAGAATTCAGACTTCGCTCAGATGGCATTCAGCATTGAGAAGGTAACTGTAACTGCTCAGTCACGTGCTCTCAAGGCAGAATACTCAATGGAACTCGCTCAGGATCTTAAGGCTATCCATGGTCTTGATGCTGAAACAGAACTTGCTAACATTCTTTCAGCTGAAATTCTTGCTGAAATTAATCGTGAAGTAGTTCGTACTATCAACATCACTGCTGTTCCAGGCGCTCAGGACAATACAACTACTGCTGGTGTATTCGATCTTGACACTGACTCAAACGGTCGTTGGTCAGTTGAAAAGTTCAAGGGACTTATGTTCCAGCTAGAGCGTGAAGCTAACCAGATTGCTAAGCAAACCCGTAGAGGAAAGGGTAACATCGTTATCTGTTCTTCAGACGTTGCTTCTGCTCTTCAGATGGCTGGTGTTCTCGACTACGCTCCTGCTCTCAACTCAAACAACCTACAAGTAGACGATACAGGTAACACTTTCGCTGGTGTTCTCAATGGTCGCCTTCGTGTTTACATCGACCCATACGCAATCGGTGGTAACTATCTAACTGTTGGCTATAAGGGTTCTTCAGCATTCGATGCTGGTCTCTTCTATTGCCCATATGTTCCACTCCAAATGGTTCGTGCAGTTGATCAGTCAAGCTTCCAACCAAAGATCGGCTTTAAGACTCGTTACGGAATGGTCGCAAACCCATTCGCTGAAGGTCTTAACAAGGGATCTGGTGAGCTTGTTCTTTCAACAAACAAGTACTATCGTCGCGTTATCGTCAATAATTTGATGTGACGGGCTACTTTTCGCCTTATTTGGTGAATAAATATACCAGGGGCTTCGGTCCCTGGTTTTTTATTGTCCGTCGCGGAGTACCATTCCCACGGACTCTATATCTTATAAGGAGATACAGCGATGTCAAAAGAAAAATACGGTTTCGTTTATTTATGGTATGATCGCAAACATAAACGATATTATGTTGGTTGTCATTGGGGAACTATTAATGATGGTTACATTTGTTCTTCTGATTGGATGAGAAAATCTTATAAAAGAAGACCAGAAGATTTTAAACGTAAAATTTTAAAAACAAATTTATCTCGAATTGATATGTATGAAGAAGAACAACGATATTTAAATATGATAAAACCTGAAGAAAGAAAAATACGATATTATAATCTTCACATAAAAAATGGCAACCTTTGGCACAAATACCCAGAATCAGTAAAAACTGTTGGTCAAAAAATATCATATTCAAAAACTGGCAAAAGTGTGGCTGTTCCTGCGGATAGAGGCGCTAAAATATCTGCATCAAAAAAGGGTAAACCACTCACAGAAAAACATAAAATAGCTCTGCGAGGAATAAAAAAGAAACCACACACAGATGAATGGAAACAACAAAATTCTATTAGAATGAAGGAACAATGGTCTGATGGTTCAAGAAAAAGAGCAGAACCAAAGAAAACTATGAGCCGAGAAGATCAAGATAAATTGTGTTCAGAACAACTGAAAAATAGATGGTCTGATCCAGAATGGGCTATGAAACAAAAAGAGGCTTTGAAAACTGCTTGGGCTAAAAGGAAAGAAAAACTAAATAGTTATGAATTGGCTCATTGAAGGCTAAGATGAACAAGACGGTTTCAAGCCGCAAACTAGAGGGGAGCCGAAGCTCCCCTTTCTTTTTGCTTGACAAATTTGTAAATTACCAGTATAATCATATTGTGGGCATGATAATAAATAGATAAAGGTAATTGGAGAATATAAATGACTGCTATTGACAATACGCCTGAGAATAAGAATTTTCTTAGCCCACTTAATTTCAGATTCTCTATCAAGAGAGCACCACATGTTAACTTTTTCTTACAGAAGGTTAACATCCCCGAAATATCATTACCAGAAATTGAGATACCTACTCAGTTTGTTCCTATTCCAACTCAGTACACTCACTTACAGTATGGTAAGTTTGCAATAACATTCAAAGTTGATGAAGACTTTCAGAATTATCTCGAGCTGCATAATTGGATTAGAGCTCTTGGTTTCCCAACAGACTATAATGAATACAAGTCTATTGCTGATATTCCAGAGTATACAGGCGAAGGTATTAGATCAGATATCTCTCTGATTGCTCTAAACTCAGCCAAGAATCCAAACTATGAATTTACATTCATCGATGCATTCCCAATATCTCTTGGTGATATTGTTTTTGATACAACTGACACAGACGTTCAGTATATAACAACGACAGCTGAATTTATCTATACATACTACAATATCACTAAAATTACTTGACTTTTTCTGAAAAGTATAGTATTATATAATATGATTGGTTTGAGGATACTATATTATGTTGTTAGAAGCCATTTATGATGAATGGAAAAAAGATTCAGAAATAGACAAGACAGAACTTGGGGATGAGTCGATTGCCATACCTAAGTTACATCACAAGTATTATCAGATATTCACAGCTGAAAGATTACAGCTTCGTAAGCTTGAAGCACAGATGAAAACATTGAAGCTGCAGAAGTATGAGTTCTATACACAGGGTCCGTCAAAAGAAACACAGGATAAAGGTTGGGAGCTTCCAGGTAAAGGTATGATTCTAAAACAAGAAATGCCTATGTATCTGGAAGGCGATAAAGATATTATCGAGTTATCATTAAAGATTGGATATCAACAAGAGAAGTGTGAATTACTTGAATCAATTATCAAGAGTCTTACCAACAGAGGCTTCCAGATAAAAGCAGCAATTGATTTCATGAGATTTACGATGGGAGCATAATGGATATAATTGAGATAATCAAAGTAGATGAAACATACAATAAGATAAAATGTGATCCTGGTATTGCTTTTGAATTGAATGATCATTTTACATTCGAAGTTCCTGGCGCTAAATTTATGCCTGCAGTTAGGAACAAATTTTGGGATGGAAAAATTAGATTGTTCAATGCATTGACATGTCACATCTATGCTGGTCTCAATAAGTATATCGAAGAGTTTGCTCAAAAAAGAAATTACAAAGTTGAATACAATTACGATATCTCAGCTGAAGAGTTTTCCGTCAAAGAAGCCAATGACTTTGTTGACTCGCTGAATATTCCATCGAAGTTTGAACGTCGAGATTATCAAATTGATGCCTTTGTTTATGCTATCCGCAACAGACGAGCAATGATGCTTTCTCCAACAGCATCTGGTAAGTCGTTCATCATCTATCTAATTACGAGGTATTACAATGCCCGCACTCTTATTATCGTTCCAACTACTTCTTTGGTTAGTCAGCTTGCTTCTGATTTTGCCGATTACGGTTTTGCTTCTGATAAGTTCGTCCATAGAATCTTCTCAGGACAGGATAAACAAACGTCTAAACCAATTACAATCTCAACATGGCAGTCGATTTACAAACTGGATAAAAAATACTTCGAACAATTTGATGTGGTCATAGGAGATGAAGCACACTTATTCAAAGCTAAATCTCTTACGAGTATTATGTCTAAGCTGGGCAGCTGTCCACATCGGTTTGGTTTCACTGGTACTCTTGATGGAACTCAAACACATAAGCTCGTCCTCGAAGGTTTGTTCGGTTTGGTGCGAAAGGTTACAACAACATCTGAATTAATTGAACAAAAGCATCTTGCCAACTTTATGATCAAGGCTATTGTTCTCAAGTATTCAGATGAAATAAAGAAACAGATATCTAAATACGATTATCAGGCAGAACTAGACTTCCTGGTAAGGAATACAGCAAGAAACAATTTCATAAAGAATCTTGCTCTGTCGCTAAAAGGTAATACGCTTATACTATTTCAATTTGTCGAAAAACACGGCGATGTTTTACATGACATGATAAAGAATGCTACTGATCAGCCTGTTTATTATGTCTATGGTGGAGTTGATGGAGAGGAACGTGAACAAATTCGTAAGATTGTGGAGGAGCAACAAAACGCTATTATCGTCGCTAGCTCAGGAACTTTCTCCACAGGTGTTAACATTCGCAACCTGCATAACGTTATATTTGCTAGTCCTTCAAAATCCAAAATACGAAATCTTCAGTCAATTGGTCGCGGACTACGTAAATCAGACAGTAAAGACAGCGCTACTCTATATGACATCGCTGACGATATGACATGGAAAAATAGAAAGAATTATACTATACTACATTTTATGGAACGTATGAGAATATATAATGAAGAGAAATTTGACTACAAAATTTACCCAGTAAATCTAAAGGCATAATAATGGCATCGAAAAAGCATTACGTAAATAATAAAGATCTTTATCTAGCGATGGTGAAATTTAAAGAAGCTGTTGACAAAGCGCAAAAAGAAAACAAGCCACTCCCAATAGTTCCTGACTATGTTGGTACTTGTTTTATGTTGATATGCAATAAGCTTTCAACCAAACCAAACTTTATGAATTATTCATATAGAGAAGATATGGTTGCTGATGGTATAGAGAACTGTGTTGCTGCAGCTCACTCTTTTGATCCATCGAAGTCAAACAATCCATTCGCTTACTTTACGCAAATTGCTTGGAATGCTTTTATTAGAAGAATCGCCAAGGAAAAGAAACAGTCATATATCAAACATAAAAACTTTGAACACAGCAATTTACTTGACGAATTACTAGAAGAGAGTTATAATACAGGTAAGTCGACTTATAATGAATATTCAGACGATATTATCAGAAATTTTGAAGATAAATTGGTCAAGAACTCGAAGAAAACAAAGGTAAAACTTGAAAAATTTATAGAGGAAGACGACAGTGAACAAACTACATCTGGTTCCAGCTAATATTATTGATCTTGTTGAAAAGATCAAGGACAAAAATATTAGAGATAGCGAACGAAACAATTATATTGTTAGACTAGAAACTACTGCTTCATATATTAATGAATCATTGTCTAAGAATAAAATGAATCAACAACAACTTATGAGAAAGAATCAGAATCGCTAATGAAGATTGCTTTGATTACGGACACTCATTGGGGTGTCAGAAATGATAATGTTGCGTTCTTAGATGACTCGAAGAAATTTCTAGATACAATCTTTTTTCCATATCTGGAGAAGAATGGTATTACTACAGTCGTTCATCTTGGTGATCTGGTCGATCGTCGCAAGTATATCAACATTAATACTGCTACTCGTCTCAGGAAAGATTTTCTTGAGCCATTGAGTAAGTATGATGTTCATATCATTGCTGGAAATCACGATACATATTTCAAAAACACAAATGAGATCAACTCTCTCAGAGAGCTACTGCCTTCATATCCTTATAAGATATATGACAAGTTCCCACAAGAAGTTGAATTTGATAACTCAGTAATTCTAATGACTCCATGGATCTGCGATGAAAACAGAAAACTATCTTTTGAAAAAATCAGATCAACTCCATCGCAGATCCTCATGGGACATCTGGAAATCGCTGGGTTTGAAATGTATCGAGGGTCTATGGTCTCTCATGGCGAAGATCGCACGAGCTTTGACAGATTTGATATGGTACTGTCTGGCCATTATCATCATCGTTCTAGTGATGGCTGCATTTACTATCTTGGTAATCATTGTGAGTTTACCTGGAGCGATTATGATGATCCTAAAGGATTTCACATCCTCGATACAGAAACGAGGGACTTGACTTTTATACGAAACCCATATAGAATGTTTGATAAGGTTTGGTATGATGATGCACAAGAAAGTTTAGATCCAGCTAATATGGAAATATCGCATCTAAAAGGTAAGATCATCAAAGTCATTGTACAAAACAAAACCAATCCTTACAAGTTCGATTTGTTCATAAACAGTTTAGAAAAGATTGGTGTTCTGGATATGCAGATTGTTGAAGATCATTTGAATCTCGCCTTTGAAGATGATACATCTATTGTGAATGAAGCAGAATCTACAATAGACATATTCCGTCATCATATTGAGCAGATCAATATTCAAAATCTTGACAAGAAAAAACTCGAAGCTACGATCGTCGATCTCTATCAAGAGGCATTGACTATAGAATGATTTTATTTAAAACATTGCGTTGGAAGAACTTCCTTTCAACTGGTAATATATTCACAGAAATTTCTCTCAATAAATCATCATCGACATTGATTGTTGGTGAGAATGGTGCAGGCAAATCAACCATTCTCGACGCATTGACATTCTCATTGTTCGGTAAACCATTCAGAAAGATCAACAAACCACAGCTACTTAACAGCATAACTCAGAAGGGTCTTGTTGTTGAGATTGAGTTTGATATTGGATCGAACAAATATAAGATAATTCGTGGGCTGCGACCAAATATCTTTGAAGTGTATATGAATGATAATCTGCTTAACCAAACAGCAGAGATGAAAGATTATCAGGAAATACTTGAGCGTCAGATACTCAAGTTGAATTATAAGTCATTCTGTCAGGTTGTTGTTCTTGGATCAGCTTCCTTTGTTCCATTCATGCAGTTAGCTGGTGGTCAGCGTAGAGAGATTATTGAGGATCTGCTTGATCTACAAATCTTTACGATTATGAATAGTTTGCTGAAAGATAAGATATCTGTCAACAATGAAAACTTGGCAGAAATATCTTCAGATCAAAAAGTTGTTACTGAAAAGTTGAAGATCATTCAGCAACATCTGCTCGAGAAACAAAACAGTAATGATAAGATCATTAGAGAGAAACAAGATCTTCTGATCGAAACAATAGTAAAGATTGAGGATCTGCAGAACAAATACTTCAAAATAAAAGTTTCTATTGAGAATGAGAAGGAAAAGGTAGCTGACTCTGAATCAATAACAAGTAAGATAACAAAACTTGAACAGCTGAAGCATAAGATTGAAGCAAAGAAAGCTCTGATCTGTAATGACATTGAGTTTTTCAAGAAGCATGAAAATTGTCCAACATGCACTCAATCTATCAGTGCTGAGTTTCGCGAAACAACTATTGAGTCTAAGAATCGCGAAATAGAAACGATTGATGTTGGCTTGGTTGATCTTGCCAAGAAATATGATGAAACGAGCGCTCGTCTTAGTGAAATTATGAGCACAAATACTTTAATCAATGATATGCAGATTGAAGGTGTTAGAATGAGTTCTAACATTGATAGTTTGATTCGATATAAAGATCATCTTAATAAAGAAATCAACACAATCAACAAAGATCTTGAGGATGATGAGGAGAGTAAGATGACTGCTCTTCAACAGGAACTAGAAGATATTGCGACGAGATATAATGATGCAATGGATGAAAAGCAACTATTAACTGCTGCGTCTTATCTTCTGAAAGATGGTGGTATCAAAGCCAAGATTATCAAACAGTATGTTCCTGTTATCAATAAGCTTATCAATAAGTATCTTAGCGCTATGGACTTTTTCGTTCAGTTCGAACTTGATGAAGAGTTCAATGAAACTATCAAGTCAAGATTCCGTGATGAGTTCAGTTACAGCTCTTTCTCAGAAGGCGAGAAGATGCGTATCAATCTTGCTATTCTTTTCACTTGGCGTGCTGTCGCTAAACTGCGTAATTCTGTCAGTACAAATCTACTCATTATGGATGAAGTTATGGATTCATCGATGGACTCAAATGGAACAGATGAGTTTCTGAAGATATTAAACAACTTGACTTCTGACACAAATACGTTTATAATATCTCATAAAGGTGATCAGCTATATGATAAGTTTCCAAACATCATTAGATTTGAAAAGAAACAAAACTTCAGCAAGGTAATATAATGAATCTGGTAGAGAGCAATGATCCAATCCTTACGACCGAATGTGAACCATTCGACTTTCGCAATCCACAATTTGATCCTGTAGATTTTGCGCATCAAATTGTTAAATTTATGTATGATAACAATGGTATTGGTATTTCTGCCAATCAGGTTGGAATACGTAGCCGTGTTTTTGCTATGCGTTCTTCTCCCCAAAATTTTGTATGTTTCAATCCAAAGGTTGTCCAGCCTAGTGAACAGATGGTTGTTCTAGAAGAATCATCATTGACGCATCCTGGACTTATTGTTAAAGTAAAACGACCGCAGCATGTTCGAGTCAGATTCACTACACCAAATGGAGAAACTAAGACAGAAACATTTACTGGAATGACTGCCAGAGTATTTCAACAAATGGTAGATAATTTAGATGGAGTCCTTTACTTTAATCGTGCTTCGAGGTATCATAGAGATATAGCGTTGGAAAAGTGGAGGAAAGGTAATCACTCTACGATTCAAGTTAAACCTAAAGATGGATTGAATAAATATGAATATCTTCTACATCGATAAAGATCCTGTACAGGCTGCGCAGTGGATGGTTGACAAACATGTTGTCAAGATGATCCTCGAATCAGCACAACTTCTTTCTACTGCACATCGTTTACTTGATGGTCGCGAGGTCGAAGGTAAAACTAAGACTGGTCGCAAAGCTCGTCGCTGGGTTCTTGATGATTCTCGCGATCCTGTTATCTATCAGGCTACGCATATCAATCATCCTTCTGCTGTTTGGTGTCGTCAGTCTGTTGAAAACTATATCTGGTTAGCAGATCATTTACATGCGCTTATGCAGGAGTATACATATCGTTATGGTAAGAAGCATGCAGTTGATGGTAATCTATCATACATGCTTATGTCGCCACCAAAAAACTTACAAGAATATGATATGACTACTATGCCATCAGCTATGGATGAACAATACAAAATCAGTGACGATCCAATCGTCAACTATCGCAACTACTATAAAGTCGGTAAAGCCAGAATGCATAACTGGAAAAACCGCCAACCACCAGAATGGATTACACAATGAGTTTTTATACAGACGTAAAAGATTTTCATATTGCTTTCGGTCAGCGAGTAGGCGAGAAGCCAGAACTTCCAGTTGATTCAAATGAACGTAAGCTTCGTATAAGACTTCTAAAAGAAGAATTTGAAGAATATATGGCAGCAGAAATTGATGAAGATATTGTCGAGGTTGCTGATGCTCTTGCTGATCTTATCTACATTGCCTGTGGTACTGCTGTATCTTATGGCATCCCACTTGACAAAGTGTTTGAAGAAGTACATCGTTCAAACATGGCCAAACTTGTGGATGGTAAGCCACTATATCGTGAAGATGGAAAGGTAATGAAGCCAGAAGGATGGACTGCTCCAGATATTGAAGGCGTATTAAAAAAGTCACAGGAAGAAATTATTATTCGTAATGCTCAAATTACACTATGATGTTCGTATATATACGATATACGAACTTTGAAAGGAGGCTACATTGGTCAATCAACTTATCATAAAGAAACTTGATGCTGAAGAAACACTTGGTACATTCATCACCTGTAAAGATTATGCCAATCTGATCATTACTGAAGATTGTGATCTTTATGCAGAGGATCCTATGGATCCAACTAAAGCAGATGAAGAGAATGTTATCTTCAGATATCGCAAGGGCGTATTTTCTCATGAAGAACGTCGTCGTTGTTATCATGGTCTAAGAGCAGCTGCTACTGAATCTCAAAATCGTGGTATGGCTGCTGGTCCTCGTGGCGATCAGCTTGGACAGGAAGGACGTGGTAATCGCGATTGGGTTACTGCTGAACAACTTGACATTCTTTCATTTCTTGCTCGTCCTCTCAATACAATTGATGATGGTGTCGCGCTTGAAGATATTCGCGCAAGTCATCAACAGTTCAAAGAAAAAGATGAGACACGTGGACAGGTTTGGCTTCGTTCAGAAGTAACGAAGAAGTATCCAGAATACCATGGTTGGTTTGAAAAGTGGGTATCTGGTATTCATAATATGTCTCGCGAAGAGCAGAAAGAAGAAGCACAGTTTATCATTGATAACTATATCTCAGACACCAACTACGCGCAGTCAGTAATGTCTGGTATCGCTGGTTTCTATGATCGTTATCCTCGCATTCCTTATGGTCGTGCTACTTCTTATACTGAAAAACATCCAGAAGATTTTGCTGAATCCTTTCCGTTTCTCAACAAGTTGAATGATCAGTTTAGAAAACTATTGCCTGTTCGTTGGGCTAATCAACGTGCTTGTGCTGATAAACTTGATCCAAAATTTTTGATTGATGGAACAGTATTTACTACGCTAACAGTCAATCATAACTGGCGTACAGCATGTCATCGAGATGCTGGCGATCTTCATGAAGGATTCTCTAACATCTGCGCTCTAGGTAAGGGTTGGCAGGGAGCTGAATTTATTCTTCCTGAGTTTCGTATTGCTGTGAAACTTGAATCAGGCGATATGTTGCTTGTCAATAATCATGGCGGTATCCATGGCAATGATGCGCTTGTTGGTGATGATAATGATCGTATGACAATCGTTGCTTACTTCCGCGAAAAGATGATGGATCTTAAGTCCTGGGATTATGAACAGCTGCGTAAGAAGTATATTGACGAACGTCGCATGAACAAGGAACACAAACACTGGCGCCATCTTTGGAATGGTGTTAGCCCAGATATGTGGCATGAACAGGAATGGTATGATTATATGGCTGCGCATAATATGGAAGATCCATATAAAGAAACAAAAGCAGCAAGTCTAGAGGATTTCTTCGTATGAGTTTACATGCTTTTCTTGATGAAGAACGTGAGCTACAATGGTTCTACGATAACAATAAACTTAACCAAGGACCGACTATCGGTTATCGTAGAGTATCTGGTAAGATTGGTTTAACTAAGAATGAAGCTGGTATTCGTGGCGCATGGGTAGATAAGAGAGTTGCTCTTTTCAAAACTCTTGGTTATGATAAGTATCGCATCAAACTTCTTTCTGAAGTAACAGAAGAAACTAAAGGAGATGGTGTTACTGTTGAAGATGATAACACTGTTTGTGATATTCTCTACCTCGAGTTTGGTGGAACCAATCTACAGTTTTATGGTAAGAACTGGGACAAGACGATTGAAATTGTCAAACTTCACAGAGGTAAGAAAAAGGTTTTCGTTTGTGATGATCCAGATCTAACATTCCTCTGGGAACTTCTACCCGACGAAGATTGGTCGTTATGGTCAATCGCTGCGAATGCGGTAAACACAGATGAGGTGTTGAAAGTATTAAAAGCGCCAGAAGGTGTTACCTGCTTTCATCTACCGATGGATAAAGGTATGACTGCTGAAATGTTCAGCGATGGAACTATTCAGAAGATTGTTTACATTGGTCGCAATCAGGGACGTTCTTCTTATTTCAAAACTTTCGGTAGTTCGCCTTATCTTCAGATAGCTGGTAAGACGAGTGAATGGGAAGATTATCCAAACCTTACTCTTGTTGATATTCCACAACAGAAAGATCGTCGTTCGTTTTATCGCAAGTACTATGGTTGTTTGGCTGTATATGATAAAAAGCACGCAGTAACTGGATGGCATACTGGTCGCGCATATCATGCTCTTTATGCTGGTGTACCTGTACTTGCTCCTCCTGGAAATGATGGACTTGATTGGACATATCCAATAAACAATGCCAGCGACATTGAAACTTTTGTCAATATGCCAGTTGAAGAAAGACAAAATATTTGGCACAAACAACTTGACAAAATTCTAAAATGATAGTATCATATGATATTGATGGTGTTCTCGCCGAAGGACCACCTCCTTCTGCAAAGAAGTGGGGAAAAATGAATGGAGCTGAGAGATCAGAACGTAAGCGATTCCTTGTAGATTGGTACAGGAATGCTGTTCCTCTTTTAGTTCCAGAAGAACCCTACTTCTTTGCAATTTCGGCAAGAAAATTTGAACCAGATGTTTATTCTGCTACTCAAATATGGTTGGATACATATTATCCAAAGAGAGTAGTAGAAACTTTTCTATTGAGTGGATCGCGTTCAGTTATAAATGCTGCGACCTTCAAAGCAGATATTATTTCTAGAAATAACGTCCAGAGACATTATGAGGATAACAAAAAAGTTTTGAAGATTATGAAGAATATCAATCCAGAAGTTGAATATTATTTTTGGGAAAAAGGAATGGTGACTCCAGAAAGGTTTTGATGATGAAAAAAATTCCTTATAAATATGCTGAGGACAAAATAATTGCTGACTTCCATGCCTATATAGATAAGACATACGGTCAGCACTATCAGACAGAAAACAATGTTCAATGCTTCGATGCTTGGATTGCTCTGGATGATGCTACTCCTACTTTCCGTAATACTGCCATCAAATATCTCTGGCGATATGGTAAGAAGAATGGCAATAACAAAGATGACTTGATGAAGGTCTTGCATTACACAATTATGTGTTTGTATAATGATCATTATAAGGATGGTAAATAATGGAAATTAAAATTGATATCGAAAAGCTAAAAGAGCGTGGATTATTTGTAGCCACACCAATGTATGGTGGTATGTGTGCGGGTATGTTTTCTAAGTCATGCGCCGATCTCTCTGCTATCTGTACACAGTACGGAATTCCTCTACAGTTCTACTTTCTGTTTAATGAGTCGCTAATTACTCGTGCAAGAAATTATTGCTGCGATGAGTTTATGCGTTCAAACTCACAACATCTGATGTTCATTGACTCTGATATTGGTTTTAATCCACAGGATGTTATTGCTATGATGGCTCTACAAGCACAAGAGCCAGAGAAATATAATATCATCGGCGGTCCTTACCCTAAGAAGTGTATCTCATGGGAAAAGATCAAGGCAGCTGTTGATAAAGGTATTGCTGACGATGATGCAAATATTCTTGAAAGATTTGTCGGCGATTATGTTTTCAATCCAAAAGGCGGTCAACAATCAATTCCGATCTCAGAGCCAGTCGAGGTTCTTGAAATTGGTACTGGTTTCATGATGATTGAAAAAGCTTCTATGAAGAAGTTTGTTGATACATATCCTCAATATATGTACAAGCCTGATCATGTTCGTACAGAGCACTTTGATGGTTCGCGCGAAATTATGATGTTTTTCCAAGCAGAAGTTGATCCAGTATCGAAGCGTTATCTGTCAGAAGATTATTGGTTCTGTCAGAAAGCTCAACAGGCTGACATTCGTACATGGTTCTGTCCTTGGATGAAGCTACAACATGTTGGTAGCTATATCTTTGGTGGGTCATTAGCCGACCTAGCATCTATCGGTGCGTCTGCAACAGCAGATCCAGGGCAATTGAAGAAGCGTAAGTAATCTAAAATTGGGAGTATATTATGAAACTTGATGCAAAAACTGTGGGTGTTTTGAAGAACTATTCAACAATCAATCCTTCTCTCCTGTTCCGAGAAGGTAATGTCCTTTCAACTATCTCACCATCTAAAACAATTATCGCAAAGGCGACTGTACCAAATACATTCAATCGTCGTTGCGCTATCTATGAATTGACAAAGTTGCTTGGTGGTATTTCTCTTTCAGATGATCCAGAAGTTTCTTTTAATGAGACTTCTGTTACTATCAAGGATGAGAAGACTCAGGCTGCTAGTAGCATTACCTATGCTTCAGAAGCAACTATCAAGGTGCCACCAGAAAAGAATCTTGTATTGCCTTCTGTTGATGTTTCAGTTGATATTACTGATAATGATTTGAAGTCAATCATTCGTGCTGCTGGAATTTATGGTTTGCCAGCTGTTGCTCTTGTTGGTGATGGTTCTAAGGTTTCATTTGTTGCAATGAATCCAAAAGATCCTAACAGCAATACCTATAGCATTCCGATTGGTAACACAGAAAAGACATTCAAAGTCGTGTTCAATGTGGATAATCTTCTCAAGTTGATGAGTGGCAATTATCATCTTGATGTTTCATCTAAGTTACTCGCCCACTTTGTTGGGGCTGATATTGAATACTGGGTTGCAGTAGAAACTAGCTCAACTTTTTAAGTTGACATTTGAGTGGGGAGAGGTTATAATATACTTCTCCCCAATTTTATATTATGGAGTTATATCATGGAACTGTTGAAGAGAGAAGATGTAGTTGGTATAGTTTCCAGACACATGGCTACACCATACGCAAATAGTGTATTTGGAACGATGGCGCCTAAATTGAAATGGTGCGATCATCATAAAAAACTAGAACCCATTAACAACTTTTATGTAAAGAAAGAACGTCAGCATATTGCCAAAGAAAATTTGACAGTAGATGACTTCAGACATGTTTGTATTGAGATTTGGGATGAGATGAATGAAAATCTCCGTAACGGATTTGGTTGGGCGACTGATCAAGAAGTTATTGACCAAAACAATGCAAGCAATCTTACAAAATTTTTAGTTGATGGAGATTAAGATGGATCAAGAATTTCTCTGGGTCGAAAAGTATCGCCCAAAAACTATTGAAGATACAATCCTTCCTGCTGATCTAAAGGCGACGTTTCAGCAGTTTGTTGATCAAAAGAATATTCCCAATTTAATTCTATCTGGCTCAGCTGGTGTTGGTAAAACGACAGTGGCAAGAGCTATGCTTGAACAATTAGAATGTGATTACATTATCATTAACGGATCTATGAATGGAAATATTGACACTCTCAGGAATGAAATCCTGTCCTTCGCTTCCACGGTATCTTTCACTGGCGGCAGGAAGTACGTTATCCTCGATGAGGCTGATTATCTCAACGCGAATTCCACACAGCCAGCTTTACGAAATTTCATGGAAGAATTCAGCCGAAACTGTGGCTTTATACTCACATGTAATTTCAAAAACAGAATCATCGAACCCCTCCACTCCAGATGTTCTGTCATCGATTTTAGGATACCCAAATCAGCTAGTGCTAAACTTGCTTCCCAATTCTTCAAACGAGTGCAAAAGATACTCAGTGGAGAACTTGTGGACTACGATCCCGCAGTCGTAGCAGAAGTTGTACAAAAGTATTTCCCAGATTGGCGTCGTGTTCTTAATGAGCTGCAGCGTTATTCAGCAACTGGTAAAATTGATTCTGGCATTCTTGCTAACCTTCAGGAAATTTCTCTCAAGGAACTGATCAATCTTATTAAGGACAAGAACTTCACAGAAGTCCGTAAGTGGGTTGCCGAGAACGGTTCTGATAACAACACAATCTATCGTAAGCTCTATGATACCTGTGCTGACTATTTCACACCGAGATATATTCCTCAGTTGATTCTTACCATTTCGCAGTACCAATATCAGTCTGCATTTTCCGCAGATCAGGAGATCAATCTCTCAGCCTGTCTAGCTGATATTATGACAAACTGCGAGTTCAAGTAATGAACCCGTTTGATTTTGTTAATGCAATCAATTCAAACAAAAAGGATCTGATCGTCGATGAAGCCACAGAAAAGGCATATGTTCCGTTTGTTGTAAACAGAGCTTTATCCTATTTCACAGAAACTTTAACAGACGCCCAGATCATGACTATGTCAAGCCATCTGGACAAAAAACTTCAATTTCATTATCTTCTAAATAGTGTACGTCGCGCAAAGAGATACTCTAAGTGGGGCAAAAAGAAAGAAGATAAAGATCTAGAATTGGTCCAAGAGTATTATCAATGTAATCATCAGCGAGCCAAAGAAGCCCTTTCTATTCTTTCTAAAAAGCAGTTGAATATTATAAAAGAAAAATTAGAAAAAGGTGGATGATATGGTGTCTATAGACTCGCTTATTGAAGTGAAAATTGCAGAGGAAGAAGACTTTCTAAAGATCAAAGAAACACTGACTCGTATTGGTGTAGCATCTCGTAAAGACAACAAACTTTATCAATCATGTCATATTCTCCATAAGCAGGGGAAATATTACATTGTTCATTTCAAGGAATTATTTGCTCTTGATGGTAAGCCATCTGACTTTACCGAAGAAGATAAAGGTCGCCGTAACACGATCGTTCAGCTTCTTCAAGAATGGGGTCTGATAAAGGTTGTTGAAGCTGATTCAATCAAGGAACCAAAAGCTCCAATGAGTCAGGTAAAGATTATTCCTCATAAAGATAAAGCAAACTGGACACTCGAAGCAAAATATAATATTGGTCGTAAAAAGAAATAACAGCGGAGTTATTTTATGTTATTTGGTATGTTTAAAGTGAAAAAAGAAGCGAAAACAGATTCGGAGAAAAAGCTAGAGAAGCTATCAAATATTCTGTTTCCTCCATTTGAAAAACAAACGCTGAAGAATGGCGACAAGATTCTAATTGATTATTCGATAGACTCGAATCTAGATGCTGCTCTGTCAGATCTAGAAGATGGTAATAATGACCCAGCTTCCAGAAAAACAATCAAACTGTGCGTCGATAGATTGATCGAAGCAAGAAAAATTCTTGAAACTTATGGTGAGTTTGATAAAGATGTCAAGTATATTGTAGTTGATGACTTGAGCAGAAAAGAGGATTCGATCGATGAAAAAGTACAGGCAAAAGATTGAGAACATAGACAAGTTCATCGAATCTCTTGAAGAGATGATTGATGCTCGTGATGATATGTGGGAAGAGGAAAAGTACTCAAACCATAGGCAAATGTGGAAGATCAAAGAAGAGCGATACCTTCCTGCCAAGGCAAAGCTTCGGGAAGCGCTCCATGACTTTATTGCTGAGGTAATCGAAGAAGATGTCTAAGTTATTGATTTTATTATAGAAAAAAAGTGCTTTACTTATTTCCAAATTTGGCGTATACTGAGAAAGTCAATAAAGGAGACGGATTATGGTTTTAAGGGAAATTTACGCTGACTTTCAAAAAATTACCAATATTCAAGAAAAAATTGACTTTCTCAAGGTTTTACAGTCGCTTAACCTCAGTTATGATATAAATTATAATAATCTTATAGAAGCTTGGACTGAACGATTGCCCAAAAGTGACGACCAAGCCTCAGAATAAGCTTAACCATTAGCCCCAGATCTCGTATTTGGGGCTAAGTTATTGATTTTATTATAGAAAAAAAAAGTTGAAAAAAAGCGAAAAAAGTGCTTTACTTATATCCAAATCGGCGGTAGAATGTATTATAGGTTGATGAAGGAGTTCTAAATGTCTACCTCTGATATGCTTTATGTGTTCGGTCCTATGATTGGTTTGGTGATTGGAATGATCGTTACTTTCGGTGTCGTTCACTATAATGACGTTCGTGGTCGTTGAGGAGTTCTAATATGAGCAATGGTATCGAGCTGTTACTTTCTGATAATCGTGGCATTTATATCCCGCAGCATTGGGCAATGTATTGCCAAGATATGGATGGTGTTTCTGCTGAGGATATGGAAATCCTCAAAGCTGGTCCCGATCATGAGTGGTACTGGGAAGCTTGGGATGCTGTTCTCTCCAATGCTTCCGCTACGCATAACGGCAAAGTCTGGCGCTTGTGGCAGGATGGCGATTTGTTTGCTTACTGCGAAGAGCTGATGACCGATGAGGAATACAAAGGATTCTTCGGCGAAAATCGGGATGGCGCTTTTCAGCCCGAAGCTGATATCTACGGTGATAATGTTCTAGAAGAGGAGATCTGATATGATGTTTAAGAAATTCGCTCTTGTTGCTTTGGTTGGTGGTATCGTCGGCGGAACACTGTCCGTAATCCTGCCAGCATCACCGATATCGGCTTTAGCTATCTTCGGTATTTGTTTCGCGATTGGTTGGTTCTTCAACGATTTTCTAGATAAAATCGCTTGACTAATATCCAAAACTGCGGTATACTTAGTATATGATGAGGAGATGGTGGTATGAGATTCGACGATTACGCTTTTGAGCAATGCGCTCGTGCTGTTTATATCATGAACGATTCTGCACGGGAACTCTATGATTCATGGGAAGAACTACGTTCGTTCATGGAATCTATGGCTTATCAATATGGCGGAAACGCTGGGTGCACTCATTTCGAAACTGGTGGTTTCTGTCTTTCGTTCTCGCGTTCATCGGTTGATCGCGAAGATTGGTTTGTAACTGCATCTATTGAGCCATATACAGCTTTGCGATATATTAAATCAATGCAGATTATGCAGCGCATGTAAAAACAAATCGCATGCAAACTAATAGAACCAACTGTTGATGGCTCCATTGGTAAAGATCCTGGCGTTGATTACGATCCAAAAGCTGGCGACGAACAAGACTTTGTTGCCAAACATTCCGTACAGAAATGGGATGACCCAAATGGTAATGGACCAGATGTGTTTCAAGGCACAAATATAAAGTACTCGTTGGATAAAGAAGCTCATCATGGCTATAAGAAGCCAGAAGATAAGAGAGTCAACGAATCAAAAAAAGATGAGGAGACCAAGTGTAATATGTCAGAAGCTGGTTCTTGGTGTCCAATGCACGAAATGGCTGACTGCTCAAAGATGACCAAGATTAACGAGATTTCAAAATCAACTCTTGGTTCATACATCAAAAAGTCTTCGCAGGATTTGAAAAATATTGAAGCTGGTCGCGAAAAGGGTGACAAATGTGAGCTTGGAGTATGCCTAATGACTAGCGAATTCTTTTCCAAGGAAAACACATTGGTCGAGTTGAAGGAAGAACTGTATACTCGTTTGAGTGATGTGCGTCGAGTTATGGCTTTGAAGTCGGGCGACCAAGAAGATTTCTTGGATGGCTTTTACGAAGGTATCAACTGTCGTGCTGCCAATGAAGACTTCTGGCTGTCGATGCTACTGGATAAATTGGAGAAATCAGTATGACTATGCAACTTTGCCCAGCATTTGTCACAACTACAAATTTGCGTAAGCGTAAGTCAACCATGACTGGCAAACAGAAGCTACAACTTCTTGCCCATCAACAGTGGGTTGACTCCATGAAAAAAGGTATGACAAAAGATAAAAAAGTGCTTGACAAATTATGGAAAACCGAGTATACTAATAATATGGTTGTCGATCGATCTGCTATGCAGAAGTCAGGTTTGGTTTCTGGAGCTTGCGCAAAGCCAGAGGAAAAAGTATATACTGGCACCAAGCTTCTTGGTATCGCTACTATGCATAAGAGTAATATGGTTCCTGTCTTCAAAGCTGAAGATGCTGCCGATATTGCTAGTATGAGGAGATAAGCTATGGGTAATTATTATATTCAAGCACAGGATAAGTCGGGTGTTTGGCGTACATATCATGTAACACCAGCAAGTCCAAATATGCAAAGAGTTTTGTCAGAAATGCAATCGTTGAAGCGATCATTTCCTGATTATCGAGTTCGTACCATTGATGATAATGGACGAGTGGTAGATATTCTATAAAAGAATATCAAATTGTGAAATATATCTCATCAAGATGTATAAATAATGTTTAACATGGAGAAACTAATGTCTAAGACTAATCAGGTATTGCAAGCATTTTTGAATGGTGAAGCTCTTACTGCTTCTCAAATTACAGCTCGTTATGGTATTGCGAATCCTCATGACACTGTTTATAATCTTCGTAACTCTGGATACGCTGTGTATCTGAATACTAAGAAGAATTCGAAAGGTGTCAGTGTTTCCAAGTATCGTCTCGGCGCGCCAACTCGTAAGGTTGTAGCAGCTGGGATCGCCGCTCTAGGTGTTCGGGAAGCTGGTCTCGTCTAAAAGATAAGAAATAACTTATCGAAGGGGCGGGACTGAAAAGTACCCGCCTTTTTTAGTGCTTTACTTTTTTAGTGAAGTATGGTAATATAAAGAATATGCTGTTTGACATTGTTAGAAACCTTTGAGACAACTTCGGTTGTCTCTTCATGGGTGTATCAGAGCGTGGTCTGGCGCAAAGACTGCTAGGCTTCTCAGTCCGTCTTATTCGCGATACAACGACGGTGGTGACAGAAGTTAGATAGCTGGTACATCCTTGAAGAGATAATGATGGCGCATAGCTCAGTTGATTAGAGCACGCGATTGATAATCGTGAGGTCGATGGTTTGAGTCCATCTGTGCCAACCAATACTGGGAAATCGTCTAATGGTAGGACTACGGTTTTTGGGTCCGTCTATCGGGGTTCGAGTCCCTGTTTCCCATCCAATAAGTTTCTGCGTGTCGCCTAGCCTGGTGTGGCACTTCGTTTGGGACGAAGAATAACGGGAGTTCAAATCTCTCCACGCAGACATAAGCGACTCCGATGTATAAATAGTAATGTCAATAAAACTGTTATACATCGGAGTGCAGCTTGTTTTATACGATCTATAAAATTACTAACAAAATAAACAATAAATTCTATATTGGGATGCATAAAACCAATAATTTAGATGATGGTTACATGGGTTCTGGTAAGCTTATTAGAAGAGCCATCTCTAAACATGGAATAGAAAATTTCACTAAAGAAATTCTTCATGTGTTTGATAACGAACAAGATATGAAAAATAAAGAGAAACAGCTTGTTATTCTTTCTGAAAACACCTACAATCTTTGTGATGGTGGTAAAGGCGGATTTGGTTACATCAATTCGAATCCAGAAAAGTTTTTAACAGAAAAGAGATTAAAATCTCTTTGGACATCAGAAAAAAGAATAAATCGTTGGCGGGAAAAATATAAAAATGATGTAAAATTTAGAAATGATTGTTTAGAAAGATCTAGGCATGCATTGAAAAAATATAAAGAAAAATATCCAAAAAGTGCATTTTTTGGGCGAACCCATTCTGAGGAAACAAAAAATAAGATGCGTAAGTCGAAAAATGCTGGTGAAAAAAATTCACAGTACGGAACTTGTTGGATAACCAATGGTCAAGAAAATAAAAAGATCAAAAAAGAAGAACTTGACAAATTTATCGAATTAGGTTATTATAAAGGTAGAATAATTAAATTACAAGAATGAACCGTAGGAATGACAGTCTGACTGTCTGATAGTCGGGTAATACAAGCAGAGTGGTTTCTGTGAGTACCGAGTCGCCTATGCCTCTTGTCGTTGCACTAACCAGCAACGATCGTGTGAGAGAGGGCGCTGTCGCCGAGCAGCAGGAGAGCGTAGGATATACGCATCGGCAATAATTTGGAGGTATGCGAGCAAGGTGCTCAAACGGTCTTGAAAACCGTGCCACCGCAAGGTTGATGGTTCGATTCCTTGTACCTCCGCCAAATATCAGTGTCGTATAATGGTAGTACAACTGTCTCCAAAACCGTTAGTGTGGGTTCGATTCCTACCACTGGTGCCATCAATAAATATTACAAATACAACTCTATCGGAGTAAATCAAATGAAAGCATTGGTAGTAGCAAGTATCGTAGCACTTTCATTAGCTGGTTGCGCAAGTACATCTGGTCCAAACCAAACAATTGGAACTGGTGTTGGTGCAGTTGGTGGATATGGTGTTGCAAGAGCATTAGGAGCAGGACCAGCTGGATCTGCATTAGGAGCTGTTGCTGGTGCTTTGATTGGTAATGAAGTTGGTAGAAGTATTGATGCTCCGAGACCACAGGTCATCGTTCAAGAGCCGAGATATATTGTACAACAACCAAGATATATTGCTCCTCCACCGCCTCGTCGTATCAGCTGTTATAGCGTATGGGACAATTACCATGGTCGTTATGTAGAGCGCAGAGTTTGTAATAGATATTAAAAGATTATTCCCAGGAATCCGAGCATGGTGCATGGACTTGCCTGTTAAGCAATGATTAGGTGGGATCGTTACCCACACTGGGAGCCAAGCTCATAGGGCATAAAGACGTTATGTCGAGTAATCGCAATTTGCGGCTAAATGATAACCAAATTGTCACCTTGTGTGGCTCCCTATCGAAATCAATGCGAGATTAGCTCAGCTGGGAGAGCGTCTGTTTTACACGCAGAATGTCGGCAGTTCGATCCTGTCATCTCGCACCATTTGTTTTTAAACGACTAACATTAGATCCTATTCTTATCCGTTTTATATCATTCTTTGGTCTGTTAGTTCAGTTGGTCAGAACACTCGCCTGTCACGCGAGAGGTCATGGATTCGAGTTCCATACAGATCGCCACTTTATGATGGAGTATATAATGAATTCGCACGTGAGTTATGAATACAATATGATGACACTTGTAGCCAATGCTTGGATCAATGGTGGTAATCTTAATGATCCTATCGTTGTCAATAATATGTGTGGTATGGTATTATATACAACAGCAAGTAAGATCATTTTATATTTGTATGCAAATGAAGGTTTAGTGATTCCAGATGATATTCTAGAAATCTTAAATAAGGTTGTGCTTCAGATTACAACTCTTGTTCCAGAACTTCGTACAGAAGTCCAAGAAGAAAAGTTACAACCAAAAGATTTTTTGAAGTTACAAAAATTTATCGATGATAATATAAGTTAATGTTGCTTGGGTGGGACGGTAACGCGCAGGTCTGCAAAACCTTGAGAATCCAGTTCAACTCTGGAAAGCAACTCATAAGCGACTCTGATGTATAAATAGCTATATGTAAGTCTCTTTATACATCGGAGTGCAGCTTGTTTTATACAATCTATAAAATTACTAATAATCTTAATGATAAGTTTTATGTTGGTAAACATAAAACTATCGATCTTAACGATGGTTATATGGGTTCTGGTAAACTTATCAAACACGCCATAGAAAAATATGGCTTAGAAAACTTTACTAAAGAGATTTTGCATGTTTTTGATAATGAAGAAGACATGAATAATAAAGAGAAAGCACTTGTTGTATTATCAGAAGAGTCATATAATCTATGTCTAGGCGGTCATGGTGGATTCGGTTATATCAATAGTAATGAATCGCTGAGAATAGAAAAGAATAAAAAAGCCATGAGAACTGTTATCACCAAATACAAAGAAAAAATGAGTGAATGGGGTTCTAAGGGCGGTAAAAAGAAATATGAAAAATATGGTGTTAATGAAAAATGGCTTCAAGCTGGACGAACTTCATTTTTGGGAAAACAACATTCGAAAGAAACTAAAGAATCGATAGGTTTGAAGAATTCTATACACCAGACTGGATCTAAGAATTCTCAATATGGAACCTGTTGGATTACCAACGGTAAAGAAAATAAAAAGATCAAGAAAGAAGAACTTGACATTTGGATAGAAAAGGGCTATTATAGAGGTAGAATAATTGCGGGTCTGGTATAGAAAGATGTGCCCTAGCCTTCCAAGCTAGAGAGGACCAGAGCGTTACTGGCGACCCGCTCCATTCTTGTCGCTGTCAGTACTGATGGGAAGTACAGATGGACAACACTAGGACACCGTTCGAATCGGAGCAGCGACACTCAAATAATGCGCATGTAGTCCAATGGCAGGAGACGACAGTCTTAGAAGCTGTACAGTGTAAGTTCGAGTCTTACCATGCGCACCAATATGCCATCTTAGTGTAATGGTAGCACAAGAGTTTGTGGCACTCTTAGCACTGGATCGTAACCAGTAGATGGTACCATAAGAATATGCTGAGGACGCCTGAGTGGACGGGCACCCGACTGTAAATCGGACGCTTATAGCATGGTAGGTTCGAACCCTACTCTCAGCACCAAATTGCCGATGTAGCTCAGTTGGGAGAGCAATCGCTTCATACGCGACAGGTCGCTGGTTCAAGTCCAGCTTTCGGCACTGGGGGATTAGCTCAGTTGGGAGAGCGACTGCCTTGCACGCAGTAGGTCAACGGTTCGATTCCGTTATCCTCCACCATTTTTTTGCTGGTTTAGCTCAGTAGGTAGAGCAGTTGATTTGTAATCATCAGGTCGCGAGTTCGACTCTTGCAACCAGCACCAGAGATCGAAATGTGGGGACACCGCACAATAGATAGGCGCCATCTGCGCTGCGCAGGTATAATGCAAGGGTGTTAGGTTTTGATAGTTTGTACCTTAAACAACTATCAGAGTTTATTGCGGGGTAGAGAAGCGGCATCTCGTCAGCCTCATAAGCTGAAGATCGTGGGTTCGAGTCCCACCCTACGCAACCAAATTAGCTATTTACTTTTATTCCGTTATCAGGTATACTATGTGTATATGATGGAGTTCATGACTATGAGTAATGTAGTTTATCTATATAACAGGATAAATAGGAAGCTTGGCGAAATAAATGGAGTAGTTGTTGAGCATCCTCAAACATGCTACGAATATCTACTCCTTTGTAAAAGGTTTCTAACAGACAACGACTATAGAGAAGTTCTCTGTGCTATTATGGATCTCGATTACTATAACAAAGCCGAAAAACAGATACAAAAGGTTGTTGACGCTTATCGAGAATTTCGAGTCTGAATAAATATATTACTAGTATGGTTTTTTGGACCCATAGCTCAATGGTAGAGTAGCGGTCTTTTAAACCGTTGGTTTCGGGTTCGAGTCCCGATGGGTTCACCATTTCTTTTTAAAGTTTTTTATTATGAATATTCGTGAAATATTATGTGTTTTTATTATGTGTAATTGGATGGCAATATCAGTTGGTATTATGCTGTTTGCCATTCTAATCTTGAAGTGACTATCTTAAACAACTATGGAGTAAACAAATGCAAAAGACTATCGTAACGGCGCTTGCTATTCTTGCGTCAACAGCTGTAGCTTCCGCTACTGATCTGCCAAGCAAGAAGGCACCTGCTGTTCCTGTATTTGCGCAGAGCCAGTATTATGTCGGTGGCAATGTCGGGGCAACAACAGGAGCAGATCGCGTCTATTCTGGTGGAGCTGTTGCTGGTTGGAACGTCCTTCCGTTCCTCGCAGTAGAAGGTACATATGATCTTTCTCGCCCAGATGAAAAGATTGCAGGAAAATTCAACTACCAAAACACAGGTGCAGTAAATGTTGTGCCAAAGGTTGTTGTTCCTGGAACTGACATCAGCGTATATGCAATTGCTGGTCTCGGCTATCGTATGAACAGTGTTTCTTCCGTAAAGGATTACTCTGTTTATAACATCGGTGGTGGTGTTCGCTACGAACTATCAAAGTCAATCGATGTTGATGGACGTTACCGCAGAGTTGAAGCTCTTGAGGACAAGAATCGTACAGCTAAGTCGGCTGAGGATCGCGTAACTCTTGGCGTAAACTATAAGTTCTAATGATTCGAAAGGCGATTCTTGAGGATCTTGAGTCGATCTTAGAAATCGAAAAAACTTTTGGCGCAGAGGCTTTTACAAGAAGGTCTCTGCGTCATCACATTGTGAACCAAAAAACATTAGTAATAGATGATAATGGTGTTCGTGGTTATAGCATAGTTCTAGCTCGGAAAGGTTCAGCTAAAGCTCGGCTATATTCCATAGCTATAGCTGAGCCATATCGGGGCTATGGTTACGGTCAAGCTTTGCTAAAGGCAAGCGAAAGCTTCGCTATAAGCTCATTCGGGGCGATTGGAATGACGTTGGAAGTCGCTGAATCTAATAGAGTTGCTCGTCGCTTTTATAGCGATTTTGGGTACTTTGAGGTAAAACAGATAGAAAACTACTATCAAAACGGTGATCGCGCCTATAGGCTCTGGAGGGCTTTCTAGCCCTATTCGTAAGTAATTGTTTTTATTAGGGTTTATAATATATTGCTAAGTCATTGATTTTATTAGCCTAAAAAAAGTTGAAAGAAAAGCAAAAAAACCAAAAAAATGCTTTACTTATTTCCAAATCGGCGGTAGAATGTATTATAAGTTGAGGAAAGGAAGGTAAAAATGACTAGAATGGAAAAGACGGTTCGCGCTCTCGCGAAGAAACTAAAGTTCGTTCCCGTGGCCAAAACTCCCTATTTTAACGGTCCCGAGTTCAAAATGGTCGCCTTCAATGATGAATTCGTTCTTTTTTCTAATGGTTCGGTGATTGAATGGGTTTCAATGAACGGTCATTACGACGGTCGGTTTGAAATGGGGGTCTAATCCCCCATTTTTCTCTTTACTTTTATCCGAATACGCGGTAGAATGTATTATAAGTTGATGAAAGGAAATCAAATGTACGCTTTATTCGCAGGTGATAATTATTATCCAGGTGGTGGTTGGGCTGACTTTGTTAAGTCTTTTGACACTTTAGACATGGCAAAAGACTATGTCCAACACAATGACGCAGTTTGGGATTGGTATCAGATCGTTGACCTAGCCAATCAAAAGGTGGTCGATGCTTCGGCTGACTATGATATGGATGCTTGATTTATACAATACTGAGGAGAGGTGTTATGGCTACTCGTTCTATGATTGGTTTGAGTGATGGAAAAGCAATAGTTGCAATTTACTGTCATTATGATGGTTATCCGCAACATGTCGGTAGAATTCTATTTGAAAATTATGATTCCGTCGATAAAGTCCAAGAGCTTCTAAAGCTTGGTAATCTTTCAAGTCTTGGGAAAGAAATCGGCGAAAAACAGGATTTCAATAATCCAACCGATCGTGATTGGTGTTTGGCTTATGGTCGCGATCGTGGCGAACGAAATCAGGAAGCAAAGTCGTTTCATTCTCTTTTCTATGCAGCGAATCATTTCGACCATTGTGATTACTTCTATGTCTTCGAAGACAATCGTTGGCAGTTTATGCGTAACGGTAACAAAAATCTTATTCCGCTTGAGGAAGAACATATCTGGAGTTTCTTATACAACTGGATTAACTATTGACTTTTATCCGAATACGCGGTATACTTAGTATATGATGAGGAGATGTGATATGACTGTGAATGAATTATACACGATTTCTGAACGAATCGATCAGCTCGCATCTGATGCATATGGTTTCAATTGGTCGCCTCTTCAGATTATCGAAGAGATCCGTCAATTGGCTGACTTTATCCGTGATGATGCCGATACTCTCGCTGAGCAGATTGCTTCATCTATTAGCGAAACAGATATGTGGTACGATACTTCCAAAGAACTTGCATAAAATATGCCTTGCCTTTTTTCTAAAGATAGGGTATAATTATATTATAAGTTGGAAGAAAGGATTTCGTTATGCCTCGTGGTGTACCTAAGAATGGTTTTCGTAAGACTCGTCAAACCTATGGTGAGCGTATCGCTAATATCAAGATAGCTTATGAAGCCTCTAGTAAAGAGACCGAAGAACAAATCGATGCTCGTATCACTGAGCGATTCGAGATTCTTGATGTTCTGACCGAAGCTTGTATCGTTGGCAATTCTCGCGCTCTTATCGTTTCTGGTCCTGCTGGTTTGGGTAAGTCCTATACTGTCGAGAAACGATTATTGGAATGGGATCCAAGCCAAGACAATCATGTTATTGTCAAAGGTTACGTTCGTGCGACTGGTTTGGTGAAGCTATTGTATCAATACAGTCAAGAAGGTCAAGTCATTGTATTTGACGATGCCGATGCTATCTTCTTCGATGATGTATCATTGGCTTTGCTAAAGGCAGTTTGTGATACGACAGAACATCGAGTTGTTTCATGGTTGTCCGAAGGTAAGTTGTTTGATGATGAGACTGCCAGAATCATTCCTCGTTCTTTTGAATTCAAAGGTACGATTATCTTCATCAGCAACTATGACTTCGATGCAATGATCGATAAGAATCATAAACTCGCTCCGCATCTTCAAGCTATGGTTTCTCGCTCGCATTATATTGATCTTGCGATGAAGTCAAAGCTTGATTACATTGTTCGCATTCGTCAGGTTATTCGTCAGGGTTTGTTGGATCATTTGACCGAAGAACAACGTATAGCGGTAACGAACTTTATTGAGAAGCATTCTAACAATCTTCGCGAGCTTTCGCTTCGTATGGCTATCAAGCTTGGCAATCTTGTAAAGCAGGGCGAAGATTGGGAACGTATCGCCAAGATTACTTGTTGTAAGAACTGAAGGAGAGAACTGATGACTCCCGCATTCAAAGTTACATATAACGTGAAACACATCAATAAGAAATCAGCTCTTTATGGGCTGGTCTCTTTTGATCAGTACTGTACGTTTGGCACTCTACAATCAGCAATCAAGTTTGCCAAAGATATGAAGAACAAACGTACATCTAAGATTCAGGTTGTTGGTATTCCAACTATTGAGCGGATCTAATCATGATTGTAACGACCAAGTACCACATCGGGCACACTTATTGGGTTCCCCGTTCATTTTTGATAAAGGAAAAAGAAGAGTTACAGTTCGAAGGTGAGACTTGGTTTCGTGATATTGAGAAGTATGAAGCTTCTGTCAAACAGAAAAAGATCATCAAGATAAACATCGATGTTCATTGTACTGGTAAGATCTTTGTCAAGTATTATGTCGTCAACAATGATGGCAAAGAACAGATGAGTCAGGTCCATATGGAAGATTCGATCAATGACTATACTCGAGATGAAGCACTGGCAATTGCACAAGAGTATGCCGAGAATCAACAAATCTATTATGGGAATTGAGTGATGGAAGAAGTCTATATCTTATACCACTTTTCTCATTTCCATTCAGTCTGGGACAGCAAAGAGAAAGCTGTTGCTTTTGCAAGAGATTACACTAGTCGCTTCAAGCATTTGAAACACGCTGGTGCTATCAACTTCTATATCACCAAAGCAACTATGAACAATACCAAACACGATATGCGAGATCATATGATCTGGTCGAGTTGGTGGAATGGCAGAGAAGAGATTGCCAAATTTGGAGGTGAGTGATGAAATTCCAGTGGCAAACCATGACTGACTTTGCAAAAAATGTGCTGAATAAACTCGGCGCTGTTCCAAAGAGCGAGTATGATAAAGTAGTCGTATACAATCATAGGCTTCATGCTGAATTACGTATTCTGGCAAAGAACTCAGCTAAAAGCTTTCCATTTGCGATTGAACCAGATGTAGCGGTCAGCTATGATAGAGCCTATCAAGGATATAGAGTGACACTTCAAACTAAACAGAGAACGTTCATTATTCCAGATTATGAATTACATACTGTAAAGAATACTGAAGTGTATAGGAAGCATTTTATTGATCAGCTCTCAAATGATTGGGCTGCCCAAACTGAAAAAGTTCTTGATGAAATGGTAGGGAAGATGTGATGACTGAGAAACTTGAAATGCCGCTTGAACAGTTTGCTAAAGCTGTTGCAAAAGAGAATGCTAGGCTAACGGAAGAAATCGAACGATTGAATAAAGATCTTCGATTGTCAATTATGTCAGATACAGAATATTGTGCTCTTTTAGAGAAAGAAAACGAACAGCTTCGACAAACATTGCAAATGGGTACAGCAACCCAAGAGTCTGAAAAAATTTATAAGCTTATTGTCGATAATGAAAGATTGATTTCTGGTCCAGGTGGCATCATGGAAATGAAGCAGACCATTGCTGATAAAGAAACTCGTATCGATAAGTTGGAAACAACGATGCGGGAAATCATATGGCAAGCAAGGCAATATGAAATACCGCCTACTGTTATAACATTAATGATTGTTCGAATGGCTGAGGAGGCGTTGAAATGACTGATGTAACTGAAAGTATCAATGCTCTCCTTGAAATTCAAGGACTAGATCTGTCTAAAGTTATTGATCACAATGCTCTAGGTAATCTTTTGATTGAATGCCGCGATGAGATCGAACGTCTCAGAAGCGATTTACATGTTGTAACAAAAGCAAATCAACATGGCGGAGATCGAATAATTAAATTGCAAGAGACGTGTCACAGACAAGCAGCAATTATTCGTAAATTGCTTCCAGAAAGCTTTCCTGATACATTGTTCATCTCTAGTGTTGCTGGTAAACGCGACATGAACAACATGCCAGAAAAGATTTTGGTTTGCCCAGCATATGGTGTTGACTTTTCTTACATTTACGAGTATACTGGTAAAACAACTGGACCTGAATGGTGAAGTGATGAATCAGGAAATTGCAAATGCTATAGTTAAATGGGGTGATCATGAAGATTTAGACAACTTCCTTGTCATCACAGATGAAACAATAACCAAATTAACTAGATGGCACGCTCATGTTTTTCAAATACATCAAGACAAACGCGACGGTAAGTATTGGCGTATTGAATGGATGCGTGGTGCGACTGAAATGCAGGATGAAGGACCAGAAAATATTATCTTCTATGAAGTTGTGCCAAAAGAAGTTACAGTCGTAAAATTTATGAGGGTAGAGTGATGTCAACACAAATCAATAATAATACAAATGAAGGTGGTATCGGTTTCATTGGTTTACTGACGATCGCTTTCATCGTTTTGAAACTTACCAATTATATTGATTGGTCATGGTGGTGGGTTCTTTCGCCAATTTGGATTGGTTTGTTATTCATCATTGCTGTTTTTGGATTGTTAATCGCACTTGATCGATAGAGGTAAACATGAGCAACTATAAGAACCACGCGATGACAGAGTTTCGTGCAGCTGGTTTTGTCGATGAAAATGGTAAGTACTCTGATGAGATGCAGCAAGCAATTTGTGAGCACGTATTGAAGCTACTTGAAGTGTTTGATGAAGAAGGACACTCTGGTTCTTCAGCACCATATGCTATCAATATGTTTGAAAAGCTTGCCAAGTTCGAACCTCTCGTTCCATTGACTGGTGAAGATTGGGAATGGGTTGACGTTTCAGATTACAGTGCTGACCACATGTGGTATCAAAACAAACGTTGTGGTCATGTATTCAAAGGTGCCGATGGTCGCGCTTATGACTGCGATGGTAAAATCTTTTGGGAATGGTGGACTGATCCAGAAACTGGCGAGAAGCATAAGTCACATTACATAAACAGAGACAGTCGAGTTTATATTGAGTTCCCATACGCACCAACTAGCGAATATGTCTATCGCGAATCAGGAGCTGAAGGATGAGCGATCACGCAGTTGAAATGATATGCTGGACGACAGTAGTTATTTTCTTTTTATGGATGACGTTCAGATAATTACTTCTTCTCTGGCTCTTTGCCTTCAGCTTTCTTCTTAGCTTCAGCAAGAGTCTTATAGATCGCATTCATGTTCTTCTGACATTCAGTGTTCTTACCATGCAGTTCGGTCAATAGCTTTGCTACCTGACCATCTGTCAATGTTTCTGGATTTGGAAACCGACGAACATTCTGACAATAAAACATCGTACGCTCAGGAACATAGACCTGAATCTCTGTCTTTGTGAGTACCTGTTCTGGCTTAGAAGCGCAGCCGACTAGCCCAAGAGCAACGATTGGAACAATAAACAATTTCATTTTGGTGCATCCTTTAGTTTCGCGACAGTCTTCTTTAGAATATCAGAAGCTGGTTTGTTACCATCTTTGTTGTTGTCGATATCAGTATTGATGTTATCAAGCTTGTCTTTGAATTGCTTCTTATCGGCAGCATTATGGGCAGTTATCTCTTCTTGAATTTTGTCCATATCAGCTATCTTCTGCTTGAGGATTTGCTGATCTTTGATGTTCTGTTCTAATTGTTTTTGATTGTATTCGAGAAGAGCTTCTCTTTCGATACCAGATCGCCATGAGTAATAAATACCAGTGAGCGCTCCCATTAGAATAATGACACCGTATATGATAAGTGGAATACGACCGAACATACTATGATCCTCCATAACTCTAATGTTATTTATATAAAGGAACTTGACCATGCGTGTAAAAATTGGACCATATCGCGACTGGATCGGTCCATATCAGATAGCGGATGCCATCTTTTTCTGGATTAAAAAGAATCCTGATCTGATTGGTGACGAAAAACTTATAGGTCGATGGGACTACAGCGCTGCTTTTAAGCTAGGACATTGGCTGAATAAGACATGGGTTTATCGCTTCTGTGATTGGATTGATAAGAAGAAAAAGCGTAAGATCAAAGTAAGAATCGATCCATACGATACATGGGCTATGGATCATACTCTTGCATATATTATCGCTCCTATGCTTCGTCAGCTAAAGGATACTATGCATGGAAGTCACTCTGTCAATGATGAAGATGTTCCTGAGGAGATCAGATCAACTAGTGCTCCACCTCTGACACAAGATCAAAAAGATAATGGTTATACAGATGATTTTTTTGAACAACGTTGGATATGGGTTCTTGATGAAATGATCTGGACTTTCGAATGCCTTCAGGATGAATATGATATGTGGGACCAATTGATCGACGAAGATGGTACATATGATTTAGCGAAACGTGAAGAGCTAGAAAAACGTATCGCCAACGGACTTCGTTTATTTGGCAAGTACTACCGTTGTCTGTGGGATTAGAATGAAACAGCTGCCGCCGAAAATTGAAAATATGCAGATAGTTTCAGAAGAGATTGTCAGATGGTGCGCAGAACAAATGACCCAGCTATCTGAAAATTCAGATCTAGAAATTGAGGAAAATAGTTTCATAAAGTGCCTCGAAGTTGCTGATGAGTTACGAGAAGCTGGGCTTACACCAATCTTTCTTTGCACTCATTCATTTAGACATCTTACCGTAACATCAAAAGAGAAGTTACAAAAAAAGTTTCACTGACCCCTTTAAAAACTGAAAAAGACACCTATATAATAATGTGAGTTGCCATTCGGGACTCATGATTATAAACTCTCGCTTAACAGGAGAACTAAAATGACACCATATAAATTCGATCACACATTTTCTGACCTTGCCAAATTTGATAAATTTTTCGTAGGAGCTGATAAGTTCCTAGCAAGAGTCCAAGAAACAGCTGATCTAGTAGCAAACAGTGCAGCTAGTGCGGGATATCCGCCATTCAATCTCAAGAAAACAGATGACAATGTTTATGTAATCGAAATGGCAGTTGCTGGTTTCGGTAAACAAGACATCGAACTAACTCTTGAAGATAACAAGCTAAAGATTGCTGGTCATACAACTGTTGATGCATTAACAGAAGATGGAATATCACAAACATTCCTACACAAAGGAATTTCTGATCGTCCATTCCAACGTACATTCTCACTAGCTGATAATGTTGTTGTCAACAATGCTCAAATGGTTAATGGACTTTTGAAAATATGGCTGGAACACATCATTCCAGAAGACAAGAAGCCAAAGCGTATTGATATTGATGAAATAACTGAACCTGCTCCTTCTAAAAAGAAGCTAGATAAGTGATGGTGAAATATATTACAAACTGGTTTCGTTACTATGAGACGATTAGAGAACTGAGTAAACTAACTGATAGAGAATTGGCAGATATTGGTATGACACGTGGTGAAATTATTCATGAAGCATATACTCAGTGGGTAAGATCCTCTCTAGGCTAATAAATAACGGGGAAGCAATTTCCCCGTTTCTTTTTTATTAGGAGCTTACTATGGTAATATCATTTGACCAGTTAAACGATTTCTTTGAAGATACTGACGAAGATATTCTTCAAAGATATATTGACCCATTGAATGAAGTTATGGAATTTTATGAGATCAATACACCAAAAAGAATTGCTATGTTCTTAGCACAATGTGGTCATGAATCTGGTGGTCTAAAGGTAACTAAAGAAAATCTAAACTATTCAGCTGCTGGTTTACGCAAAACATTTGCCAAGTATTTCCCAAACGATGCTATTGCAAATGAATATGCAAAGAAACCAGAGAAGATTGCCAATCGTGTTTATGCAAACAGAATGGGCAATGGCGATGAAGCATCTGGTGATGGTTATCGTTACTGTGGTCGCGGTTTCATTCAGCTGACTGGTCATGATAACTACAAAGCATTTGCTGCCGATATGGAAATGGATTTTGATGAGGCAACTGAATGGTTGAGTACAGATGAAGGAGCTGTTTGGTCAGCTGGTTGGTTCTGGGACTCAAGAGAATTAAATCAGTGGGCTGACAAAGGCGATGTTCTTACAGTAACAAAAAAGATCAATGGTGGCACTATTGGTTTAGAAGATCGTAAGCATCATTACGAAGCAGCACTAGAAGTATTTGCTTGACAAATTTCAATAGGTAGGGTATTATAATAAGAGTAGTACCCTACACGCACATTTGGAGATATAATGAAGTTTTACACGAGCGTCTATCAGCGAGGAGATAAGATTTATGTATGTGGTTATGAGAATGGGCAACGTGTAGAATTTGTTGAGAAGTACAAGCCATATCTCTTCATGCCGAAGGAGAATGGTTTCTATCGTACATTAAACGGCGTAGCTGTTGATAAGATTAAATTTGATAGCATACGAGAAGCCAGAGAATTTGTTGACAACTACAAGGATGTCAGCAACTTCAACTACTATGGCTTGACGAACTATCAATATGTCTTCATGTATGATTGCTATCCTGGCGAAATTCAATATGATCCTTCAGCCGTCTCAGTTGTTACAATGGATATTGAATGTGCTGCTGACGAAGGTTTCCCCGACATTCAGAAAGCTGACAAAGAAGTTACAGCCATTTGTTTACGTAAGAATAACAAGAGCGTAGTATTTGGTTGTGGTGATTTTGAAACAACTGATGAGAACGTTGTTTATGTCAAGTGCAAAGATGAGATGCATCTACTCGATAAGTTCATCAAAGTATGGAATCATCCCACTTGGAAGCCAGATGTTGTTACTGGTTGGAACATTGAGTTCTTTGACATCCCCTATCTGATCAACAGAATAAGAAACCTACTTGGTGAAGATGAAGCAAAGAAGCTTTCGCCATGGAAGATGCTCGAAGAAAAAGAAGTTGAGTTCAAAGGTAAGAAGAATCAGACATATACGCCGATTGGTGTTTCTGTTCTCGATTACTATCAACTCTATCGTAAGTTTACCTTTGGTAATCAGGAAAGCTATAAACTAGATTATATCGCACAGGTCGAACTTGGCGAACGAAAGGTTGATTACTCAGAGTATGGTTCGCTTCTTGAATTATACAAGAACAACTTCCAGAAGTTTATCGAGTATAACATCTATGACTGTGCGCTTGTTGATAAGCTAGATGCAAAGCTGAAGTTCATTGAACAGGTTATGGCTCTCGCGTATGATGCGAAAGTCAACTATCATGATACAATGACAACTGTACGTCCATGGGATGTCATAATTCATAACTATCTACTTGACCGTCGTATTGTCATTCCCCAGTTCGAAGTTGATCATAGTGCATTCGAACTCGTTGGCGGTTATGTCAAAGAGCCACGTCTTGGTATGAACAAGTGGGTTGTATCATTCGATCTTACGTCTCTATATCCAAGCTTAATACAACAATATAACATTAGCCCAGAAAAAATTATTAGTAAAAATAAAATGAAAAAAATGATCCTCGAAGAGAAAAAAAGAAGAGGTCTGACCTAAATACTCTGTAAAAGGAGTAATTGATGAATTATCTAAAACATTATATCTTATTGATGAAAACAAGAAAAATGCGTATAATATGCGAACGTTCTGATTACGAGAGTCACCATATTTTCCCGAAATCGATATATGGAAATAATAACAAAGTAATTTATCTGACAATAAGAGAACATTATATTGCACACAAGCTCCTTTGGAAATTGTTTAGAAAAAGATATGGCGTAAAGGATAACAGAACCAGAAAAATGGCAATGGCTTTTCATTTTATGATATATGGTAAAGGAGATACGTATCGTCTCCAAAAATATGATAATTCTTATCTTTATGAATCAGCAAGAAAGGCTGCTCAAGAAGCAAAAAAAGAGAAACAGAGATCTGATATGATTGGCAAATCATATTTTGGTGCGAGCGAAGAAGTTATACGTAATGGTATAGAAAAAATGCGCCAAAAGAAAATTGGAATGAAGATAACCTACCCAAAAAATAGAAAATCTGTTCCTTGCCCAAATGATAAAGCACAGAAAATATCAGAATCTAGAAAAAACACTAAATTAAAATTTATTTGTATGAGTGAAAAAGAATTCAACCTTTGGCTTTCGAAACAGAATTACCATACAAAAAATGGGAGAATCAATTCAAATGTTTCAAGAGCTATTAAATGGAGAAGTGAAAATGCTTGATAAATTGTCAAACGAAGAATTGATTATGTTAGAAAAATTAGTCAACGGTTGCTCTCCTGAAATAATTATTGAAAATATGTATTATCTACCAAAAATTGAAGGTTATTCTCTAACGGCAAATGGGTGTTTGTATAAAAACGATAGTCATGGGTTTTTGACTTCTCTTATGGAAAAAATATTCGAAGATAGAGTCAAGTATAAAAAACTTATGTTACAGGCTCAGAAAAATTTTGAATTATCAAAATCTCATGAAGATGAATTTATGATCTCAAAATATAAAAATTTTCAAATGGCAAAAAAAATTCAACTCAATAGTTTGTATGGAGCTTTGTCGAATCGATATTTTCGATGGTTCAATTTCGATAACGCAGAATCAATAACTACATCTGGTCAAATGACAATCATTTTTATTGCTAAGAAGATGAATGAGTTTATGAACAAAAAACTCAAGACCAACAAAGTAGACTATGTGATTGCATCTGATACTGACTCGATCTATGTCACAATGGATGCTATGGTTCCTGATAGTGCTGATGAATTGAAGATTGTTGAAGCAATCGATCAGTTCTGCGAAAAGTCAATCCAACCATATCTTGATAAATGTTATCAGGAACTGGCAGATATGATGAATGCATATCAGCAGAAGATGCAGATGAAGCGTGAGACTATCGCAAACAAGGGCATCTGGAAAGCAAAGAAAATGTATATCCTCAATGCTTGGAACGTTGAAGGTGTTCAGTATTCAGAACCAAAGCTAAAGATTCAGGGCATCGAAGCTGTTCGATCATCAACTCCGCATGCATGTCGTGAGAAGTTGAAAGAAGCATTCAAGATCATTATGAACAAAGACGAATCAACTCTTCAGAAGTTTATTGCTGACTTCCGTGAAGAGTTTGTTAGATTGCCATTCGAAGATGTTGCATTTCCACGTGGTGTGAAGAATCTTGCTGACTATCGGTCAAAGAGTAGCATATATAAGTCAGGCACACCGATCCATGTCAAAGGTTCTCTGATATTCAACAATCTGTTGAAAGAGCACAACATAAAAAACATTCCACCTATCATGGACGGTGATAAGATCAAGTTTGCATATCTCAAAGTACCAAATCCTCTTGGAGAAACTGTTATCGCAACAGCTGATTATCTTCCTGAGCAGTTTGGTCTTGATGAATTGATAGATAGAGAAAAGCAGTTCGAGAAAAGTTTTCTTGAACCGATGAAATCAATTACTGAAGTGATTGGATGGCGTTCCGAACAAATTGCTACACTGGAGGATTTCTTCCAATGAAGAAAAATAAACAAAAGAAGAAAAATAAAAAAATAACTCGCAACAAATTAGATAAAATGTCTTTTGAGAAACGTGAAAAGATTCGTAAGAAGTTACGAGAAGAAGCTGTATATACTAGAAGATTTAGAACACCACAATCATTTGGCGCTGCGAGTAATTGTTATAATTTGACCATTGAAGAATATTTGTCTAGTGGTGGTGATTTAAATCTGATAGGAGTAAAAAATGAACGATGAAGAAGATATTAATGACTTTGGTTTCACATTCAGTGACTCTGAAGAAATCAAGATTCAAACTAAGGACAAGGTTCAGGGATTGCGTAATATGATTATGCCACTGCTGAACAACCTAGCAAAGAATCCAGAAAAGGATACGATTGTTTGGCCAAATAGAGACAAGAAGATTAAAGAATTTATCAAGAAGATGGATGATTATATCAAGAGTTGATTATGTTAAAAAGACATTATGAATTTTGGGATATGACTCATTATATTGACTTCTTTACACAGGAAGAGTATAATGAGATGCATCAGGAGTTGCTTGGTCTTTGTGGAAGTGGTATGATGCTAGATGCAGAAGCTGCTGGCGGTGCATTGGATGACTCTGGCAATATGTTGAGAAAAAACAAAGGACTTCCAATTGAATCATTCATGGAAGATTCATCTATTGTAAAAGTATTTGATAGCAAGATTCCATTTCCATATGATCAATATGATAACGTATCACATCTTATCAACTACTATGAAGATGGGAACTATTATGGATACCACAAAGACAAATCAGAGTATACTGCAATAACAATTTTCCACAAAGAACCAAAAAATTATTTTGGCGGGGACTTGACTTTTAGAGACAAATATAGTATTATAATATCTGAAGTTTCGCCAAGAGATCTAATCATTTTTCCAGGTCATCTAGAACATTCTGTATCGCCAGTGGTTGGTGGTAATAGAATTTCTGTCAGTCGTTTTATGAAGTAGGAGAAGACATGTCGTCATTG